ATAGTGTCCGACATCTCACCAATCCTTTTTCCTACAAGCATTTTTATTTTCTTCTTTCTTCTTAGAAGACACCACCTTAGTTCCCTTGTTCAATACAAAGGAAGGGCCGCGACCAAAGGCAGCTTTATGCTTGAGAGGCTTGCTCATGGTGATAATATACACTATTTAAATTTAGGTTGCAAATGATTTTTTATTCAAATCACATCACGCGATCACGCCAACAATGCCAAATAGAATGCCAAATAAAACAACAAATAGCAAATAGCTAAACAACAAATAGCTAAATAGCAAATAGCAAATAGATAAATAACAAATAGAATGTAATATATTACATAAGTTATTGATGCTCAACGACTTACGAGGCGGCGAGGTCTATTGTCGTAACTCACTGAGGCTTAACGACTTACGCCGACGAGAGGGGCGCGCCCCCGTAACTCGTTGACGCTCAACGGGTTATGCGTCCCACCCGTAACCAGATGTTTCCTGATGCCAGTCTGCCATCTCCGCTTGGGCGACTGCGCGCTCGTCAGCCACGCCCTCGTCAAAAAACTGGAGGAAGTTGGGGGCGATCTCCTCGCGTTCGGCGGTTCCCTCGAAACCTGCGTCATATGCTTTCTGCTGTTCTAATGTCATGCCCCAATATACCACAAATTCTGTAGCGCGCAATTCTTTTTTTGCCTGTTAGCTATACGCGATTGCGTATTAGTGCTTGGCATGGTTGCTGAAAGGCTATCTGCGTAACTCATTGACCATCAGTGAGTTACGTCGGCGCGGGGGGCGCGCAGCCCTAACTCGTTGATATTCAACGACTTACAGCGCGTTTGTCGCGGGTTGGAAACAGACTGGCTTCGGGTGCGCGGTGTGTCTCGCTGCCGTCCCAACTCGGTAACTCTAACTCTTGTTTTTTTATGGTGTTGTTAGGCAACAGCGGTCTGAAGTCGCGTGGCTGTGGTGCGTTTGCTAGTGCAAGCATTGGTGACAGTGTTAGTGTTAGGAGGAAGTATCTCATTTTGTTTTTTAGTATCCCGCCCATGCGCGGAGGTTATCAAAGGAAGTGAACTCAATCCAAGCTCCACGGCTCACGCCGTAAGATTCGGCTGGCTCGCTGTTGATGATGAAGAGCCTTCCATTGTTTAGGAAAGCCTCACGGCCCCAATCGTGGGACCGTGCAAAGCGTAGATGTTGTTGGTTCATTAGTAAAAGTTTAGGATGACGTTAACGAAGAGAGCAATGAGAATGATGGCAAGCATACAGTAGATTCCGTGAATGGCTAGAGAAAAGATGTCTTTCATATTTACAAGGTGGTTAAGCTAGGAGCTTGGCCTCTACCAGTTCCCACTGTCGCCCGTCGTGGAGTTTCACGACCGATGCCATTGCATCCCTGCAAGCGGCAAAGAAACCCTCTCCTTCCCAGTTGAAGGTGTGAGTTTCGCCGTTGTTAGCAAGGAGGGTGATGATGTATGTTTTCTTGTTCATGGTATAATGTAACACAGTATTGGTATAAGTCAAATTGTTTTTGTGTGTTAGGTATGGCGCGATCACGTTACCTGTAGTCTTGCTCCCACCACACCTTGCTGTCGATGTCCACCAAAAGCTGATGGTCGCCACCACCACCGAAGCGGCACACTTCGCCCAACTTGCCATCGTTGTTCTCGTCAGCAGCCGCTTGACGCTCTTGCGCGTTGCGGTTCTGGAATGCCTCGCTAGGGTATAGCGTAGCGATCTCGACGCACTCGACGCGCTCGCCGTTGTTATTAGTAAAGGTCTTGTTCATGTATATAATTTACCACATCATAAGGTAATCGCAACTTCTTTTTTATTAGATTACATGGCGTGATCGCGTATGGTGGCTTGGCATGGTAGCTGAATCGGTATCTTCGTAACTGCTTAAGCGTCAACGAGTTACGCTGACGGGCGGGGCGCGCCGACGTAACTCCCTAAGCCTCAACGACTTACGACTTATCTTTTCTGTGCAACGAGACTAGCGTTAGCACTAACACTAGCACTAACACTAGCACTAACACTAACACTAACACTAACACTACCGACGAACCGTAAGGTTCGCCAGCGCATCTCTCACGCCATCCGACATCTCTGGCGCGTTGCGTTGCTTGGCGCGCAAGCTATTCTTTAACTCCCACATCTGCATCTTGAGATTGCTTGGCACGTTAGAGAATCCGCGCTCGTCCTCTATCCGATCCATCTCGGACTTGAGGCGAAGCATCTTGTTCTTTACTTGTTCGATGGTCATATTGTTTTACTTGTTAAGGCTTGCGAGATAGTCGCGTCCCTTTAGGTAAACGCTCACGTTGAGAAGGCTATACTCCTTCTCGATTTCTACTTGGCAAGTAGCGTCACCCAATGCGTTGATATATCTTACGTGGTCGCGGTAAGAAGGGTTAACCTTGCACTGCTTCGCATAGTGCTTTGCAGCGAGTGCGTTAAACTGGTCTTGAGTCATTTCCTTGATCATGTCTAAATTTACCACAGGTTAGAGTTAAAAGCAAATTGTTTTTTATTCTGTTATATGGCGCAATCGCGCTATTAGTTAAGGAGGGAAAAAGTCCAGTCAGGATTTAGTATGGTGCTTACGGCAACCGCGATCATCACGAAGACCACGAAGACATAGAGGAACAATTCGGACAACTCTTTTATAATTTCTTTCATGCCTAACTATACCACAGATTTATTTAATCGCAAGTTCTTTTTTATTGTATTGTATGGCGCAATCGCGCCATGTGCTAATCAAGCTGATCAGCGGTGGCCTCATGCTCGCCCCCGTCCTCATCGAAGAGCCATACAGTCCCGTCTTCATCGACATGAGCCACGATAGCCCATGCGCCTTTGAAGTTTACTTGGTCATCTACTTTTAGTTCGTTCATGCTGTAACTATACCACACCACAAGAGAATCGCAAGTTCTTTTTTATTAGATTAGCTTACGCGATCACGCCATAGACACATAGCTCTATGGGGGTGGGTTATTTAGAATGTAGGGTTTTACGGTTATGTTAGACAATCAGGGGGGGGTGGTTCACATTGTCAACAACCCAATCTCAAAAAATTAAATTACATCCCCACCACACTCAACATACCCCCTCCCCCTTATTTAAAATCATATAATCACTAATTCCATTCCCCAAAAAAATAAATCCCAAAAAATCGGGAGCCTCACTTTGTTCGGACACTCACTTCGTTCGTTAAAGAAGAAAAGGTCTTATGTTATAGCCATAAAAAGTAAGTTGTTAGGCCGGTATTTTAGTGTATATTCTTAAATATGGGAAAGTTTTTCGTAAAAATCTTGGCGGCTGTCCTTTTATTCACAGGTAATGCTCATAGTGAGCAAGTTTCAGACGAAGTTTTATTGAGAAGGACATATTTAACTCTAGCAGGTAGAATTCCTACCTTGGAAGAGACTAAAAATTATTTACAAAGTCCTGACCATGACAAGTTAGTGGTCAATCTTCTTAAAAGCGAAGACTATGTTCAGTCTTTTTATAATTACTATGCTGATCTGTTTAGAATCAAGGCGAACATTGACGGTGTGGGGTTTTTGAAGTTTTATCCTTATATTGATTGGGTAAAAAATAATATTAGGGAAAATAAGCCTTACGATCAAATGGTTCGCGAAATGCTGACCGCAGAAGGCAAAATGATAGAAAATCCAGCCGCAGGTTACTATGCGCGGGACAATGGTATGCCACTGGATAATTTTTCTTATACTATGCAAGTTTTTCTTGGCAAAGACCTTTCTTGCGCCCAATGCCATGATGATCCCTTCAGTCATTGGACTCAAATGGACTTTTATCAGAGTGCTGCGTTTTTTGCACAAAATACTACCCGTGACCCTTCTGTTGGTCAGATTTCCAGAAAAATTGACGAAGAGGTTAAACAAATCAGAGAAACCGATAGAATAGACAACGCAATCAGACAACTTTTGCGCGGCAATGGTTATGGTAGCTTCAAAAATAAAAATGGAGTTTTAAAATTACCCCATGACTACAGATATGACGATGCAGAGCCTAGTAGTGCCGTTAGTCCATATACCCCTTTCGGGGATGTTGTAAAGAGTGGTGACTCAGCCGTTTTTGCAGAATGGATTGTCAAACAGCACGACTTCTCAGTAGCAGCGTCAAACAGATTATGGGGCTTCGTTACTGGCGACCCACTTATCACGCCATTAGTTAACGTAGATATTGCTGAATCTACAAACGAAGAGCTTTCACGCAAGCTCGCGGTAAAATTTGAGGAATTAAATTATGACGTTCGCTTATTTTTGCACTTTTTAGTGACCTCTAACGCTTTTAAGCAAGAAAACGGTATAAAAACTAGAAGGCTTACCGCAGAGCAAGCTTGGGACTCTTTGGTAACAATCGCTGGTGGCGTTCCAGCGCCCATCGACCGTTCTGGTTATTCTGATTTTGTAAATTTAGACTTAGCATCGTTAACTGGACAAGGCGCAATCGACGCTATGGAAGAATATAGGGATTTTACAAAAAAAATACCACGACCAAAGCAAATAGGAAGCTTACCCATCGTCAGAGCGTCAGATTTAGAGAGACGCACCGACTTTTTGAAGAAGTTCGGGGCTTCAGAGCGGGAACTGATTGATTCTTCCTCAGTAAATGGCTCTTCTGGTCAAGTTTTACTTCTTATCAACGGAGAGGTCACAAATTCGTTGTCTCATAAAGATTCAATCTTGATGAAAGACCCTTCCATTGAGAATATTTTCTTATCTACCCTCACTAGACAGCCAACTCTACAAGAGAAGTCTGCTCTACGTCAACTTTCACCGGCTGATATTGTGTGGGCGGTAATTAACTCCAACGAATTTTTATTTATACAATGAATACAAGAAGAGACTTCGCAAAAACTCTGGCAGCTTCTACTTTAGGGCTTACTTTTAATTCTTATGCAAGCAAGCCTACACCAAAGGTAAAAAATGTAATTTATATTTACATGAACGGGGGAATGAGTCATATCGACACATTCGATCCAAAATCCGACGCTGAAGTTAAGGGTGCTACAGAAATCATCGACACCAAGGTTGATGGAATTAAATTCGGTCACAATTTGCCCTTATTGGCAGAACGAGCAGAAAATTTTGCTGTGATTAATTCTATGACCTCTCAGACCGGCGCACACTCTGAGGGAAAATACTTGCACCACACAAGCTACAGAAAAGTGGGCAGTATTATACATCCTTCTTTGGGAGCGTGGTCTAACCACCTTTTGACTAATGATAATTCATTACCTAATAATGTTTTGATAAATCCTGACCCGTCTCACCCATTGAACGGGTTTTTGCCAGCTAGAACCTCGCCCCTTCCTATCACTGATCCTTTGAAGGCTAAAAGTGCTTTTGATTTAAAATATGATGATAGGCTGTTGAACAATAGGCTAGATGCTCTTGATCTACTAAACTCTAAGTTCGAGCCAAACGATGCGGCTACTTCTTATAGAGATTTTTATGCAGAGGCTTTTAATATTCTAGATAGTGAAGACTTAGCGGTTTTTGATATCTCTCAAGAAAGTAAAGAGACATCTGAAAAATATGGGGCTACAAGATTCGGGCAAAGCCTTTTGCTTGCTCGTCGCTTGGTTGAAAAGGGAGTAAACTTCATTGAAGTCATGCATGGTGGTTGGGATACCCACACCGAAAACTTTGATAGATTAGCTACTAAGCTTCCAGAGGTAGACAAAGGTATTGCTGCTCTTATTGATGATCTAAAAGCGAAAGGTCTTTATGAAGATACAATGATCGTTGTTGCTACTGAATTTGGTAGAACACCTAAAATCAACGTCAACACTGGACGCGACCACTACCCAAGAGCCTTCTCATGTATGATGGCTGGAGGAAAGATAGATGGTAAAGCAATAGGTAAAACAGACGATAAAGCTATGGCGATAGAAGAGTCACCTTATCAGGTAGCAGACTTAAATGCAACAATAGCAGATGCTATGGGATTAGATATCAATCAAACACTATTCTCCCCATCTGCAAGACCATTCAAAGTCGCCCATAATGGTAAAGTAATTCCAAATGTGTTCTAACCTAGATCAGAAAGGTAGTAAAGGCTTTCTTCTTTATTTTCCGTGTAAGACAACATAGATTAATGTTATTCAGTATTATTGCCGCTATCGCTACGCTACTCCAATTTGGAGTTGGTTTTTTGATGTTGTGGGCTAAATATCAGCGGCTTTACACACCTTCTGGTTATTTATTTATAACAGCCTCATTTATGATGGCAGCAAGGAATCTCACTGCGTTCCTAGAAGTTGAAAACTTCGACTACACAGGAGATACATTTTGTGCTTTTTTAGATAATGTTTATTATCCTTTTGGTATCTCCGTGCTTTTGTTTGTTTCAGTTTTCCATTTTGTATCTGATCAATACAAGAAAAAGAAAGCTCCCTAGTTAAAATCAGGGCTTTCTATAAAAACGCCTTATTAATCGTCGCGTTTATTTTTTTTCTCTAATTCTTCCAACCATTCATTCTGAAGCTTTGTTCTTTTTTCTGGAAGGTCAAACTGAATCAAATATCTTACGAATACAGACCAAGCTGCGAAAAATGCAGCAATAAGAGAAGAAAGGATGTATGTAGGCTTCTGCTCTACGGCTATGAACATATATGCCATCCAAACCATTAGGATCAAATAGATATATGTAAAGATTTTACTAAGCCACCATTTACCCAATAGTCCAAAAGAATACCAACCAAAAAGTAAAGTGATTGCACCAGCTAAAAAATAAATATTAGTCATTTTCTTCTAATTCCTATAATTCTTCTATAATGTAAATTCATAGTTCCAACTGGTTTGCTTAATGTTGGTCTGTGAATAATTCTCTTGTCTCCGATATAAATACCAATGTGGTTATAACTACCGTTGCTTGAATAGATAACAATATCTCCTTTTTGAATATTTGATAAGCTCACCTTTTTGCCCCAACCCAACCAAGAGGTGCATTTTTGATAACCTACTGGTGGGGTTCCTCCAGCCCTTCTTACGACTTCTCCAACAAAATCGGCACAACGCGCCGACTGTCCTCTTTTAAAAAATTTACCATTCCACTTTTGAGCCTCTTGTGAAACATCACTTAAACCAAGGATTGCTATTAAGAATAAAGTTTTAATCATATTGGGGTTTTAAAAAATGTAATAAATGGTAATACAATTTACACATAAAGTCAAGTAAAAAAGTGTATTTAAAGATAGAAATGATTACTGTTCACGAAATTCATAGCGCACCGGCGGGAGAGTTATCTAGCATTAGAAGTCGTATTGAATCAGCTTACTCTAGTGGAGTGATAACTGACAATTATGCTCAAAACCATCTTTGGAGAGAATTTAACAGACGCTGTTTCTTTGCGGGGCGTAAGAGCCTTATGTTGGTTCCAACTTATGATGGTTTTAGACCAGTTAATCTTGATATAGATCGTATTATTCTAATTGATGGAAGCAGCGACATTCAGTTGATTGACGGGAGTGGATTTATTATACCTCTGACTTACGAGGCTCCTAGTGGAACCTTTGGCAGCAACTCTTATTCTTTTAGTAGCTCCACTCTAGACAACCTTAGTTTTGCGAATATTAAAGAACTGGGAAGTGCTACTGAATTTACGCTCACATGCTGGATGAAAAAATTTGGCGTAGGTGCTGGAGATAGATTCATGGTTGGTAGTATAGTAAGTCTTAGTAATTTTGTTAGCTTGATCTGGAACGGAACAGGGATAACGGCTTCAGTTACTGCATCTAGCGGAAATACCTCTGCGTCAGGAACGCAGAACTCTTCGGGATGGGTTCATTGCGCGATGGTTTTTGATGGCTCACAAGATTCGGGAGACAGGCTTAAACTTTACGTTGATGGAGAGTTAGCCGCAAGTGGGAGCTTTGGTCCTACAAGTTTAGATTCTGATACTTTCTCTAATTTTAATATTGGAGAAATAGGTCATAACAGTCTTTTTGGTTCTGATGGTCAAACTTGCGATGTTAGACTTTTCTCTAAGGCTTTATCATCAAGTCAAATACAATCTGTATATAATTTTGAAGATATTAGTTCTGATTTAATCGGACGCTGGATTTCTGATAATGATGACACCTTAGACTACAGCCACAAGCATAGGTCTGCAATTAAAAATAATAATCCAAGATTTGTAAATGGTGGACCCCTTAACGATCTGCCGCCTTTCGGTCATAATTCAATAGAATTAGCTGGAACAGACTCATCTCCTTTTGTGGGTTCTCAGAATAAAATTCTTGATGGGACAGAAACAGAATTAACTTTAGCTTTTTGGATAAAAAGAACACACACTGGTCGTTTTAGCATTTTCGCAATTAGAGAGGCTACAAACAATCAGACTTTTTTAACTTGGGATTTCAGAGATTTTATTATATGGGGAGCTAGGAACGGCAATCCATATTTTTACAGCGATCTTATAGCCAATACATCTACAGCTTGGAATCATTTAGCGATCACTATTGATACAAGCAAAGCCACTTCAGAAAGAGCTAGATGTTTTCTTAATGGAGCTTTTCAATCAACCGCTAGTGCTAACGATACAATCTCTGATGGTTTTCTTATGCTTGGACTAAACCATTTAAGTATTCCAAGTGATACAGATGGAGAAGGAAGGTATGCTGATTGTAGAGTATACAACAGAGCTTTGTCTGATTCTGAAATTGCAGATATTTATGGTGGTCAATTGATAGAGAATGGTTTGATTCATTGGATAGCAACCGACGATCAAGATATAGAGGATAAAATTGGTAAAATACCCATGACCTCTAGTGGGGAAACTTTTATTGCGAATGACGGTCCATTCGTTTAAAAAATACTTTACTCAGAGCATGGGTGTATTAGCTGTCCCACCCCCTTTATAATTACTGATTTTTCTATAAATTTACTTATATCATGGTGTAAATGGTGGTATAAATGGCTACTAACTTTACTGATTTTACAAGTGATGCGTCTCCTAGTGGCAACGTTGTTCTGGTAGGACACAACGCTGCTGGAACAGGAGAAATCAAAACTACCATTAATCAAATCTTGTCTGCTAACGAAGTTTTAGACGAGTCTTATTTTACCCCGCAGACGCTCACTGACGGAGCCACAATCGCTTACGATGCGAGTAACGGTGTGAACGCGAAGGTGACACTGGGCGGCGACAGAACGCTCGCTGCCATCACTAATGCCGCAGAAGGGAAAAGCGGAAGCCTCACTGTCATACAGGATGCTACAGGCGGTCGTGCTTTGACGTTAGATGCTTCTCAGATTGATGTGCTTGGAACTCTTTCTGACATCGCTGGCATGGGAGCAAATGAAGAGTGCGAAATCGCTTGGCGCAAGACGGATTCCACTAACTGCAAATTCTGGATAACGATCTCCGCATAATGAGCGGCATAGCAACACAAGCCGGTATGCTTCGCGGCGGGGCTGGTGAACGAATTGTTACGTCAGGTCTTGTCTTGCACTTAGATGCTGGTAATACAAGCTCATATTCTGGAAGCGGAACCATTTGGACGGACTTGAGCGGCAACGGGAATGATGGCACTCTTATGAATGGTGTTGGGTATAGTAGCGCGAATGGTGGGACTTTAGTATTTGATGGCACTGATGATTTTGTAACTACAAGTAATCAATTAGATCCAGACGCTTACGGATTATTTGCAGATAGCGGAAATATCTGGTCAACAAGTTCTTGGTTTAATTGTGATAGATTAAACAGAGGTATTAGCTCTATCATTGGAAAAGGTGGCGGGGCGGGATCTTTTGGAAACTATCTTCTTTATCAAGCTGGAAGTGGTCTTTTTGTAAAACTGAGAGGAGGATCTACTGATAATCGTATTGGTGATATTTCCAGCAATGTATGGCATAATATTGTTGTAACTTGGGACGGAACTACAGCAAAATCATATTTGAATAGTGTTTTCATAAAAAATCATAATGTTGGAACTGCTTCAAAGCAACAAATGAATTTTAATATAGGATCAGTGAATAATGGATCACTGGTGTTTTTTGAGGGTAAAATAGCACAAACTTTAGTTTATAACAAAGCACTATCAGCAGTAGAAGTTACACAAAACTACAATGCACTTAAAGGACGTTTCGGCCTATAAAATTTATGAAACATCAACTAATTAAAATCAACCCACTGGAGAGGGCATCTAGTCCCATTGGCGGCTTTCCTCCTATTCGCCAACTCGCAAAAGGTCAAGAGTTTAGTTCTCCTGATGGATATACTTACGTTCCAATAATGGAGAAACCAGAGGTTCCTGATGGCAAAGAAGTCATAAGAAATCTAACCAAAGAAAGCGACACTTGGGAGATCGTTGATTCTTCGCAAAACTTAGTTTTTCAAGAAGTTAGCCGATTACAGTTGAGGCTCGCCATTATAAATAGCGATATTTTAAATCTAGAAGATTTAGATGCAGCGATCTCATCCAAGGGAACTGAGGCTAAAGTAAGGTGGGATCACGCAGATTTTATCCCTGTCGATCACCCTCTAGTCATTGAACTCAAGAACGACTTTAATCTTTCTGATGAGCAAGTTGACACAATTTTTATCGAAGCCTCACAAATAATTTAATTTTAAAACTAATATAGAAAAAGGATAACAATGGCTGTTATAACAGTTGCAGAAATCCATATTGCTTTAGCGTCTGAACTTCCTGATGTAAAATCTAGAATAATAAGAGATTACGAAAGCGGTTATATTGAAGACAATTGGGCTGCACATCATGTGTGGCGAGAATTCAATAAACGGTGTATAGTATTACAGAGAGAAGAGCTACTTAAAACCCCGCATGGCGCGGGAGGTAGACCTACTCAACCTCAACCACTTGATTATTTACGAACCATTGATGGTAAGTTTATTGAAGTGGTAGAAAACTCTGAAAAAATTTCTAGAATTTAATAAATGGCAGATAAAAAATTTACAGATTTCGCACAAAGTTTAACTCCAGCCACAGGAGATTTTGTGGTAGGATATTCAGCATCGAGCAATGAAGAAATCCGTGTTCCAATGAACGCTATACCTGTTTCTGGTGTAGCTGGAACGGTTCAAGGGACTGATTCAAACGATCATAATATTAGATCAAGAGATCCAAATGTATCTGGTGGTGGTCTTGGTAGTGCGCGAGGAGAATCTTCTGTAGACCTCCAAACACTCCGCGCTGCCTCAAATCAGGTTGCTGCTGCGACAAATTCTTCTATTTTAGGAGGAGAGAACAATAGTATTATTGGTGGCGCAAACCACAGCGTTATTGCAGGTGGACTAACAAACAGTGTTGCCACTGGTGCATTTTATTCTTTTATTGGTGGAGGCGGTTCTAACTCTGTAAACGCATCATCAAGAAATTCTGTTATTGTAGGTGGAAGGTCCAATGCAACATCTAGAGATTATGACTTTATTGGCGCTGGAAGAAACAACAAAGTCACCGAAGAACATTCAAGTGTTGTTGGTGGAGAAAGGAATCAGGCTACTTCTAACCACATCTTTGTAGGAGGCGGCGACAACAATACTTCAAGCGGTCCTTACACGATTATAGGTGGTGGAAATACTAATAACATTACCCAAACTTACTCTTCTATCGTAGGAGGTTATGACAATACTGTTAGCAGTCAGTATTCTGCCGTGGGTGGAGGAAGAGAAAATACTGCTTCTGCACATTACTCTGCTATAGCTGGTGGCTATAAAGGCAATGCAGACAAATTTGGTCAATATGCTTTTGGAGGTGGTCTTAAAGGAGGCTTTGGACTTGGAGAGGCTCAATTTGCAAAATTTGTTATTGCTAACACCACTTCAAATAATACTCAGACAGAATTGTTTCTGGATGGTTCTAGTGCAACGCAAAGAATGACTTTAAATGCTGGAGAAACTTGGATTTTCGTAGCTACACTTGCAGGTAGGGATGGCACAGATTCTTGCGTTTTCGAAATACAAGGTGGCATACATCGAAATGGTGCTACAACAGCTTTGATACAGACTGTAACTGAGAACTTCCACAAAAAGACTACAGGCGCTAATACTTGGGATTTTACCTTAGAGGCAGATGATACAAATGATGCTTTGGTAGCCAAGGTTACAGGTGAGACAAGTAAAACAATCAAGTGGGTAGCAACGGTAGACGTTACTTGTGTTAAATCTTAATGTATTAAAAATCACCCAATCAAGATTAACATAGTGTAAGAATATAAAAATATTATGAGTTTATTAGACGATAACGACAAAGATTTGAAGAAATCCAAGAATCAGCAGAAAACACAAGCAGAAACCTCAAAAAGAGCGGTTCAGTTACTTGAAGCTCCATCTGACATCTTCCAATCTAATTTGATAAATTGGCAACTTACGATGACATCTCTTTGGGGAATGGAAGGAACTTTCCCTAGAAAAAGATGGGATGATACAAAGAAGATTCTTAACAAGATTGGAACAGACGCTTCTGAGCTTTTCGCTAAATCTAATGAGCTTTTGCAGTTTCTGGAGTCGCAAAAAGAAGGAGTTACTTCTAGTAGAGATATTACTAATTACCTAGACCTCATGTTCCCTTACACTGTCCAAGAAGATGGATCTATCACTTTGGACGAAGACGCTAGACCCCTTTCTGCTAAAGAGCTTAGTATGAGAGAGTTTACTGACGGAGAGTAATTGTTAAAAGGGTGCTTCTAGCTCCTCAATAAGACTCCAGATAAGTTTATCTTTTTCTGTAAGAACCCTTTTTGTTTTTGCGCGAATACGCTCTTCTTTATGAGGGTGTATGCTCGCTTCGCATATCTTATCATTTTCGATGTAAACCTCTGTCCAAACGTCACACATTGTAAGTTCTGGAAAGAATTTTTGACGTAGGAAAATAGAGGTTACATCGCGGCACTCTCGTTCCGTCAAGGTAATCTTTTCCTCCTTTGTTCTACAAAAAGAAATCATATTAAAATGATACATTAGTTTTATCTAGAAGTCAATTAAAAAGTGTAATTTATTATATATGCCTCAGAAATCAACCTCTAGGTCGGGCCTCAACATGAGGCACATAGAACTCACCAAAAAGCAGCATGAATTTTTTAAAATCATGTCAGACCCAAAAACAAAAGTGGTATTCCTTTCGGGTCCAGCGGGTTCTTCTAAATCTTTTCTTTCAATCTATACAGCTTTATCTTTATGGTCGGATGGAGATTGCTCTGACATTCTTTATTTAAGAACTGTCGTAGAATCTGCCGAACGAAGTTTGGGATACCTCAAAGGCGGCGAGGATGAGAAATTCAGTCCTTATCTAGCTCCTTTAGAAGAAAAAGTCGATGAGATGCTACAAGCACCAGATAAACAAAGACTTAAAAGAAGTAATGCTTTGCTTGGCTCTCCTGTCAACTTTATCAGGGGTCAGGATTGGAAACAGCGCGTTGTAATAGCTGATGAAATGCAGAACGCAACGATGAAAGAATTAATTACGGTTCTTACCAGAATGAATAAAGGGACAAGGCTTTTTATTTGTGGAGACGCTTTTCAAAGCGATATAAAAAATTCTGGTTTTTCTCAGTTATGTAAGCTTTTCGATAGCGAGGAATCTAAGGAAAACGGTGTTTACCATTTAGCTTTCGACAAAGGAGATATTCAAAGAGATGAAGTTATTTCTTTTCTATTAGATCAAATAGAAGAAATTATTTAATTGTAATAATCTTTCCAAACATTTATAATTACGTGTAACCAAAATTTTGTAATGATGCACGAATTTTGCGTCCAGTGTGGACATAAAAACTTATTTGAGAGCGTTAAGCCTAAATTCTGCGCTGGATGTGGGCAACCTTTTAACGTAGGCGGTGCTATCGTCTCTAGAGCTAATTCTTCTGAAGAAGAGGTTTTAGAGCAATCTGAGCAAATGCCTCAATTAAACAAAGATAAATTATCTCAAGGCTGGTCTACTCAAGTAGACAACTCTGGCTTTCCTACATTCGGGTCCATTGCTGGATCAGATGCACCTCCCGCGCGGCATCATCGCCCCAAAGGTTTCAAGGGGAAAGATGTAGTTAAATCTACCATGAAAGAATTTGGTAGGGTGACTAAAAGCAGGGAACTCGGCAAGTGATAACATGCGAGAAAGCTTCGAAGATAAAATCGAAGAGATTGATCAGCTTCTCGACATAAATAGGAGTAAATGGCAATTAGATGCTATTCAATGGTTCGATTACGATGATGTAAAACAGATAATCCGTATTCACATCAATGAGAAATGGGATTTATGGATACAAGAAAGACCGTTCAAGCCTTGGTGTAGACAGGTCGTTCAGAATCAAATTAGAAATTTAATAAGGAATCATTACCTTACTTTTTCTAAACCATGTTTGAGATGTAAGCATTATGTTTCTGAAGACGGATGCGCGTTTACAAGATCAAAACAGCAAGACGATTCCTGTCCAGATTATGCTAAGTGGCTGAAAAAGAAGAAAAAGGTTTATGACGTTAAGCTTCCTCTTCCCTTAGAAGGTAGGGTTATAACAGCTTCTACAGATTTATATGATCAATTTGATTACGAAAAAAGCGCAGATAAATTACATGCTATAGTTCTAAGAGAGTTAAACAACGAAAGACATAAAGAAGTTTATACAATGTTGTTTCTTGAAAATAAGTCTGATGAAGAGGTCGCTTTTAAAATGGGATTTAAACCTGAGAGCGCGAAAAAGAAAAAAAGGTATAAGCAATTAGACAATTTAAAAAAGAGATTCGCTGAACTAGCCCGTGAAATACTTGATTCGGAGGATATTATTGAATAATGGTTGAGCTAACAGCAGAGCAAAGGGAGTCTATTAGAAATACTTTTAAAGTCACCCAAGACTTAATCGAGATTACCAAAAACGTTTTCAAAAACGAAGACCTTGATGGTAGATCGCAAGAGGGTCGTGCAGTTAGAGATTTCCTTGTTTCAGAGGGAATGAAATATAATACAACCAAAAGCACAAAAAAAACTAACGTAGAGTTAACGGATAGTCAAAAGTCTGTCCTTATGTCTAATCAAGTTTCATCTTCAATGACCGCTCTTGAGATTGCAAGGGTGGTATTTCAAACACCTGACGTTAAATCGTTAGATGCAAGTCATAGATCAGTTATTGAATTTTTAGAAAAATTTAGACCAGATGTGATTGACTCAAGTGCCAAAGCCGCAGACGGAAAATGGCATTCTCCTAAGTCTCATTCTATGGCTATTAGAAGGTGCAACAAATGGTGCGCTACAAGCTTGAAGGAGAATCCTGACGAACTCCCTGCGAAGCAAAGGAAGAACACAGAGAGGCTACTTGAATATTTAAACATTCATAAATTAATTACTACAGTTAACGCTTATCGAACAGATGCCGACAGGGATTTGTTTGAATCGGAATTTGTAAGAGCAACATGGGACAAACCAGACTTAACGACTGACGAACTCAATCTTTATATGATGATTTGTTCTAATTTTGTCAGGGCCAAGCACATTCAAAACAGAATGGATATCTTTACTGATATGCTCGAAAACGAGGAGCTTGAGAGCCAAGACATCAATATGCGCCTTACAGAACATATTAAGGCTACCAACGATGAGTTGAATGCTTGTGAAAAAAGGATCGAAAGCTTAACTCAAAAACTAAATGGTGATAGAGCCAAAAAACTAGAAAAGAAGGGTGAAAACACTCAAAACATTCTTTCTTTAGTAGAAGCCTTTCAAGATGAGGAAGAAAGGCAAAGGCTAGTAATGATGGCAGAACAAAGACTGTCACTCGTTGAAAAAGAGGCAGATAGACTAGAATCTTTAGACGAATACAAAGCTCGTATATTTGGAACAAGCAAAGAGGAACTCTTATGAGTGTTACTTGTAAGCAATGTGGCGCTACATTTAAAACATTACGTGGTCTTCACTCTCACGTTAAGGTTCATGGGGGTCAAGAGGTGTATTATCATACCCACTATCCTCGCTTGGATTTATACGATGGATCTCTAATAAAGTTCAAGAACAAAGATAGATACTTCTCTACATTTTTTAATTCATCAGAAAACAGAGAGGCTTATTACTCCTCTACTCCAGCTTCAGAATCTCGTAAAGTATATTTAGAAGAATTTTTAACTCACGCTAAATATAAAAATATAGACTTCATTCCTTGCGATAATTACTTTAAATTTAGTAAGCTCTCTGGTGTTAAGGTTATCAAAAAATTATTTGAATCTTGTGCTTGTTTTGCTGATCAATCTGATTTGAGGCAAATATATACAGAAAAATTGCCTAAGAGCTTTTGGGATAGAGACAAGGGGCTAGATGAAATGACGGTCTTTGTAGACACTAGAGAGCAAAAGCCTTTTGAATTTAAAAATAGCATTATCAATAAATTAGATTTTGGCGACTACGTTGCTTCTGGAAATTTTTTTAATAAAACTTACGTAGACAGAAAGAGCTTGGAGGATTTTAAAGGAACATTTGGAAAAGGTTATCAAAGGTTCAAACAAGAAGCGGAAAGGGCGAAGCAGTTTGATTCTTATCTTTTTGTAGTTGTTGAAGCCAGCATAAAGCAAATAGAACAAGAAAACGAGATTTCGAAACATCCTTCTAGGTTAAATTATATTTTTCATAATGTAAGAGACTTTCTTCTTTCTTATCCAGATAATAGTCAAATTGTATTCTGCGATAGTAGAGGAGAAGCTAATGATATAACAAAACGTATATTATTTAATGGTCCTATTTTATGGGACTGCGATTTTCAATATTTTTTAGATAAAAGACATGGCTTGGAGTAAAGGAATTCAAGGTCGCCGCATGGAATATTCTGCGAGGGCTGTAAACGAAGAGGTGTTAGAGAAAGAGGGTTTTATCCAAGAGGGTGAAGCTAAGGTTCTCTTATGTAAATTTTTAAGGAATAATATTTCATTAGCATCAGAGATGATTATTGGGATGAAGCTGTTTCCTTTTCAAGCAATGCTTATTAAGGCAATGATGATTGGCGACTTCTCAATGTTCGTGCTATCTCGCGGTATGTCTAAAACGTGGTCTGCTGCGATTTATGTGATGCTTCAATTAATATTCAGACAAGGCATAAATATTGGAGTTCTTTCTAGTGGTTTTAGACAAGCTAAATTTATATTGCAAAAATGCGAAGACATACTCAAAAAACCCGCCGCTGCTATGGCATCTCCTATGTTTACTTTACAGAAAGGAACAGATCAATGGACTTTGAGTTGTGGAATGAGCAAAGCTATGGCGCTACCTCTAGCAGACGGTTCTCGACTCAGGGGTTTTCGTTTTTCTGTTCTACTATTGGATGAGTTTTTAAATATCCCAAAAAATATTTTTCAAGAAGTTATTCTACCTTTTCTTGGGGTTATCGACAACCCGACAGAGCGAGAGGACTTGGCATTACTAGAAGATGAATTGATTGCCAATGGAAAAATGAAAGAAGAGGATAGGTATAAATGGATCAACAACAAACTGATCATGCTTTCTTCTCCTTCTTATACTTTCGAGTATATGTATGAACTTTATTGTCAATACAGAGATGCTATATTAGGTGTTGATATTAGGACCGATGTAGATGAAGAGTTTGATGCAGATGCTTACAGGATTATCTTTCAGTTGAGTTACGATTGTGCGCCAAAGGCTCTTTATGACAAAAATCAACTTCAAGTAGCAAAGCAAACTATGTCTGAGGCTGTATTCAATAAAGAGTATGGCGGTCAATTTGTATCAGAATCAGATTCATATTTTAAGCTTTCTAAAATGGCGGCTTGCACAGTTCCAGACGGAGATGCACCTTTTGTTCAGATAGCGGGAAACCCTGACCGTAAGTATGTGGTCGCAATTGACCCCTCTTGGTCTGAGGATAGCGGGTCTGATGATTTTGCTATGGAAGTATTCGAATTAGATGAAAGCTCTCAGAAGGGCTGTCTGGTCCATGCTTACGGTCTTGCTGGAACAGGACTTAAAAAACATATTCAATATTTTCATTACTTAATAACAAATTTCAATGTGCAGTGTGTCGTATTGGATTATGCTGGCGGCGTTCAGTTTGTTTCTGCTTGCAACGAGAGTGAGCTATTTAAAGAAAGCAAAATCCATCTTAGTGGCATAGAAACAGAAGGCGAGTTTGATAAGCCTGAGACATACCTTAAAGATTTAAATACCTTCAAAAGAGAGCTTGCTCCAACTCAGCATAAGTATTGTATTTTAAGAAAACCTTCTTCTAATTGGATCAGACAAGCTAACGAATTGCTCCAAGCTAACATCGACCATAAAAGAATATTATTTGCTGCTCCAGCGCATGATGAAAATTTTAATAAACAAAGAAAGAAAAATATTCCTATTGACGATTTAAAATGGGACACAAGGGTTAAAAAACAGTCTTCTGGTGCTGCTAAAATTGATTTCTTAGATCATCAGGTTTCTAAAATAGAACAAACAAAACAGCAATGTGCTAACGTAGAAGTGGTGACAAATCCTCAAGGTTCTCAAACCTTTAGATTGCCGCCACATATGTCTCGTCAAACTGGACCGAACAAACCAAGAAAAGATAATTATTCTGCGCTTGTATTGGGTAATTGGGCTATCAAAACTTATTTTGACGCAATGAATACAACAGAAGAAGTCAAGACCTTTGACACCTTTACGCCTTTTGGTGCTTGATTACTTTACGGCTTCAGTAGGCCAAGGTTTCCAGCCTATTTTATCTTTAGTGTGTTCTCTACCAAAAAAATGATCAGCTTCATGTGAGGCGATGTATGATAAGGATTTAGGGTCATTTTGAAACCTATCCGTAATACCTACTGATGGGGGTATGATGCCCCCGCCCTTCTGGAAGTATCCATAAGTTTCACCCTTGTAATGAGGCGACCACCGTGAACCATACCTTCTTGGGAAATAACTGATTTTTAAACCTACTTGATTATCAGACTCTTCAAAAAATGTCTTATATCTATGAGCGCCTTTTGATTTGTTGAAGCCTTCGATCACACCAGCCTTGGCATCTTCTTCCCATTTAGGAACATCTCTGTAAATGTTTTTAAAAACTATCTTTTGAACAGACACTGATTCTTCCTTTGTAATTGGGTTCTCTGGAGTTCTTTCTCTTACGCCTCCGCAACTAGAAAGAAATAATATTACAATTGGGTATAGCAGAAATAAAAATCTTGTCATTTAAACTAATTACACATATATTGAATCGTTTAATGTGTAATTTATTATGATGAGAGTTTCCGATAAACAGTATAAACAGCTTTTGGATATTCAAAAAGCATTGGAATGGGAGGGCGTTAAATTAGACTCATTGTTAAAAGAAATGAAAGAACAAGAAGACGAGCAGCCTACTGAGCCTATTGAGGTTCCAGTTGAGCCTACTGGAAAAAAGGTAGCCATATGTGTCGGTCACAGTAGAAGTGGCGATAACGGAGCGGTTAATACTGACGGAGTTTCAGAACACACATACAATGGTCAAATCGCTCACAATCTTAGCCAAAAATTATCATCTCACGGTATTGAAAGTAAAGTTTTTGATTATTACGAAGGCAGCGGTTATGGATCAGCTATGTCTTGGATAGGGGATCAGGTTAAAAAGTATGATGCTGACATAGCTATTGAACTACATTTTAATAGTGCCTCTCCAAGCGCGGCTGGTTATGAATATCTTTACTGGCACTCAAGTAGCTCGTCCAAAGCTTTAGCGGACTCTTTGCTAAAAGCTCAAGAAGAAAAGACCCCGCAAATGAAAAATAGGGGCATCAAATCTAAAACTTCTAGTGATAGAGGCTCTGGCTTCCTTTCAAAGACTCATTGCCCTTCTGTTATTACAGAGCCTTATTTTGGTTCTAATCAGGAAGAGACTACTTACTATAGAGACAAGAATATCTTGGAAGAAATTTATACCAAAGGTATTGTAGATTACTTTATAGGATAGAGTCTAACCCAAGACTTTCTCAAAGAGTTTCATCATATTCATGTCAATGTTACTTATTTTTGACTTTGATATGATTTTTTCGGGCATTTTAGAAATAAGTTCTGATCCGTAAACTTCTGTATAATTGTTCATCCATTTTCTTTTTAAGAAACAAAAATGGTAGTAATATAAATACAAGTTAGCCGACTTAGTATAATCCTTTACGCAAATTGGGATATCAAACTTTTTTATAAGTTTTAAAGACCTTAGCTCGCAGTCCCTTTCGACAAGTATGACATCAATAAGATCATCCCAAAGTCTTATGCCATCGTTACTTTCTTCTTTTGCGAGCCAATCCCAAAAGCGGGTTACATCAGAACCCTCTACCCATAAAGGTATTTTATCTACAGCTTGAGTAAAATGAGCGAATTCATGGACGAACACTTCCATGAACTTAGTGGATTTACCAGCTATAATTATTTCTTTTCCGTCGCAAGAGCCGCTATGCCTTCCACCGTCTGACAGGTATTTTACATTTTTAATAATTAATCGTCCGTTATTTTTTATAATGTAGTCTTGAGCATATTCAAGGAAGGGTTGGAAATCTTTTTCAAAAACAATATCTTTATGAATTCTAATGTTTTTCATTTATAACTATTACACAAGTCAACGCTCGATCTTCGCTCCATGTAAGTTATAAGATTATTCTTTTAAATTGTTTTTTCTTTTTAATTTCATTAAAATACAAATAAGAAAGATATAAAAGTCAACAATTTTTTAACTTTGATGACTTTTTGTGTAAGAATAGACATGGCAAAGCGTCCCTATAAAAAACGTAATATAGAATACTGGAACAATTTATCAGAAGGAAGACTCCAGAACCCTCCACCGACGCAACCTGTAGAGAACGTTAATACAGATTTTGAGCCGTTTACATTTGGAGATCCACTTCTAGATTTAGAATCAACCGCTAGTAGATTAAGTAATCCAAGCGGAAGAAGAAAAAGCAAGAGCAGAAACATGGCTGCTACGGGCGGCATAAGAGATCAATACGCTAATATTGACGAAGGTTTGCTTCCTTTTCAATATAGTCGTGATTGTGTTGGCGTTTCTGACGCTGTTCTTCTTTGTCAAAAAGCTTACTTTAACATTGCAGTCTTTAGAAGCACTATTGATCTTCTATCAGAATTTGCAGATGCAGAGCTTCATTTAAAAGGTGGAAACTCATCTAGTCGTAAGTTTATTAATTCTTGGTTAAATCTTATTAGAATTCACGATCTGAAGGAACAATTTTTTAGAGAGTATTATCGTTCTGGCAATGTATATCTATATCAATTAGAAGCAAACGTGATGCCCAAAACAATAACTAACTTTAGTCTGACTTCTCACGCAGCCAAAGAAAAAGTTCCAGTAAAATATATTCTTTTAAATCCTTCTGATATTAAGGTGGCAGATCAATTGGCTTTTGGAAGCTTTGCTTACACTAAAACACTTACGCCTTTTGAAATTGCTAGACTAAAGAATAGAGAAGATCATCCAGAGGCTCAGAACATTTACAATGGGCTTCCTGAGAGGGTAAAAAAACAAATTGAATCTTACAATGCCGTCAACACCTTGAATCAAGAGATTCTATTAGACTTAGACGTAGAGCTTTTTCACCCTGTATTTTATAAAAAACAAGATTACGAACCATTGGCAGTGCCGATGGGCTTTTCTGTTCTTGATGATCTAAACAAAAAGGCAGAACTTAAAAAGATAGATCAAGCTATGGCTCGCTCTATTGAAAATGTGATACTATTAATCACTATGGGTGCAGAGCCAGATAAAGGCGGCATTAACCACAAAAACGTTGCAGCTATGCGCGAGCTTCTTGAAAGCAATAGTGTTGGGAGAGCAATTGTTTCCGATTACACGACCAAAGGCGAGTTCTTACAGCCTGATCTTAAAAAGGTCATGGGTAAGGAAAAATATGAAGTTCTCAACAAAGATATTCAAGAGGGCTTGGGCAACATTCTTCTTGGAGAATCCAAGTATTCTGATACTGAGTTAAAAGTTCAAATATTCTTTGACAGACTTGAAGAATCAAGATCAAGGTTTTTGAAAGACTTTTTACAACCTGAGATTAATAGGGTTTGTAGAAAAATGGGTTTTAGAGAAGTTCCCAAAGCTGTCTTTAACAAAAAAGAAACGATAGCAAAAGAAAGTTCTCAAAGGCTTATTGCTCGTATGATGGAGCTTGGCGTTTTAACTCCAGAGCAGGGAATGGAAACCATTAACAAAGGTCACTTTCCTAAAGCCGAAGAGATGGAAGCTTCTCAAAGAAAATATCTTAAAGCCAGAGAAAAGGGTTATTATGTTCCTGTCGTTGGTGGTCAGGCATTGATAAAAGAAGATGAGGGAGAAGACACAGAAGATGTTGAAGCTCTTTCAATTAATAAAATCTCTGATAAGAAAAAAAGAACAACTGGTAGGGATCAAAAGAAATCTGCAACTGTATCCGCTCCTTCTGGTGGCAGACCGATGGGCGCAGTTTCTTATTCCAACTCAGCTTTGATGGAAGTGGTAGAATCAGCTAAAGGTCTTGAATCTCTAGCTAAACAAATCTATAAGAAGGAACTGGGAATTAAGCGTTTCAATAAAGAAAAGAAAAAGCTTATAACTGATCTTTGTAGCGCAGTTATTATCAATTCTGATGCTACGAATTGGGAGCGGGATTTAGAAGAAGTAGTTTTAAATAACTCAAAACTTTTAACTTTAAGCACTCATCCTAGTGTATTAAGTCTTGCAGCAGAGCATCAACTCGATGACTACGCCGCTGCTCTTCTTTACCATTCCACAAAAATAGATAATGTCAAGTAATAAATTTAAGTTAACAGGCATCGTTCGCGCTATTGATTCTTCTGATTATGAAAAGATGGGAGTATCCAAAGCAGCTTTTATATCTCAGGCTAGTAGTCTTTTTCCTAAAGAAGTAGGTGTAAGTGAATCATTTGATTTGCTTCCAGTTGTTTTTAATTTAGGCGTTGTAAATAAGTTCAACGCAAATGGAGACGGGATTGATACTGTTCGCGCAGCACAGATAATTAAAAAGTTTATACATAAGCCTTTAAATATTGAACATTACAAGCCCGATATTGTTGGGCATATTGTAAATGCGAGCTTTTCAGATAAAGAGCCAGATTACTTAGAGAACTCAGTAGAAGATTTTCTAGATAGAGATGATCCATTCTTCATTTCAGTAGCTGCTGTAATATACAAACATGTATATCCAGATTTATCTAAAGCTATTATGAAGGCTTCTAATCCAGAAGACCCGTCTTATCAGGCTTATTCTTCTTCTTGGGAGATTGCCTTTTCAAAATACAAAGTATGTGTTGGTAGCGAGTTGTTATCAGAATGTAAAATTTATGAAGAGGGTTCCGCTGAATATGAAAAATATGATAAGGAATTAAAATCAAGCGGTGGCAAAGGCGGTAAAAAAGATGGACCTGTTAGCAGATTATTTGATGGAAAGATAATTCCAGTAGGAGCAGCTTTAACAGAAAATCCAGCCGCTCAAGTAAAAGGAGTATATTCCTTAGTAGATTTAATTAACAAAGAAGACCAAGAAAAAACATCCAATAGTAATAAAAAAAGTTCCGAAAACCAAGAAACTCCTGTAAACGATAAAAACGATAATAGTGATATTATGACCGAAGAGCAATTTAACGAATTGAAAAAACATATCGAAGACCAAATTGGTGCTTTCGATATTAACGAATCAACCGCCTCTACTGTAGGCGAAAAATTTGCCACCGTTCTTGAGGACGCTGCTAAAGATTGGAAATCTTCTAGCGAAGCTGCCAAAGAGAGGGAGGAAGACTATAAGAAAGAAATGGAAGAGCTTAAAAAGCAACTTTCTTCTGCGACCGAATCTTTGGTTGCTCTGAAGTCGGACTTGGAGATGCGTAAAGCCGCTGAAAAATACAATGGTCGCATGGAAGCTATGGCAAGCGTGTTTGAACTTAATGAAGAAGTTGAGGCAATCGTAGCCAAGCAAATTAAAGATATTGAGACTGACGAAGATTTTGAATCTTATTTAACCGAAGCAAAAATTCTTTTTGCTGACAAAACAAAGGAAGCCGTTGCAGCAGTTGAAGCAGCAGAAGAAGCTGAAAAGAAGCACGACGAAATTGAAGAGTCCAAAGCTTCTGAGCAAGAAGGCGAAGCTGAAGAAGCTGAAGGCGAAGCTGAAGAAGCTGAAGGCGAAGAAGAAAAAGAAGGTGGGGACGAAATTGAAACCTCCGAAAGTTCCGATTCCTGTGTAACAAACAACAACGGTGACGATTCAACTGAAGAAAATCTTTTCGACAGGCTCAAAAAGGCTGGACTTCAACTTGAAAACTAATAACCCAAAGATTTAAAAATAAACTAAAACATCATGGCACAAGTAATTACTCGACTACTTCCTAACCGAAACTTCGACCCGAAAAGCGAAGTCAACATGTTCGCTCTGGATGCTGCATCTGGAGAAGCTGGAACTTTTGTTAAAGTCTCCGCTGCTAACCTCTCGGACGATCCTGTTGCTTACGTTAATCGACCCGACGCTTTCGCAAACAGCCTTGGCAATGCCACTTCTCAGTATCCAGAAGTTACTCGTAAAGTAACTGCTGCTGGAACTGGAGACGGTGGAGTTGTTATCGGCATGATCACTCGCGACGTTCGCGAAATTGACGAAAACGGCGAAAGCCTTCACTTCTATCCTCAGAAAAAAGAGGAGCTTCAGTGCGTTGTTTCTGGAGAAGCTAACCCTATCGTTTCTCGCGGAACCGTTGAAGTTAACGTCAGGGGTCTTGCTGGTGGAGCTACTCCTAACGTTGGTGATCTCGCTGTTCTTGCAGCTAATGGTCAAATCACTGGTGTGAGCGCAGCTTCCGCTTCTGCTCAACAGAAAGCCGACACGGTTGGAACTATCCTTGGGACTGGTCTTCGTGTATCTCAACAATCAACAGACTCTCTTGCAGGTCCATATGCAATGCTTAAATTCTCTGTATAACTTAAACCAATAAACCTCAAGAAAGACTTTAAAAATGCAAATTAAACTAGATAAAACCGAAGATCAAATCGCACTTATCAAAGCTGTCGCCTCTAAGGATAGAGACGTTGCTTACGAGGCGAAGGCTACTGTTGCAGAACTCGTTGGTCCTGTTATCAGCGAAGTGATCAATAACGCTCCTAGCATTTCGTCGCTTTACACGACTGCAAGCTTCAGCGAAGATGACAACCTTTCAATGCCTCTTGATCTATTGCACGACGTAACTGACCAAGACTACATCCGTGTTCACTCTCAAACTGTTGCTGGAGGACTTAGCTCTAACGAGATGTTCCCTGCACAAGACGAACTTAAATTCAAAACCTACTCTCTTGATTCCGCTTGGAGTTTCGACAAGAAGTATGCTCGTAAGGCTCGCGTTGACGTTGTTTCCGCTGTCTTCACTCGCATGGCACAGGAATTCCTTCTCAAGCAAGAGAAGACTTCTGTAAACCAGCTTCTCGGCGCACTTGTTGCTGCTGACACTAAAGTTGCTGGTAGTGCTGCTGCTGGAAATCACGTTATCAGCACTCTTGCTGATGATCGTCTTCAGCTTGCTGACTTCAACGCTCTCGTTACTCGCTCTAAGCGTATCTGGAGCAATTACTCCAGCGGAACTCCTGTTGGTGGTTCTATGGTTGGCGTTTCTGACCTCATCATGTCTCCAGAGGCAGTTGAGAGCATCCGAAGCATCGCTTACAATCCTGTCAGCGAAACTCAGAGTCACGGAACTGACGCTACTGACGCAATGCGTGAGGCGCTCATGGGCCAAGGTGGTCTTCCTTCTCTTTTCGGTATCGGAATCATCGAAATTCTTGAGCTTGGTGTTAACCAGCGTTACAACGAAATCTTCGATGCTGTTAATACCGCTGCTGGATCTCCTGTTACTTTTGATAACACCAAAGATGAAATCATCATCGGTGTTGATCGTGGAAACACTGGACTTATTCGCCCAACCATTACGGAAGAGGGTTCGTCCACTGAGGTTACTGTTGAAGTGGATGACCAGTTCGCAGTTCGTCAGAACAAGACAGGATGGTATGGTAAGATCGAAGAAGGTCGCATCGTTACCGAAGACCGTAGGCTTTCGGGTATCGTCCTCACAGGTGCTTAATAAGGACTTGTTGAATTAAAAAAAGCACGACTCGTTAATCGGGTCGTGCTTTTTTGCTTTAAATTAATCATTAAAAATAATATAATAGGGTATGGAAAAACAAGAGGAATTTGACTTTTCAGATGGTAAAGATCGCGAAACCAATCAGCCTAAAGAAAGAAGTCAGGCAGAATTGGAGCAGTTGCTTGATATGGGTAAGATGAATCCTTACCAGACTTTGAGCAAAGCTACATTCATTGAAAGATTGGAAGAAATGGACTTGGACGAGAAGCATAAACTGGCTATTAGAGTTGGGATTACTCCTGTCAATAACAATACACAGCTAACAGAACGTCTTGTTGATAATTTTGATGATTTCATCTCTAAGTCTAGAATGATTCAAGGTGCTACCAGTAACGATATTGACCCTAGCAGTGAAGAGTATAAAAAAATTAAACACCTTCTCTGAACTACTTAAAAAGTGTAACTGTAAGAGATATGAATGATTTACAGTCTCTTGCAGAAGACATCGTTACATACTCTTTTCCAGACGATACGGGAAGGTTTCCCGTTTCTTTTGTTTCGGGTTGGCTAGAAACGCACATTGGTGAACTTAACGGTTTAACTCACGAAGATTTCTTCATTAATGAAACTGGAGGTATTGGGCCAAGCGGTCTAATGCCAGTAGAAAAGGATATCTTTAAATCCTTATACGAAGAAGAATACTACGAAAGAGCAGCTAGAGAGGCTCTGAGGGGCATTATATGGGGTGAGGGTAATGCAGATAGCGTTACTATGGTAAAGGAGGGTGACACTACAATTCAAAAGGTAAGTAAGCACCAAATTTCTAGAACCTTTTCAGAATTCGCTGCTGCTGCTCGCGGTAATCTTGAGGATCTTTTGTTTCAATACAATATGCAGAAGTCTTCGCCAATTGGAGTTGACAGTGCCGAAGGACTTGCAGATACCGAATATAACTGTTTTAATCACGATCACTAATGGCATCAATATTTAACGATAGCGAAAAAAGCGCGATTGAAAGTATCTTGGACGATGTTCACGACACTTTTAAAAAAAATATATTTGTTTATGTAGAAGAAGTTACTTCTGTTGATTTTTCAGATACTCAATTCAATCCTATTTATGGTAGGTCTTTCAATCAAGCAAAGACAGCTAAAGATAAAAAGCTGACTAAGCATACGGTAGAAGCTAGGGTATTTTATGATAGTCAAAAAGACAATGAATTTATTGAGGACATCGGCGCTGGTTCTTCGGAAAATGTAGTTCGTATTAAAGTAAATTACGACGCAAAAGAATTAATCAAGAATGCTTCAGTAATAGAAGTAGATGATGAAAGATACTCTCTAGTATCAGACGCAGAAGTTATTGGGCCTTTCAATAATCCATATTGGAAGATTTATTTAAAACGTGATGGCTAAAACAACTGTCCATATTGATCAAAGAAAACTTTTAGGAGAACTTAGTGCGGGTAGAAATCTAAAGGTTACGTCGAATATTGTAAAAACAGAAGTAGACAAAAAGATTAAAAAATCTCAGGATGATCTTGTAAGAGAGTATGAAAATCACCCTATAACACAAGAGATTGATAATGGTCCTAATGCAACCAACTCATCTGGGACTTTGGGCGGGAAAGGAAATCTTTTTTCTTTTATCGGTTTTAATAGAGGTGATAATCCAACTGCTGTTGTAAAAGCAAGACTGGCGAAGCCAATAAAATCTAAAGTTTCAAAAGGTAGTTTTGGTCGTTTCAAAGTAGAAGTTGATGCGGCTACTAAACAAGAACTTGAAGAAAGCACACCTATACCGTGGAGCGTTGGAAGGAGTTGGCTTGATGGTATAGAAAAGGGCATATCTGGTTTAGGCAGATATATATTTAAAGGGTCTAATCTAAAATCTTCTCGTTCGGGAACGGCTATTCAAGTAACTAATTCAAAAGGCGGCAGATTTCAAAATACAAGTTATATTTCTAAAATGTTAAATAATTTCTACAAGCGACTTTCAAAATGAAAACTCAATTTGCCCATAACTTACTTAATTCTTTCTATCTTTGGTTTGAAAGGGAGCTTCTTGGCGATAAGTCTAAGGCTTATAAAACAAATCAAAGTAATACCTTTAAGTATGTGGACTTTCCAGATGTTCCTAATTCTCATTTAGGCTATCAGGGTCAGTTTAGACAGCTTGTTGCTGATCATTGTGTAGATCAACCTAACTCTGGAATATTTATTGACGGATCTTTTGTATCGGGAGATAGCTCTGACGTTTACATAGATTACAACGGAGGAAGGGTTATTGTTCCCGCTGCTAGTGGAACTGGTCTTAATATTACAGCAAACAATACTATTAAAGAAGTTAACACTTATGTGTCTAGTGATGACGAAGAGCAATTACTTGTTGCTAGTGATTTTGTAGATGCATCTGATTTAACTGAAACATACCTTTTCTCTAAAGACAGTAAGCTAGACGAAAAAACTTATATTTTACCAGCTTGTTTTATTCGTTTGGTTAATAATGAAAATGAAGACTTTACTTTTGGTGGACAGGATGAATCAATTACAAGAATTAGAGTAACTATATTAGCTACAGATAATTACTTACTAGATGGTATCGTGGGATTATTCTCTGATACAAACGAAAGATGTATTACTCATGTGCCTTTTGAAAACTCACCATTTGGTCACTTCTATTCAATTAAGGATTACCCTTACTGTTATGAAGACCACGTTTCAAGCCTTTCTGGTAAAACATATGTTAAAGAAGTAAAGTCTTCCAAAACAAAGAACTCCTTTAATTCAGAAAAAATAGAAAAAAATATTTATATTGGCTTTTTGGACTTTGATTTGTCCACTTACCGATACCCTAGAGTCTAAAATTCGTGTAATTGTCGGTAGAACTAATTTTAAAATATTATGGCACGATCTCGCGTTCTTTCACAAAGTAAAGCTGTTTACGTCACCAAAACTGGTCTTCTTGCATCATCTGATGGTGCTAAACCTTCTGGCGTAGAAGCAACTCAACTACACAGAATTGACAACCTTTCATTTGAAGTGGATATTGCTGGTTCAAGACAAGATATCCGTGAATTCGGTAAGCTTGCACGAATTGGAACACTTGTTGATTCTGATCTTAATGCTACTGCTTCCGTTGGTTATCTCTTGACCGATGGAGAAAATGAGCATCACCTTGGTTTTGAAATCAAAGAATCTCTTCAAGGAGCTTTTGCTGGTAACGTTCAAGGAATTTCTGGTTTCTTGACCGAATCAGACGATCACAAAGAGCGAAATGTTTTTATCTGCACAGTCGGAGAAGGTAAAGATGCTTTTGCTTCTGAGTCTTGGTCAGATCGTTCAGAACATGATGTTGTCGGTCTTGGTAATGCATTCATCTCTGATTACGCAGTCGAACTTAGTGTTGGTGATATTCCAAGAGCAGACGTTAGTTTTGAAGCTAATAACCTCGTTTTTTACACAGGAGCAAGCTCTGGTCTTGCTAATCCTTCGATTGGTCTAACTGACGCTACAAGAGCCGATTCTGGTCAAGCCGCTCTCCCTATTCCTACAACTGGTGAAAGCTTTGTTGACGTTCTTCGTCATGGTCAAATTCAACTTAGCCTTCAAGATGAAACTCCTCTTGGTATGGGTGGTGCTGACTTGGCTGAATTTCACCCTCAGAGCGTTTCTATCTCTGTCCCATTGGCTCGCGAAACTCTGGAAAGACTTGGTAACGAAAGAGCTTACTCTCGTCCTTTGGGTTTCCCAATTGATGTGACACTTTCCGTTAACGCTATTGCAGCAGACCTTAAAGATGGTGAGCTTGCTACGCTTCTTACTGGTTGTGGTGGTCAAGAGAAAAGAAACATTAATGTTAAGCTCTTCGACCGTTGTGATGGCACAACTCTTCGTTTGGGATATCAACTTAAACAGGCAGTGCTTGACAGTCAAAGCTTTAGTCAAGACCTTGAAGGTAACGAGACTGTTGACCTTCAATTTTCCGCTCAGATTGGTGGAGCGACCACCACTACTGATGGTTTCTTTATGACAGGAAGCTACGACTTGGCTGGTGGAAGCCCAATCAACCCAACTCTGGTTAGTGGTCTTGCTGGATAAGATTTATACCTTAGTATTGTTCATAGCATCAAAGGCGGGGGTTTCCCCGCCTTTTTTGTGTAATATATAATACATGAAAACCAAATCTATAGGTTATCATAATAGAAGTTTAGTTTTTTCTGCTGATATTCAAGTAAGCGCCCCCGAAAGTGGCTTTCTGTTTCAGATAGGAAGATCAGGAGATCCCGACTTTTATCCAGCTATATCCTTCTCTGGATCAGAAGGTTTTATATTCGATCAAGAAGGTGAATTCGTTGGTGGATATAGACAAAACCAGCTTTTTAATATTTCTGGTAATTATTTTTATGGGGATCAAAGCACCTCTGGTAATTTGCTAATGGACCATACAGGCGAAGCTAGGTTCTCTTATTTTCTAAATGGCAATCTAATTTCTAATAATATTAATGGTCAAACTGGATTTCTTCAAACGATTCGTTTTGAAGATCACGATAATCAGAATAATCTTTTCTTTGAAATAGTAAAAGAGACTGGTTCTTCTAATGTCATAAGAGATAGCGGCTCTACCTACCTTGCTTCTTCTGAAGGTCATTATCTAGGGTATTTAGATTGATTTTTCTTAAAAAATCAATTATAATTATACGATGAAACCACTTTACACTTTTAATGTAGGAGAGGGCGAAAAACAAAAAAAGGTCGCTGTATCTAAACCTACATACGCTCAAGTAGAAGCTGCTGAATTTATTTATGGGCAGCATTTTAATAAATTGATCCAAGATGGTTTTATGAGCAGAGCCATGATGGACAAAAAGTTCAATGACATTGGTGGATTGTTTTCGGAAAAAAGAACCAATGAAATATCCGATTCAGTCAAAAGACTAATGGAGGTTGGCAAAACTATTCAGTTTTACAAAGGCGCTGAAGATGAAGATTTAGATGAAGAGCAGAAAGAACAGCTTCGCATCGCAGAAGAAGATTATTTGTCTCTTCAAAAACAAATTCTAGAAAAAGATTATAATTTAGAACAAATGTATAATCAAAGTGCTGATGCCAAATCAGAGCAGCATTTAATGAAATGGTTTACATTAGAATGCTCTTTTTACCATGAAAAAGTTTTTTCAAAGGAAGCAAATAAGATCATAGAACAAAAATTTGAGCTTTTCGAAGGTTCTAATTTTGACGAGAGGCATAGACAATTTAACTTGTTCTTGGAAGAGATTGACGAACAAGATGATGAAGAATTGACTGATCGAAAAAAACTTATAGTAGAAGCTCTACCTACAATAAATAAGGTTTTAAGTCTTTGGTATAAGCAGTTAGCTACAGATCAAAAGACAATAGAAAAAGCTTTAAAAGAATACTTTCCAGAGCAAGAATTAGATGGCGAGTTATCTAGCGAAGAAGCTAAAGAAGATATAGATTTAGATAAAGATGAGGAGCCAAAAAAAAAGAAGGCAAGCAAGAAGAAGACATCTAAGAAGAAAACCACTTCAGAGAAGTGAGTCAAGAAAATATAATTTCTGAAATTTTAGAAGGGGTTTCGCCACTTGAATATAGTGGCGAAACCATTTTTTTTAAGCACCCAACTGTAAAAGAAAAGTTAAAAGACTTTCAAATAATAGAGGACTGCAAAAAAGATGGTGCAAAAAAAGGAATCAAATCCGAAGAACAATTGATACAAACTGCCATTCGATCTCATTCTTGGTCTGAAGAAAATGAAGATAAAATCAAAGACCTAAAATGGCTAATAGAAAAGAGCGAAACCTCTATATTAAAACTATCAGATCCAAATCTGATTAAACATAATGAAAAAACTCTAGATGGATATAAGCAAGAATTGAATCACCTTAATAAAGGTCGCTCAAAAATAATAAATACATCATTAGAAAATTATTCTCTATCAAGATCCCATGTAATATTCTGCCAGAGAGATTGTTATTATATAAAAAAGGGCAAGAAAAAAAACCTCACTGGAGGTTTTTCAAAACAAATTTTATGGGATTATATTCATTGCTACTCAAAACTTTCTAATAAAGAAAGCTTAATAAAAGCATCATATACCTCTTACTTTTTTGATTTGGTCTATATGTCTGAATCCCCTCTGGAGATATTTCCAGATCCCTTGAAAAATATTACTATTTTTCAAAAAGATTTATTATTTTATGCAAATATACTTTCTTCTAAACTTAAAAATCTGGAGATTCCAGAGTCGATTGTTAAAGATCCTTTAGCTCTTTATTATTTTAAACCAGAAGATAAGTCCAAGGAAAAGAAAGATTTTAAAACTAGGAATTTTGTTCAAAGTAAAGGTGGATTAGAAAAAATGAAACCAGAAGACAAATTATGAGGTAATTATGTGTAATTAGGTGTATGGCAAGCGCCTCCACAACAATCAATGCCAATCTGAAGATTAATCAGCCGAGTGTCAAATCGGCTCAAAGGACTGTTCAATCAGCCTTTAATAATATTAATTTAAATTCTAAGAATGTATCGCAATTTAGCAATTCTTTGGGTCGAATTACTGGTCAAGCTAGTGAATTTAGAAAATCAATGGATGCTGCTACTGCGCGTGTTTTTGCGTTTGGAGCTACAGCAGCAGTCATTAATGGTATAAGCCAATCATTTAAAGCTTTAGTAGCAAGCACAATTGACGTAGAAAAGAGATTAATTGAAATTAACTCTATTTTTGGAGCTACCGAAAAGCAATTCGCTTCTTTTAGAAAATCAATTTTTGAAGTAGCCAAGAATACTGGTCAGTCTTTCGCTGTAGTGGCTGATGGTGCGGCTGAACTTGCTCGTCAGGGTCTTAGTGCAGAAGAGACGGCGAAGCGTCTAAACGCCTCTCTGATCCTTACAAGGGTTTCTGGTCTTGATGCTGTTTCTTCTGTTAACTCTTTAACTGCTGCACTTAACGGTTTCACTTCTGCGGGATTAACCGCAGAATCAGTAGTTAATAAAATTATTGCGGTTGATACAGCGTTTGCGGTTTCAGCAAAAGACCTCGCCGAAGGATTCCAACGTGCTGGTTCTACCGCTGAAGATGCTGGCGTTTCTTTTGATGAGCTTCTTGGATTGATAACTGCTGTTCAACAGAAAACTGCGCGTGGCGGTGCTGTTATTGGTAACGCCTTCAAATCTATTTTTACTAGACTTAGCAGAGGAACCACTATCTCAGAACTACAACAACTTGGAGTTGAAATTGACGCTTCTCAATCTGGAGTTCAAAAGCTTCAAGCCCTCTCATTAGCTTTAGAAAAAGTTGGTGATCCAAATGTTGCTAGTAAAATTAAAGAATTGGCTGGTGGCGTTTTTCAGATTAACGTTGTTTCTGCTGCCCTAAAAGACTTATCTAGTGAGACTTCCATATTTGCCGATGCTGCCTCAAAATCAGCCGCAGCTTCTAATGAAGCTTTTAGTAAAAATGAATCTCTGAATAAAAGTCTTTCTGCTCAAATTAATGCATTAGTAGTCGGCGCTACAAATCTTGCTGAGAAAATTGGACAGATTACATTATCTCCTATTTTAACTGATTTAACAAGTTTAGCCACAAAATTTACTGATTTTTTAAGTAGTTCTTTGGACGAAGATTCTGGCAATAAATTTATAAAAGGCTTCTTTCAAGGTATATCTAGTTTTATATCAGGTCCGGGTGTTATCTTAGTTACAACAGCGTTTTTGAACATATTTAAGATTGTGGCTAGATTTGCTAAAGAAGGATTTCAAGACCTTCTTAGACTTGGTTCTGGACAAGAAAGAGTTAAAAATATTGAAGCTGGAATTGTTCAACTTCTTGGTCAAGATGAAGCACTTAGAAATAAAATTGCCAGCACAACTGTTACTCAAGCTCAAAAAGAACGGCTTATTATTCAGGCTATTGAAAAGGAAAACGCTTTACTTAGACAGCAACAGGCTATTATTGCTCAATTAGCGTCAGGAGCGGCTAGAGCCGGTATAACTGGCTTCGGTGCTGGAAAGGGTTTTTCTGGCAAAGGGGGTAGGGGCAGGGCTTCGGGCTTTATGCCGATTGAAGGAGCTATGGAAGTTGCCGAAGCACGTTCTCTTGGAGCGAGAGGCGCTGTTAGGCCAAAGCTTTCTCAAGGCACTATTGGTGGTCGGAAATTTGTTATGAACTCTCAGGAAACTGAGATTCCCAATTTTGGTAGAAACGGGGATTCTGCTGTTATTCCTAATTATGCAAAGGGATTTGTGCCTAATTTTAAGAGAAGAGGCGCGCCATCCAATCAACCAAGGGTTGATGAATCTACTACAGTTGAAGAACTTGAGAAGCTTTCAGACACACGATTAAAAGCTTTATCATCAAATTTTCCAAACGCAAAAAAAGCCCTCGAAAGAAAAAAAGCTGGAAAAACTCCATTAGGTTCTGAAAGCAATAGAATAAATATTAACGCTTCTCAATTTGGATTTTTAATTCCAAAGATAGGCGCGAAGCAGTCACCTCCAAAAAGGGGTCATTTTACCACTCCTACAGGAAAAATCTTCTTTGACATGAAGGGCGTTAATGTGCGAGGACCAATTTTGCCAAGGAATGTAGGTAAAGTTCAAGATCCAGAAGCGGCTGATTTGGAAGAAGCTATCAAAGGTAGTATGGTAGAAAAAGCAACAAAATTTGCTAAAGTTCTAAAAGGACCATCCACTAAACCATCAAAAGAGAGCGTTAAAAAAAGACTTGAGGAACAAAAGGGTGGACTTGGCGCTATTGGAGGGGCTGTAGGCGCGGCTTTTGAAGCTGGTGTAGCTACAGCGTTAGGAGTAAAGGAAATAGATATCACTAAAGAGCAAGGCGATTTTGATTTAAGGTCTACTGACAGTGAAGGTCTTAATCCTGATATTTTTGCTTTGTTTGGTATTAAACCATTTGCTTTGGGTGAATTTAAGTCTTCTGCTTCCCCTACAAACTTAAATAGTTTTGCAAGAAAAATTGTTAAGGAAACCACAGGTAAAAGTTTTGATCTGAAGGGTAGGAAAAATTTCCCTATTGCTGCCAAAGCCGCAGGATTTATACCAAATTTTGCTAATCCATTGGGAGAAGCCATCTCAAGAGAGACTTCTGGAACTGGCATTTCAAAAAGTCAAGTTCGTATTTCAAATGACAAAAGACTTGTCAATAAGTCCAATCCTTCGGGACTTGCTGTTACAAACACAAGAGATGAACCAAATGGTTTAAAAGATGTTTTTGCTTCTGGTTTTGTTCCAAATTTTGCTCCCAAACCTCAAGGATCAGGGAGCAATGCATCAGTAGGAGCAGCGTTAGGTCTTGGCCTTTCTTTTTTATCTCCTGTTCTGACAGAATTAATAGGCGCGAATACTGAAGCTGCAATCACCTCTAAGCAATTATCTAAGGAAATAGAAAAATTAGAACAAGTATTATCAAAGTTAGATAACGAAACTGAAAAAGTTAAAATTGAAAAATTAACTGAAAAAATAGAAAAATTAAAAAAGAGTCAACAGATTGCTTCTAAAGCTGCTCAAGATTTTAATAATCAACTTATACTTGGAGTAAACAGTGTATCTGCTTTTGCTACTGTTATAGCACTTTTACCACATAAATTTAAATTAGCGTCATTAGGAATAGCGGCTGTAGTTGCCAGTCTTTTGTTGGCTCAAAAATTAAATCGAGATCAGAGGGCGGCGTTTCTTGAAAAACAAGGTAAAATAGGTCCAGAAAGTTCTAACGATTTGCAAGTAATTAGAGAATTTAATAAAAATCTTTTAGTTAGTGATAATTCTAGTGTCTTGGATAAAATACTCGCTGCAATTCGCCTTATTGATCCAACTGAAATAATTATTGCAAACGAAGCTAAAACGAACAACGATCCGTTCCTTCAAGCAAGTAAGGAATTAAACGAAAGAATAGACTCTATACAAAGAGAGGAACTCGGTGGAACTGGTGCATTTGCTGATGTTGTAGGATTAAATAATCGGTTTAAACTTCTTTCATCTAGAATACAAGAACTTAGCGGAAATGTAGAATCTGCTGGTGGAGTTTTTGTTTCTGCCTTTCAGAGCGTAAGTGAAGGCAAAAGATTTTTTGATGACAACGTTTTTGGGGGAATAGATTCACAAATTCAATTAGCACAAAAGGCATCTAAGTTAGATACAACTTTAGGAGACGACCCATCAGCCTCTAAAAAAAGAGCATCAATTGAAGATCAAAGAACAGCAAATATAAATGTAGCTACTAAAGATTTGGATAAAACATTTCTGGATGTAAGAGGATCAATTCAGTCAGTTTCAGATAAACAAGCGGCATCGGCTGGTTTATCATCAAGTTTTGACACATTAAATTTAGATCCTAGAAAAGATATACAAAATATTTTAAACTCTCTTGTAGCGACGGTTGCAAGTAGCGAAAAAGTAGCAGATGCGATGGAGGGAACAAGTATTAATGATGGCACAACTCCAGAATTGTTTAAAGTAAGAGATATTATTGAAGGGTTCGCGGACACTTTAAGCGGGAACGAGTTTTTTGGTGACACTAAAATTCCCGCGAATCTACTGAGTCCCGATTTTATAAGAAAAGAGTTAATTAATACTTTTAGCAAGGAAAGCATAGGAGGGTTTGCGCCAACAAAAAACGTAGACAACGGAGGGATAAGCTTCTTTATAGATTCAGCCGTAGATGCATTGAAAAAAATTGGAGGAGAAGAAACACAGGCAATAGTTGATAGTAATAAAGAAGCTAATAATGCTGTAGACACAATGCTTAAAATTGTAGAAAAACAAGAGTCAGGAAAATTAACATCAGAAGATATGGAGGCGTTTTTAAGTGCCAAAGATGTATTGTTTGATTTTGGCGCTCTAACTGAAGACACTTTACAAGAATTTGATTCTGATATCGCAAGCTTTTTTGGTAAAGTTGACACAGCTAATACGGCTGCTATAATTGAAAATAAAAAAATTACCATTGACGAACTTAAAACACGAAAAAACTTAAACGATGAATTAATAAAAACGATACAAACTAATTTCGGAGAAAACTTAAAAAACACCGAAGACTTTGTTCTTGAAAAAGGAGGTCTTGGCGAATTTGAAGGTCGTGAAATTAAAGCTTTTAGTTCTGATTTCTTCAAATTTTTAAAAGATCGTGGTCTAGAAGACCGAAAAGCTGAAGAGGCTATAGCCTTAATTGGTGGGGATACAATAGATCAATTTGCAGCGTCAATTAAACAGGGAAGCGGAACTGAATTGGACAAACAAATAGATTTACTTAGTTTAGGTGTTGATAAGACTTTTACTGCTAATCAACAAAAGCAACTTGGACTTGTTGGGGAAAACTTTTCTCTAGATGAATTTAAAAAACTTAGCGATTTTGCTACCGATGAGGATAGTGGGATTAGTGATCCAGCAAGGGGAATTATACAAACTGCTTTAGGCGACGTAGCTAAATTAGATACTGCATTAGACAATATAACTGATAAAGAAAGTTTAGTAAACGTGCAGGAACTATTTGATACAGCTTTTGACTCTCTAGGTGCGATTGATTCAGAGGGTAATGAAGGACTAGTTGGCGCGGTTGTTGCAGGAATAACAAGATTGTTTGTGAAACAAGAAGGCTTAGAAGACGCTTCTTCCACTGCCTTAGCCACAAATCTAACAGAAGCACAGGAGCTAGATAACGCATTTCTTAAAGCAAGTGCTGATGCAGAAAAGCAAGAACCACTAAGAGCCGGTGAAAAAGCAAGTGACGTTAGTTCACAGCGATTGCAATTTGACACAACACCTAAAGAGGGATTAGGGGAGGGTCTAAAAGTTGGAGATGTATTACAAGGAGCAGCCTTAGAAATAAAAGCATTTGCAAAAAAAATTAATGATGAAGCAAATGCTCTTGGTATTGATGTTATAGGAGAGGAAATAGGAACTGTAGCAAACGATCTTAAAACATTAGGAGAGGCTGGTCAGACTGCCGCTAACGCTCTTAGCGAACTTGGGGGGGGAGAGGATGGACAAGAAAATCCTTTAACCCAAGCTCAAGCAGCTTTACAAGAGGCAATGTCAGCTTTAACAGAAACTATCATAGCGGAAAAAGATAAGCTAGAAGGCATAGACAGGATCAAACCAAAATAAAATGTCTTTAATAGTTACAAAAATAACAAACGCAAGCTCAACTACGGAGTTCAACTATTTAAATAGTGAACACGTTTGGGGTTTAATTTTTACTGCAAATTATGAATTTTCTATTCACGATGCTAGAATGGAAGATGGTGATACTTTGCTAGAAGGTATCGAAGCTTTGCAAAATGCTTACATGAGGCCAAACATTGCGGCTAAAATAGGCATAGATGAATTTAGGAATGGAGAGATCACTTCATTAAGCTTACCTGAGTCCAATAGAGCGGGAATAACGACTGCCAGCATCTCGATAAGCGAAAGGGTTAAGTTGAATTCAGATGATGGAGCTTTATATGACATAACTCAAAATACTCCATCTCCTCAAGACGTTGAATCTTTCTCTGAAGATTTCTCATTTTCCAGAGACGAAAATTCTTATTCTTATCAGAGAAATTTAAATTTAAAATACAGACAAGATACTTCTAATGATTTTTTCAACAAAGCTTATCTTTTTATTAAAGGAGCGTATTTTAATAATAGACCCTCTTATGGTTTTCAAGAAGATGGTATTTCAGAAAATGCAAGATTCAACCTTGGCTTAAAACCTTCTATTTCTGAAACATATGATATTTTAAATAAAGAAATCAGTTTTTCAGAATCATTTTCTTCTAATCGCATAGAAACAAAAAACGGAATAACTTTTTCTAAAAAATCTACTCACAGCGAATCTTTAAACAATGATGGTTATACTGAAAAAAAATTCGACATTGAGATAAAGGCTCTTCAAAAACCTATAGAAGTTAATTTGAATTCTGGTATGCAGATAACTCTAGATGAGTTGATTTTGGAGAACTCTTCAGAGTTTGGAATACCATCTTCTATAGAAAAAAGCTTAAAAGGAGATGGAGGATTAGGTTCTCTGTCTGTATCTTTCACTAATGACCCAAGACAAAATTCTTCAACGAACGTAAATTACAGCGCGTCCAAAAAAAATGCAGCTTTTGAAGATTATTCTTTTTCTTTAAATGTAGTTACAAAAGCCTCAAATAAAAATGATGCGTTCAATCAATCTGTTTTATATTTGAAGAATAATCCTAACATAGCAGTAGATAAAATAGCAATTTTGTTTCCAGAAACTGCTGATATCACTTTAAATGAAGTTTCTAGGTCTGTTTCGTTTAATCCGATTCAAAGGAGCGCTTCTCAAAGAATTAATTTAACAACTAATCCAGATTATCTAGACGAAGCAGACGGAGTGTTAAAAAGAACGGTTTCTATATCTGATACTAATCAAGTCAACAGAGATTCTGTAACCCCTATTCTTGGTAATAAAGAAATTATAACAAGAAATGAAAATAAAACTGAAGGAAAAAGAACTGTATCTGTAAATATGGTTTCAAATGATGAATCTTTTGTAGAAGATTCTCTAACACTTGCTTCTCAAAATGAACCAGACTCTGAATACAAATATATAACATCCAAAAGGACAAGCGAAAGACCTTTGCAAAAAACCGTTTCATCTACTTTGGAATTTACTTTTTTTGATTAATGATTGATATTTCTTACGGAGGATATTCTTTTCCACAACCACTTCCATTTGTAGGCCAAGATGAAGCGCCTGTTTTTTTGAGTGGTAGAGTAGACCATTCTATAATTTCTATAGAACTTATAGGGCAATTAACCGGATGTGATTTGCCTTCATTAAAAGCTCAAAAAGAAGAAATGGTTATTGGTTTATCTAGTGGCTTTCAACAGTTGACTGTTGGAAATACTGGATTTGACTTTGCAAAGCCGATTAGCATAAGTTTTCAAGATTCTGATTTAACTAGAATATTACCATACAATGTATCGTTTGAAGTATTTCACGAAAAAGACTTTTCTAAATTTTATGGTATTCAAAACCCTGTTGACACTTGGGAATATGAAGAAAACGAAGACAACAATACTGTCAATGTAGTTCACACTGTTAGCGCCAGCGCAAGAAAAACTTCAGGCGCAGATACTTTAACTGTCGCAAAAGAATTCGTAGAATCTCGTTTAAATGGATTTGATAATATGTCTATTTTCTTTACGGGAAATACTTCTATTTTAAAATCAAAAAATGAAACAGTAAATAGGGTAGATAACTCTTATGGCGTTACCGAGACTTATGAACTTAGCGAATCTATTGATGGTAGAGATCGGCCTGATTCAATAATTAGACCAGAATGCCAAATATCTTTTAATGCAGATTCTTCGCTTTCTTTAACGGTAAATGGAACTATTGTAGGAGGGATAAGCGGTAGCGCAGATACGGGATATTTTACTCCTGAAGATGCAACAGAATTTGCGAAAAATGCTGTTAAAAGAACTAAAATTGATTACGAAAATTCATTGTATGGTGATATTTTCCGTGAACCTGAATCATACAATTATGATATAGACACTGGAGCGAATAGTATTTCTTTCAGCTTTTCTTTTAACGATCCCACTGATTTTAGAACAGGCGAAGTTCTAAATGACTTTTCTTCTTCACTTGAAGCATCGAAAGATCAAGGTGGAATTATAGTATCCTTAAATGGCAAATTTTATTATGACGGGACCAAAGATATATTTTTAACAGACGCTCCAGAGCAAGAACAAAGATATCAAAAAGTCGAGGCTGTTTTTAGCGGTTTCGATCCATACCCTATTGCACAATCTCATTTTGAACATTTTACTGGCTTTAGTTTAAATTATAACTCATCACCTTTAAACACTACAATTCAAGATTTTAGTATAGATAAAAATCCTCATTCTTCTGAAATTAATTATTCATATTCTTTTTCTAATATACCAGATTTATTTTCTGGAATGATCAAAAATGCTGAAGTAACAATAGATACTCAGCATCCCATTGCTGCATATGGAATAAAGTCAACCATTGATGGGTCTTTTAGCATTCAAAACCTTTATGATACTTTAGAAAAAAAATCCGTAACTGTGAATGGAACATTAAATACAGGAATTAGCGTTGGTTCTGCCACTTCTTTTATTTATAATTATATATCACAACACTCTGGAAGTTCTTCTTCTATGGCCTCAGATACAATTCGAACTGGAAATAATACTATATCCATATCAAGAAGTTTCATAAATGAATAATACTCTTTCAACATTAGCCAACGCTTATTTAAATAATGGCACTGGTGCTATCATGCTGTATTATTCTATGGAGGATGAAACAACTGGCGTTGTAGGCTCTGGAGGAGAGTTTACAGGTGTTGTGATGAATGTTTCGCCGTCTTCTACTGTCGGACACACAGGGCTTGTCATAGACGCTACAGGGGCTACAGAAGCAGAAGCTGGCTCGCGATTAGAGACTTTTTTCTTGAATGAAAAGAGTGGTGTTGATCTTAGCTTTTCAAGTATAAAATTTGATGCATTCTTAGATGAAGGCTTCATGTCTCCAGATGATTTTGAAACTGAAACATCCTTTCTGTTTTCTTTTGAAAAAATAAAAAGGAAAAATGGTGTGCTTTTCGGTAATTTAAATAAAGAAACTTTTGACAACGGTGAAGTATCTTTTAGTTATGGTAAAGGATTTAACATAGGCATAAACGATAGAAACAAACTTTTCTTTCAAGGAATAGATTCAGAGGTGGGAGAATACGTGCTTGTGGCTGATGATTTAGAATTAGCTAACAAAAACATTTGTTCTGCTACAGTTTCACCATATCGAGTATCTTTTTCAGTTTATAATTTAGCAGATGACAATTTTGAAACCACCTCGCTAAGAACTGATAGCAAATTAGAAAATCTTGAATACACTGGCAATTTCTACATAGGAAAATCAGACCATTATATAAGACAAGACAACAATACTTTTAGTGGATACTTAGATCAGTTTATGATGATCACAGGTGTTCATGGTCCATCTGATTTAAAATCAATTGCATCCGGTTTTGTGGCAACTGGCTCTGCTGTTTCTGGAGCATCATACATAGATAATGTTATTACAGGGGCTGATATAAGTCTTGTTCATCCGGTTGGAATTACAGGGTATCAAGCTGTTATAACTGGCTTTCAAGAAGATTTGTTAGATAGTGAATTAATTGAATTCACTTTAATACGAAACGAATTTACTCCTTCAACCTTAAAAGATGGTGAAAGGTTTATCACTGGATACACTTTGCCAAATAACTCTGGCGTGTTTACAGAGGAGACTTCTTTTCTAATTCCAGAAAATAATTATACGGATACCGGAGATGACGCACACGCAACTTTGGGATTAATTGATATATCTAATGTAGTTACGGATTTTAGTTTACAATCTAGTAAAACCGTAAAAACGACAGGGATTATTCCTCTATATGATATAAGTGGAATTACTGGAATTTTGATAAATGAGCCAACTGGATATTTGAAAACATTTTTAAGTAAAGACTTCAATAGAACTGGAACAGTGGTTGAAAACCTAATTTTTAGAGAAGGCTACGCAGAACAATACAAATATGATTACCTACACTACCTTTCTCATAGAATATGATTGAATATATTCAAAATACTGGACTTCTTTCAAGAAAAGAGGATTACTACAATGTAGGTCAAGTTTCTAACGGGATTGGCTCTATAAATAGTAGAAACCCTTTAATTAATGATGTTTATCTAAATGGTCAAACTTTACTAGAAACAGAGGCAGATGTTGAAGTTATTGGTCAACGAGAAATTATTTCTCATACTGGAGACTTCTTTTTATCTGGTTCTTTACTTAGATCATCAACAGGGGTTACTGATCTCTTTCTTTTTGAGACAAATAATTTGAAACATGATTTTATACAAAGCGGACAACACCCATTTTTCTCTTCATCAGTTCATAATGAACTGATCATAGGTTTTAGTGGGGTTGCTAATGATTTATCAGGTGACTTAATTTTTCTCAATGGCGCAAAACTTGTAAGTGGTCAAGATTATGTAGAAAATTCAAATGGGAATTTTGATTATATAGGAGACACCACCGAGACAGGCTTTCTTTTTAGAATGCCAATTAAGGAGGACGTTTTTACAAGTGGGCTTTTTGATTTAACAGGAGTCTTTTTTAATAAAGACACTACTGTTGGTTATTTAAACGGAATGAGGGTTGATGATGATGAGCTTTTAGAAACTTCGTCATTACTTCTAGATATAATTGAGACGGGATTAAATAACACTTTTGAATTCAAAATTTCTACAGAACCAAAATATATTGTCTTTTAATATGGCTACAGAACATTCTAGAAAAAATTTAGGCTCTTTATTTGGGGGAGAAATTATGTCTATCAACTATAATTTCCAATCTGGTTCAGAAGCATCAACTTGCACTCTAACAATTATTAGTGAGAATAATGAATATAATGTGCCAAAGATGAATGAAAAAGTTCACATACCTCCGTTTGGTCTTGAGATGATAGTCTTAGAGACTTCTCTAAGACAAGATAGTAAATTTACTACTTTACAAGTAGAGTTGATTGATTCGATGTCAGAGATTTTAGACAGAGAAATGGTCTTTATATGGGGAACTCATACTGACATGAGAGGAAATTTATCTTCTAATGGATATTTAATTGATAAAACACTTTTTCTCTCTCCATTAGATTATCCAAAAAACACTAGGTTTTCACGTAATCTAGCTCGTCCTACAACATCTAGAAATTTTAACAAAAATTTTGGTAATGGAGTGAATGTTATTGGATTTGGAAGGATTACCCTGAGAGAAGAAGCTTCTCGCACAATAACCATTGACCCCTCCGCAGAGCAATTAATTGATGGTAATACTTTTGTAGAAGAAAAAAGGGTGGTTATTGATGCATTCGAGTTAAATAGAACATTAACTACCGACAAAACAATGTTATTAGCAAATCACCTTCCTTTAATCTCGCTTGGTTATGATCCAGAACAAGCTGAGTTAAAGTTTGGTTATACTGCATCAGACTTATTCAAACTATTTCTTTCAAAAGGTATTTCATTTGAATCTAATGATGAGCGTTTTTTATCAGATGAAAATATAATGTTTTCCGATTCTGGAAGTTTTAGAAAAGTTTTATCAAGTGTATTATCAAAAATAGGTAGGTCTTTTTATGTAGATCCATTTACTCAGAAAATACATATTGTTACAAATGGTGAAATAGCATCTATTAATACAAATTTAAACAATATGTATTTGAATTTTGAAAATACAGAATCCGCAGAGCAACTTACATTAACTAAAAGTATAAAAAATGTAGAAGCAACTCATCATTTTATAAAAGGACAGGCTACTAAATTTGTAGGAGAGAATTCTTCTTCCACGTCTGTTGCACCGAAAGCAAAAAAACATGTCTTATACAAGTTAAGTGGAGAGGAACTCTTTAAAGAGTTGGATCTAAAAGAGGCAGACATAAAATTTGCCAAAATAGTCGCACCTTTCTACAATAGAACACAAGATACAGAAGCTACAGATAAACTTGTTTTTGCTTTAGGGGAAACTAGGCCGTTTGAGCTTAATGGCACTTATTATGGACCAGATGAATATCGTTATTCGGACGTGAATCTGTTAGATAAAAACAGAGGGAACTGGTTTAGCGTTATAAATTCTGATGATAGATATAATTTCTTTGACTTCGATCCTAGTATCTCTACAGATGCTATACGATTATTAATAAATGGAAAAAATGCCATTTCTGTAAGCGAAGCCAATTATCTTGCTTTTATCGACAGTTATATGACTCTGTTGGGAGGCGTTTATATTAGCAGCCCTATTTCAAAGAGAAGATTAGATCGTAGGCAATATCTTGACACAGAGTTAAAATCAGGAGAATATGTTATAGCTATAGCAGATGCAAACGAATTCATAGATAACGTTCCCGAACTTAGTTTCTTGCAGAAATTACGAATAAAAGCAGCGAATAAAACGGGAGGTAAGATTAAAAATATTAGAGTAAAGGATTTAGCTGCAAGACTAAAAATATTACAAGGGGATGATGAAGAAGAGGATAATACATCTGATGATGAGGATGATGAAGGTAATCCTCTTGGGTCTAGATTCCATGTAATTGCAGTTAGAGATATGAAATATTTTAATGACAACGGGATATCTGAAGATGAAGGTGAAGGGTTTTCTGAAAGAATTCACAAAAACTTTTACTTATTTACAAGCACACAGGGTCGTTTTCTTGTAAAGCAAGATAATAAAAGCACTAGTAAAGCTGAAGATATAGCAAAAAGATGCGAGCAAGCATTTGATGATACTGGAGTATTAGATGGAGTAAAGGAAAAATTAATTGTAAAGTATATGGTGGTTGGAAATGATAAAAGCTCTGGTGACCAGCAAGATACTAGCTCACCAGAAATTAATTTTCTTAGAACTGATTTGTCTAATGTAAAACAATTTGCGTCACGGCAATTCAGCGTATTTTCTTCTGAATACGAAGAAGCGAACCATTTTATTAAAAATATAAATACGATTAATCCAGAATTTGAAGGACCATTTATTACAACTGATATAAAATATTTTAGACCTCCAGAAAGAGCCGATTTTGATATGGATAAAGGTGTTAGCTCTATTTCTGTTTCAATGGGCGCTCAAGGTATTTCTACATCTATTAGATATTCTTCAATTAAGTTCGCTCAAATAGATACATCTTTATCTAGAGAATTTTTAGGTTCATCAACAACTGATCAAGTTAAGAGATTTTCTCAAAATGCTTTTGTTAAAAATAGAATTGGAAGTTAATCCAACAAACCTAAAATAATTCTAGCTTCTTTTGCTGGTATATCTGAAAAAGAATCCCAAAGTGCAGCATCTTCATTTCTGTAAAGTTCCTTTTTCCAAAGCTTTCGCAAAGTTTCTTTGAAGTCTTTTAAGTCTTCAAATTTACTAGACAGAGTTTCTTGTGGGCTGAATGAAGCGGAAGATACCGTTTTAGTTTCCAATACATCAGATTGGTCTTCTTCTTTCTTTGGAGTAGACTTATCAATTTCATCTGCACCAACAATATGAACGTTCAAGAAGTTTCTTACACAACGGACGAAAGCTCTATTAGCTGCAATTGATTCTAAAAATTTAACAGAGAAGCCATCGCAGTTATTTGAAGTGGCATTTGCTACTTCTGTAAAGTCAATAGATTTGTGATTTGTTTCATAATTAGGAGTAAATTTAACTTCACATTTAACAACCGCTCTATCGTAAGATGCTTCTATAACTGTAAAATTTACGCTCTTATAACCTCTAAGTTTCAGAAGCTCCTTGATACCAGATAGCTTGATCAAAAGTTGATGATCTTTTAAACCCTTGACTGAATCTGGAACTTCTTTGTCGAACTTCTCAAACCAACCTTTGTTGGGGTAAAGGTGTTCATCATTGATCATGGCTCGCCAATCGACAAAACCATCTTCATTGAACATATATTGAATATTTTCTAGCAGACCATTTTCATCTCTTGAAACTTTTTTTGGTCCGATTGAGTTGTCTATTTTTTTTGCTTTACTCATAATCTACTACAAGTATAGATCATTAGTCAAATATAGTCAACCTTTTTTTAACCTTCACACGCAGAACAATTATCTTCGTTAAACTTTCTGAAAAGCTCCTGTGCTGCATTACTGCTATGTTGATAGTAAAGGCTTTTTACTCCAGATTCCCAAGCGTAAAGTGTTAGTTGATTCATTTCTTTAGCAGAAACACCCGATGGAATCATAATATTAAGGCTTTGACCTTGATCAATATGCTTCTGACGTTGCGCTGCTTGTGTAATAATCTCTTTTTGAGAAATCTCAGCAAATGTCTTGAATACAGCCTTTTCTTTTTCAGTTAAAAAATCCAGTTGCTGAACAGAGCCATTATTTCTCAAGATAGAATCCCAAACATCGCTAGTGTTTTTATCTTTTTCTTTAAGCAGCTTTTCAAGATACTTATTTTTAATAGTGCCTTTGAACTTGGCAATGTCCTTTACATAGTAATTACTTTTGAAAGGTTCAATGCTTTGTGATACTTGACCAAGAATAAAAGCAGACGAAGTATTTGGAGCCACAGCCATGCGAGTAACCCATCGCTCCCCTCGACCTTCTAGCATTGGAGGCTCGCCCATTTCTTTAGCTGCTTTCTTGGATGCTTCAAGGCTTTGATTTTTAATTGTTTCAAACATTTCTGTATTCAACATCTGAGCCTCAAGAGACTCAAATGGTATCATTTTACTTTGCAGAACAGAATGATAACCTGTAGCTCCAATTCCAATCGCTCTTTGATTTATAGCAAAGTTTCTTGGTCTTTGCATAAATGAAACACCCTCTGACTTTTGGATAAATTCAGTCAAAACCGAATCAAGAAAAAAGGACATAATCTCTACAGCGTCAGTGTCCTTCCAATCATCATAATGAAGCAGATTCATTGATCCCAAACAACAAACAAAAGATTCGTCTTTATCAGACGATAGCATAATTTCAGAACATAGGTTTGAGCTTTTAATATCTCTGTTATTATCTTTGTAAACTTGTGGCGCAGCGTTATTTGCGTTGTCGTAAAAATAAATATAAGGAAGTCCAGTTTGTGCGCGACTCTCAAGAACCTTTGCCCAAACTTTACGCTTCTCCTTATCTCCGCTCTTCATCTCTTTAAGCCAATCATCTTTTACAACAACACCAGTTAACAGGTCTTGAATAGGATGACCTTCTTTTCTAATATTCAAGAAGTCTTCAATATCCCCGTGGTCAATAGGCAGATATGCTGCCATCTTTCCTCTACGAACGTCTGCTTGCTTGCATACGTGGGATACTGAATCAAATAGCTGCATAAAAGTTACAGCACCATCCGATATGCCTCCCGTAGAAATAGCTGCACCTCGCTGTCTGATTTCACCAAAGTAGCCAGAAGTTCCACCTCCCATTTTAGTCATCATCCCCACTTCGGCTGTATTGTAGAGGATTGAGTCCATAGTGTCTTCTACGTGACTGTTAAAACACGCAATAGGGAACCCCCTCTTTTTGCCAAAGTTAGCCCACACTGGAGAAGAGAGAAGAAAATGACCTTTCTCCATGTGATAATAAAAGCGATCTGCAAAACCTTCTTTACCAAGGTAGTTCTCTGCTGCCGAAGCAATGCTTTTAATTCTTTCAATCGCGTCCTCGCCTTCTGACAAGTAGCCGTTATTAAGAAAGATTTGTGATTTTTTATTTAGCCAATTCATTTTTAGAAAATAGAGTCTTCATCGAAAGACTGATCAAATTTGTTGTAAGCAGTAGGTCTTTGATCAAAGAAGTCAACATGAACATCACTTAAAAGTTCTTCATTGAACCATTTAGTCTTTATAAGTTGGTCTTCATTCGTTTCGAAAATCGGGTCTAGGCCAATTCCAGAAAGGCTTGTGTTGAGCCTATCCTTTACAAACTCTTGGACCTGCTCTTTTTTAATAAAGTCAGTATCCCCCTCTTCTAAAATCCAATCCAAAACCTTGTTCTCTGCATCAAGAGCTTTTCTACAGTAGTTATAAATTAACGATTTGAACTCGTCGTTAAAATATTCTGGATGCTCTTCTCTGATTTGTCTAATGATATAAGTTCCGAAAGAACCATGCAGAGCTTCTTCTTTAGAAGTTGCCGCAACAATATTATTAACAGCTTTAAGCTTCTTGCGGTGCTTATTGAAAGACATTATGATAAAGAACTGAGAAAACAAAGATACATTCTCAATAAACAAAGAAAAGAGAACGATTGATTTTACAAAGTTTTTCTCCATTCTAGCCTGAGCAAAATCCTTATATTTTTTAAGATAGTTATGTCTATCTATAATAACTGGAATATCATAAATCTTTTCGAACTCATTATTGAGTCCCATAACTTCCAGTAGGTGAGAGTAAGCTCTTTCGTGCCTAACCTCTGACTCAGCAAAGGTAGCACCAACCATCTGCACTTCTGGCTTGGGTAAGTGTGTATGGATATTACCCCAAAAAGTCTTTACACTTACTTCAATTTGAGAGATTAAAAGTAGGCATTTTTTAATAACCTCCTTCTGCTCTTTTGTTAGTTCGGTATGATACTCTTGAACGTCTTTCTCTAAAGCTTTACTCCACTCCGTATGGACCCAAAAGGAACGGTTAATGGCATCTGTATATTCTTCACACTCTTTGTATTCAAACGGCTTAAAATGCTCCCTTGGAGCGAAAATGTCTCTACTCATAAGATTTATCTAATTCGGCAATTTTAATATTAAAACAATCACTTCTGAAAGTAAAGTTATTACTCTCATCTTTATCGCCTTTCTTGTATTCGGTTGCTTCTGAAAAGAAATTCTTTTTAGATTTCACTCCAAGAAACCAGCCTACAGAGTAGTCATTCTTAACACGAACGAAAGCATATACATCACAATCTTGAATTCTTGTGCTTGTAGATATAGAACAATCGTATTCTTCCAATGGTTTTACAGAGGTGCGTTTTGTCTTAGCATCAACTTTTGTTCCATCATCCAACACAAGATCGTAGTCATAAGTGTTTTCGACTTTTCCACCCATAACCTTTTGGGCGATAAATTCTCCAATGAAACCAGCAAGATTTCCCTGACCTCTTGTTATGCTTTTATAAAGCTTGCCCATTTCAACCGCCTTTTTTCTGGCGGCACAGAGCATATCGTCAGTAATCTCTACTTGAATCATGTAGTAGAATCTTACACCGATAATCTAAATAAGTCAAGTCAAAAAGAAAGAAAAGAACATTAAAAACTCTATCCACGCTTTCTTTGGTTTGGTTAGACTAACCTAGCTACCGGACTGTATCTAATTCGGCAACATAGGTTATATGATCACTATAGGATTTATTAACTTCGTTACGCATCCTATAAGGTTAATCTATTAACTTTCTTCTTTATTCCAGAGCCTATCCGCTGAGTTTGGTTTCCGATTTAGGCTCTTAGTGCCGCCGCTCTGTAAGGTTCAGAGATAAGCCTCGCGGCTCATTCCGTTTTTATTATAAAAATCCATCAACCCAAAAACAACCAAAAAGTGAAAAAAGTTAAAATAGTGATTTTTTAGTTGATTTTTTGAATCTTTGACTTATACTCAGTGGTATGTTCGTAGAAGTTACTAATCAACAGAATATTCTGCCTAAGAATAATGGTGATCTAGGTTATGATCTTGTAGCTTCGTCTGATCCAGTTTTTGATTACGAAAATCAATTTATAGAATACTCTACGGGAGTCAGGTTAGCACCGTTTGCGGATACAATTCACGGGTTGATTTTTCCTCGTTCAAGCATTTCTAATAAATGGTTGACTCTTGCCAACGGAGTTGGGGTTATAGATTCTTCATATAGGGGAGAAGTAAAGCTAAGGTTTCGCTATCTTTGGCCGATGCATGAGACGATAGAAGGATATTCTAAAGTTAAATTTGATAAGATTTACAAAAAAGGAGATAAGATCGGTCAATTAGTTTGGTTTCCAGAGCAAATACTTAGCAACTACGTTGAGGTTGACAAATTTAGTGATTGCAAAGAATCACAAAGAGGCGAAGGTGGGTTCGGCTCTACAGGAGAATAATTATGGATGATAAAATTTACGTAGCTTTTACTGGATTCGCTCGTTCTGGAAAGGATTCTTTTTGTTTTGAGTTTCAGAGACAAGTAGAAGATTTTTCTCCTAACTTAACAGTAAGTATCTTGTCTTTTGCCGACCGCATACGCCAAGAGGTTGGAGCATTTGTGCAAGAGGAATTTGGGATATCAGCTTGGACGGAAGAGGACTCTGAAAAAGAAATCATCAGACATTTTTTACGAGGTTATGGAATGTCAAAGAGAACTAAGGATAATCTCTACTTTGTAAAAAAGCTTCAAAAAAGAATAGATGCTTTAGATAATTTATATTCTTCGCTTAATGTTGTTCTCATATCTGATTTAAGATTCGCTCAGTTTGATCAAGATGAACTATCTTGGTTTCATAGTAAACGAAAGAATCTTCATATTCATATTTGTAGATATAAAAAAGATTCAGATGGAAAACTTCAAAAAATAAAAGCACCCAACGAAGACGAGGCTGCGAATGAAGAGAAACTAGAGGATGCAGCAGATTTAGTTATTAATCTACCTTGGGAAGATGATTTGGGTCAATTTAAAAATGTAGTAAGAGAAAAATCCTCTCAAATCCTTAAAGAAAATATTAATTTATTTTTATGATCAAAATAGAAGATTTACAATTGGTGAGAGAGGTAAAGGAGGCGAAAAGTGAAGACGCTTTGCTTGAGCTTGTCGAAAGGCACTCAGGTCTTTTCTATAAAATAATTTCAAAAAACTTGCCGTTTTCAAAAAATTCTTGGGATGTTGAAGAATTAGTCCAAAGAAAAGAACATTTGTTTTACGAGGCTATTGAAACGTTTGATCCAGATAGGAATATAAAGTTTCACACTTGGCTGGCAAACAAAACTAAGTATCTTTGTCTAAGTCAAAGGTCTAAATTAAGAGACGAACCAGATTTTTGTGAGTTTGATGAGGGATTTGGTGGAGAAACGCATCTTTCTCCAGATGCCTATCTCTCAAAAAAAGAAGAGGTAGAGAGAATTTTGTTTTTGGCTTCTAAAAGATGCACACCAAAAGCACTTGAGATTTTTGAGAAAAAATATTTTGGTGGCGATAACAGGGCGGGTTTATCCTTTACTGAAATTGCAAAAGAAATGGAGATTAGTCCTCAAGCGGTTCAAGCTAGTCATGCCAAAACGTTAAAAGTAATAAAGAAAGCTATTTTAAATGAAAGTGTTATTTGATGGTCCAATCAACAATTTATCTTTAGGGAACGTTTCTGTAAATTTTCTTAGAGAGCTATTAAAAAAAGACGCAGTTTCAGCTATTTTTCCGGTTGGAGAAAAGGGGGATTTTGAATCTTTCGATTCCTTAGATGAATTGGTAAGGGGGCAGATAACATCACTTTCACATGGGCGTTTTAAATTTTTTGACCACAAGTTACCAACAATCAAGTGCTGGCATATTAATGGTTCTGAAAAGAAGCTTACAAACGATCAATATCTATATACTTTTTATGAGGTAGATTCACCTACAGTAGAGGAGTATAACATTTTAAAAAATCAGACTTGGACTTTCTTCTCTTCTTCAGAGGCTGCCGATTCTTTTAAAAAAATAGGTCTAGAAAACTGTTCTTACTTGCCTCTTGGTTTCGATCCAGACTTCTACAAAAAAGATGTAGAAAATGTTGATGGAAAGCCGATCCAATTTGGATTGATTGGTAAGTTTGAAAAAAGAAAAAATACAGAGCGAATCATAAAACTGTGGCTTGAAAGGTTTGGTAACAATCCAGATTATCAACTCAACTGCCTAGTTAATAATCCCTTTTTCCAAAAAGAAACATATCAAAATTTGATAGGTAATATTCTTGGAGGTAAAAATTGGAACAATATTAATTTTCTGCCTCACTTGTCAAAAAACTCTCAAGTAAATGATTTGATGAATTTTATTGATATTGATCTGAGCGGTCTGTCAAATGGCGAGGGATGGGGCTTACCAGCATTCAACTCCACCGCTTTAGGAAAGTGGAGTGTAGTTTCTAATTGTTCTTCTCATAAAGATTGGGCCACACAAGAGAACTCTATTTTGGTAGAACCCGAAGGAAAACAAGAATGTTACGACGAAGTGTTTTTCAAGAAAGGTCATCCCTTCAATCAAGGAAGTTATTACAAAATCTCTGACGAAGCGATAATTGACGGTATCGAAAGAGCGTTGAAAAAAGTAGGGGAAAATAATATAATTGGAGAGAACCTTAGAGAAGATTTTACTTACGAAAAAACTGTAAGTGGGATTCTACAAAAAATAGAAGAATCTTAATATGCCAATTTACGTTTACAAAAATGAAGAAACAGGTGGTTTCTATGAAGTTATCCAAAAGATGACAGACGATCATGTTTTCTTCGATCCAGAGACGGGAGTTGAATGCAAAAGGGTTTTTACTGTTCCTAATGCTAGTGTAGATTCTTTTTCAAACATAAATCCTTTTGACATTAAGGAAGCTACTCAAAAAACTGCGGGGTTTAAAGGAAGCATAGGCGATCTTTGGGATATATCTAAAGACCTCTCTCAAAAAAGAGAAGATAAATTAGGTCACGAAGACCCGCACAAGCGCAAAGTATTCAAAGAATACGAAAAAAATCGTGGAGTAAAACACTTTTATGACAAACAATCCGTAAGAAGGGTTGGTGGTATAGCTTCTGTAGATTACAATGCTTCTACTCCAAATGTAAAGCTAGACAAGGACGGTAGCACTAAGGATTAAAATTCTTTACTAATGGATTATTATTTAAAAAGAACCAAAAATCCATTAATTTTAAAAGATTTAAAAAAACAAAGTCTAGAACTAAACGGGGGAAAGGAAATAACATGTCGATGCGAAAAGACATTTCCGATCCAAGATATGTATAGGTGCTTCTACTGTGGAGTATATTTTTGTTTAGGTTGTGCAGAAATACACTTTGGACAAAGTAGAGAAGAATATAATAAGATTAAATCATCTTAGTTCTTAACTCCATCCAAGTAATATTCTAGCCCATGCGCTATCTCCAGTGCAAATGTAGAAATATTGATGATCGAAAGATAATTCTCCGCTAATACCAGCAGAGTCAAAATTAGTTGGAATAGTTCTTCCAGTGTCTAATATTAATTTATCGACATAAAATTCATCAGATAATATACCGCTAAGATTGTTTGTATGATTTGTTGAAGAAACGCCTGTAGATTCAATTATAGAACTAAGAGAAACACCTGTAGATTCTATTAGAGAACCAAGGATTGCTCCAGTTGATCTTAAATTTAATTCAAAAAGCGCGCCAGTAGCTTCCAGAGGTTCAAAATATGAACCGCTGATACCTGTGGCTGTATGATTTAGTTGTCCACTTGCTTCAAGTAGGGTTTGTAAATTTTGAATTGGAGAACCAGAAAGATATGATGGGCCTTTTAAGTAAGACTCTCCTGACACACAAATACCTCCTTCAAAAATACCAGAATGACCTTCTTTTACTGTAAAAGAACCATCTGAAACCTCGGTATTACCACTTAGATAAACTGATCCGTCTACGAAAAGATCATTTAAGACAAAAGCTCCGCTGGAAAAATCAATAGTAAGAGCATTATCTCTAACAGATTCTTTGGGTCTGACTGAATTTCCATCTGCTATAATTGCAGAGCCGGTATTTTGATTTAAAACATTAGATCCAAATATTATAGCTGAATCATCAGAATCTGTTATGCGGTTCTGTTCTCCACCTAATATTGTATTATTGTTGCCCAACAAAACAGATTGATTAGAATTAATCAATGTATTATTTGAACCGCTAACAGATGCACTTATAGAATTTATAACTGAATTGTTATTATCTTGGATTAGATTAGAAGAATCAGAAAAAATAACTTTACCATTATTAACCTGTAAAGATCCAGTAATATTAAAATCTCCAGTTAAATTTTCAAGCAAGTTACAGTTAAAAAAGTCAACGCCCTCTTCAAAAGACAGGTTGCCGCTAGGAGTATTTAACGCATACGGGTTGTATTGACGAGGATCTAGTTTATTTATCATTGTATTTTCTAAAAAATTCCTTATACTCTTTTAGAGATATTATCAGTTATGAATTACACTATTTTTTCACCAAATAAGAAAAATTCGGGAGGACTAGCTAGTTTTCGTGTATCCAAGCAGAAAAATAAGAAGGATATGTGGGAAGAAAGGCTTTTTGTAGAAGTTGTCCCGCAAAAAGAATGGGCTGGCAGTCCACAGAAAACTGGATATAATCCAGCTAATAAAAAATGTATTATGATCTCTCCTTCGGAAGCGGGAGATATTTTACATACTCTTGATACTAAGATTCCTTTCGAGTCTTATCACAAAAACGGAGAAAGCGGAACTTGGATCAAAGCTGGTTCATTTGCTGGAAGCAGAAAATTTCGTGGTAGAGACGGACAAGAGGAGACTCACACGATTGCTAGATTTGCTTTTTCTGTTTCCTGTCCTAACCCTAAGTTTTATGTGGGTGTGGCTTTGAACCCTGCTGAAGCTTATTGTTTAAGAGTTTTTCTAGAAAACTATATTAAGGGCGCAATGGGTCTAGAAGGTGCTGAGTTGGCTAAAAAATTCAAGCAAGATCAGAAAAATAAGGAGGAAGAACCCGAATCTAAACCCGCTAAATCTAAACCCGAAGCAGAGCTAGAGGAAGAAGACTCTGGTATCCCATTTTAGTATTCTGATATAGACAAAATCAAATAACTTCTTTACGACTGTTTTGAATAACAAAGTATTAGTAACAGGCGCTGCTGGATTTATAGGGAGTAATTTATGCTCATATTTAGAGCATCTTGGATATCAGGTTAGTCGTTTCGATATAAGTAAATCTCATCAAGATGAATTTGATAAATTATCAGATATTTTAAATCAAGATGCGGTGATACATTTGGGAGCCAATTCTTCAACTACAGAGAAGAATTTAAAAAAAATATTAAAACAAAATTTTGAGTTTTCGAAAAGACTATATGAAGTTTGCCGTGATTCTGGAATCAAGTTTCAATATGCGAGTAGTGCATCTGTTTATGGCTCTTCTGAAACTTTTAAAGAAGATGAATTTTGTAAGCCTTTGAGTCCTTATGCTTTTAGCAAATATATGTTTGATTGTTGGTTAATGAATCAAGAATATCCATATCAAGGGTTTAGATATTTTAATGTATATGGGTTAGGAGAAGATAAAAAAGGCGAACAAGCTAGTCCTGTATCTAAGTTTATCAAACAAGCTCAAAGAAATGGCGAAATAAAAATATTTGAGAACAGTGAAAAATATAAAAGAGATTTTGTTTCTATTGATGATGTTTGTCGAATACATTACAGAATGTTAGATTATGATGATTCTGGTGTCTTTAACGTAGGCACAGGGCAGACAACTTCATTTAGGGATGTCGCAGAAATTGTAAAATTAAAGTCTAATTCAGTCATTACTGAGATCCCAATGCCAATAGAACTAAAAGGTCAATATCAAAAATTTACAAAAGCAGATAATTCCAAACTACAAGAAGTGATAGGCGATTATGATTGGCAGACCGTAGAGCAATATGTAAATCAAAATATAGATGCTTACGTTAATTAAATCTATTTTAAAATTTTGATTCTATGCACAAGGTTTTATTCATATCTAATTTTTCAAAAGCGGTTACTGGATTCGGAAAGAATATGAAAAATGTTCTTCGCCGCCTCCATGAAGATCCTGATATTGAAGTTGTCGAAGCGGCTAACGGCGTTCGTTTTGGAGCAGACCTAAGAACACCTTGGACATCCTACGGGACATTTCCAATCAAGCCATCTGCACTTCAAGAGATCAATTCAGACCCGTATAAAAAGAGATTAGCTGAATATGGGAACTATACTATTGATGAAATCATCGAAAAAGAAAAACCAGATGTAGTAGTAGGTATTGAAGATATTTGGGCTTTTGATTGGGCAAAAAAGCCTTGGATTGGCAAGATAGGTAGTGTCATTTGGACCACTTTGGACAGTTTGCCTATTCTAGATCAAGCTTATACCGTAGCTCCATTAGTTGATAAGTTTTTAGTTTGGGCATCTTTCGCAGAGGAAGAGATGAACAAAAAGGGCTTTGATGTAGAAACTCTACATGGAGCAGTTGACTATTCTTCTTTTTATAGGTTGCCAGATGAAGAGAGGCAAAAATTAAGAGCAGATCATGGTTTAGAAAATTCTTTTGTTACTGGATTTGTTTTTAAAAATCAACTTAGAAAGTCTGTGCCTAATTTACTTGAAGGTTTTAAACAGTTCAAAGAAAAGTGTTCTCCAGAAGATAATCCAAAACTGCTTTTACATACAGATTGGAAGGTAGACCAAAATACTTGGGATATTGTAAAATATGTTGAAGAAAAAGGTATCGACAAGAACGATATTCTCGCCACCTACATTTGCCCTAAATGCAAAAATTTTTCTATAAGACCTTATGACGGCGAGAATCAAACTTGCGATCACTGTGGAACAAAAGATTCTATGGTAACAAAGAGCAACGCATTCGGGGTTACAGAAGAGCAGTTAAACAGCATCTATAATATTATGGATGTCTATTGTCACCCGTTTACTAGCGGAGGTCAAGAGCTTCCAATTCAAGAAGCTAAAGCTGCGGGTCTGATCACGCTTGTCACGGAATATTCTTGCGGTTTAGACTCTTGTTATGAAAAGGATGGCGGCATACCTTTGAAGTGGGTTGAATACAGAGAGCCTATGACAAGATTTATCAAGGCGACAACTCTTCCAGAATCTATTTGTGAAAATCTTATCAGGGTAAAGGATATGCCACAAGACGAAAAGGATTCATTGGTTAGCAAAGCTCAAAAGTGCATTAAAGATAGATTTGATGCTGATAAAACAGTAGCTAGACTTAAAGAGATTATACAAAGTTTTCCAAAGACAAATTGGGATTTTAATTTTGAACAAAAGCTGGCAAATACTGATATCGAAGTTTCTTTTGATACCAATGACGGTGTTGGTTCAAAAGAGTGGCTTATTGATATCTATGATAGAATGTTTGACAAAAAGTTGAACGATCTATCTATAGAGATTGTAAAAGGTGTTCAAATTATCAAAGACAAGGGTAGAGGTTTTGTTTACGAATATCTTAGAAGACACGCTTTAGAAAAAAATCAAAAGATACATCAAAAACCAAAGGATATTACAGAATATTTTGAGGGAGAAGACGAGAAAAGAATTGTGGTCGTGATGCCAGAAAGCGCGGGTGACGTATTGATGATGAATTCATTGATGCAAGGATTGAAAGAGAAGTATCCAGAGTATAATATTTATTTTGTTACAAATCCAGTATTCTTTCCCATGATAGAAGACAGCCCTTATGTCCATAAGTTGCTGCCGTTCAAAAGAGAGATGGAGAATCTTCTTCTTTTAGAAGGACAAGGAGATCATAAAGGATATTTTGATATTGCCTTTCTGCCATTTGTGGGAACGCAAAAGTATCTTAATTATATGCACAACGGTCTTGATAGGTAAACATGGCACATTTAGCAGAAGTATATAGGAGAGATTTAAATGTAGAGGCTAATAAGCCTGTGCTTAGACCTCATTTTTTTCCAATAGGAGATGAAAAATATATTACTATTCATAACAGTAATAAAGTTCCAACAAAAAATTATTCTTACTGGAATGATGTAGTAAAAATTCTAAAAGTAGAATTCGATAAAAGGGGCGTTAAAATCTTTCAAATAGGAACAAAAGAAGATCCAGTTATAGAAGGAGTCGATGCGTTTTTTAACAACACGACCTTTAAGCAGAGTTGTTACATAATTCAAAATGCTATGTGTCATGTAGGTATTGACTCTGGACCCGTTCACATTGCTTCTGCGTTAGACATTCCTACTGTAAGCATATACGCTCATACTTATGCAGCGTCTTGCAGACCCTTGTGGAATGAAAAAAAAGCTTCGATAATCGAATCTGATAGGGGCGGTAGGAAGCCTTCTTTTTCAAATCACGAAGATCCTAAGATGATTGATCTTATTCAGCCAGAGCAAATTGCCAACGAGTGCTTCAAAAGATTAAAGTATAATACTTATCAAACCCAAGAGACTGTTTTTGTTGGCAAAGAATATACTCAGAAAATTATTGACATCGTTCCTTCTTCCATTCCAACGAAACCTGTTATCAATGATGCGGAGGTTAGAATTAGAATGGACATAACTCACAACGAACAAAATATGTCTACCCTTTTAAAATTATCGGCTAGACCTTGTGAGATAATTACTACTAAACCAATAAATACACAAGCACTTGAATTTTTTAAATCAAAAATCTCGAAAGTAGTTTATTTTGCCGAAGAGTTTTCCGAGTCTTTCTTAGATTACCTTAGAGTCTCAGGTATAGAATTTGAACTGAATTGTCTTTGTGAAGAAAAACTTTCAGAACAAAGAAATAAATTCTTTAACTACGATATAGTATATCTAAATCCAGAAGAAGAAGCCGAGAAATTAAAAGAAGAGGAGCTAAAGGTTTTACAAGAAAAGGCCAAGGTTAATTCTGGAAAATATTATCTGGTTGGAGATCAGATTTGTATGACTTTAGGCAAGGATCATAATGACTTAAAATTTTGGTTAGATGCTCCTCACTTTAGAATTTATTTACCTAAGCAATTCGAAAACAAAAAACTAACAGGAATAGGATAAACAAAATGACAGAGATTTTAATCTTAGATTACAATAGACCGCAAGAGTTGCTGGCACTTCTTTTGTCTATCAAAAAGAATGCTAGATTTGATAAGAAAGTAGTTGTTTTAAATAATGGTGGAGAGAAATATGCAGATCAGTTCCTTGAGTCTGGAATGTGCGATAGAGTTATACATAACGCTATTAATATTGGATGTGGAGCGGGAACTGTTCAACTTTTTTCTCAATGCCAAAGCGACTTCGCTTTTTACATACAAGTAGATCATTCACTAGAAACTGTTATTACAGAGAATATGATTGAAACATTTAAAAATGATATTCTTATAGAAGGTAATTTTTATGTAGATTTAGCGGGAGATCAAGGTCATGGTCAATATTCAGAGAGAGCGCAATTTATTAGAAGGTCAGATTACTTAATCGCACAAAAAGATTTTGGTGGTCCCGGCCCTCTAGCCGATCAAAGGTGGACAGAACAATCGCTTCAAGAGTATATGAACAAAGAAATGTCGTTTTTTAAATCTTACTACATGTTTAAGGATTGTGGGTGGGACAGCGTAAGAGAGAATCCAGACGGTTCTCTTTGGAAACATCATCCTGACACGAAAGTATTGTTCTGTTTAGAAACTCCAAAAGAAAAATTTGTTTATCCAAACTTGACCGATGAAGAATGGAAAGAAGCTATTGCAGGGGATTGGCCTACTTATGGAAAAATACCAGAAAACGAAAAAGATTTATCGTTTCAACATTGGAATGAAATTTAAAATAGCACAAATGCTCATGGATTATTATGAGATAGAAGAAGAAGAGTCTATGCTAATCGCTCAAGATATTTTAAACCTTATAAAGGAGGAAGCATGAGCAAGATTTACCTTTGCGGAATAACAAACTCAAACGAATATGATAATATTAAAGAGTTAACTGATCCTATTTGGGAGCATGTTGATGGTTTGATATTTGGATATGATTCTAATGAACAGGCTTCCTTGTTGGCTGGTCACAAAAAAGACGAGTGCTTTAATTTACTTGAAGAAAGAAAAGGAGATGGTGCTATTATTACTCGTCCTTGGACAAATGATCACGACCTTCAAATGAATGTGTTTCTTCGCGAAGGACCATTGAAATCTGGAGATTGGTTTATTCTAAGGGATTCTATGGAAAGATTTAATGCAGAATGGGCTAAAGAACTTCCTAAAACCTTACGCGCTTTTGAAATGCAAGGTATTCGCTCTGTATTCGATTATAGTAAGGGTTTTGCCTTTCAATGGAATGATTCTATGCTTTTTCAAGGATCGCCTCATTGGGGCTTACAGGGCGCGCAAATGAACTCTCTTAATTTACAAAATTTGTATGACGCAGATGAAAAAGAGCATACATGGAGAATAAAAGATGGAGAAGACGGGGGAAGACCCATTGACAATAAAATAGATCACGAAGTTAAATATGCTTGGGTATATGGTAGATCAAATCATTTGCTTTTAGGGCTTGAAGATAGTATAGAAGAGTATAAAAGAGCAGAATTGATACGACTTCATGTTCGCGACATTGCACTAATCAAAGGATTTGAGTATACGTTACATTCTCTGAAAGATTTTATGCTATGGTTTCAAGAAAATGATTTAGATAATTTTAAAGCATGGATCAATAGTCATAGAGTTTGGAAAAACTTTTATCGTTACAGAGTAGATAAAAGTGCGACATTTGAAGAAATAGAAAATACAGAAAAATCTTGGAGATACGAATAAATTTTAAAAATGAAAATTAGTATATATTCAACAGCATTTAATATTTTAGATAAAGGGTTTAATCATAAAGATGCACTAGACAACTGGTTTTATTACGCAGATGAAGTTTGTATTGCAGTCAATAAGAGTGTAGACAATACAGAAGCTGAGATAAGAAAATATGGAGAAGAAAAAGGATACAACTTAAAAGTTATTCCTGTAGATATTTCTTATGAAGACCCTTTTTGTTATGGAAAAACAGAAAACTCAGCATTGCAAGCTTGCTCTGGAGATTTGTTGATTCAACAAAATTTAGACGAAAGATTAGGGGGTGACAAAGAGGTAATCAAAACTTTAGGAAAACAGTTGATTGAAAACGAGAAATTCGCATCTTTCTTTGTTCCAGTGATTAATCTTTATGGAGATTATGATCACTTTATTGACTTTGGTTCAAAATGGTATATCCATAAAACAGGATTAAATAGAGGTCCAGTAAATTTCGGTATCAAAGAAGATGGTCGCCCTGATTACAATAAAACAAGCACAGACGAGCTTATAGACGATTCTGGAAATCTTCTTGAGACATACCCACTATGTAGCACACAAAATGTTGCAGAAGCTCTTAAATATTGTAGAAGCGGTTATCCTTTTGTATATCACTTGGGGTATATTGATTTAAAAGAACGGGTGACTAGAAATAAGTTTTGGAAAAATTTTTGGGAGGAAGCTACTGGAGGCGATTCAAATGATCATTCATTAAGTGAAGATGAATTGCAAAGTAGAGGTAGAATAAAGCACAATTTAGAACTTTGGAAGAAACAATAAATACATCTAAAAATTATGATTGATAAAAAACTTGCTATAGTTTTATACACCTCAACGAAAGGACACTTTGATTATAAAGATTGCTATAAGCATACAGTAGCTAGATTGCAAGAACAGTTCAGCTTGTTTTCCTTCTTTTACAAAATCGCTCACATAAAAGTTTCAGAAGGCGAAGAAGATTTGGCTGATGAGATGGAATCATATTTAAAGGTTCATGGTTTTAATGTTTTAAAAACTCAAGGAAACTGGAAGCACGACTGTAATAATAATTCTCATGCTAAGGAATATTACAAAGATATGCTCACTGCTTTATCTGATAAAAAATTACATGAATTTCCGTATGTCATGTGTATTGAGGATGATTGGCTTCTTTCTTTTCCTAATCAGTCAGGAGAACATTGGTGTAGAAAAGGTGTGGATCTTCTAGATCAAAATTTTGATAAGCTTTGTATTAGAATTAATAATAAAAAAGATACCTGTCTTGATGAAGCTAGTAGCGTTAAAGATGAAGATATATATATGCAAAATTTAGGCTATACTCCTTGGGGACCGACATATACTTTTCAACCTACCATTGTTAGAACTAAAGAATGGTATCATTCTGTTAGATTAATAAACAATAATTCAGAAATACTAGACTCTCAACATTGCGAAATTGTATCTGGAAAAACTTTAAAGAACTTTACTGACGATTTGTGTCCATTCTTATTTTTTAATCCAAATAAAGTTCATGCAGAACATATAGGAGAAGAAAGTTGGTTAAATAAACAAAAGAAAATTTAACAACTTTAATTAAAAAATGAAAATAGGCTTATTATGTAATTTTTACGGGTTTCCAGAATATACTCATCAAGTATTGGAACCTTGGCTACACAGGGAGGATGTTGTAATAGCTGCCTCTTCCTTTAAATATCCAGAGCTTTGGGATAAAAATGATACTGAAACATCAAAACAATTGTTGGAAATACCAGTAAATTTTTTAGCTTATGGAGATCAAGCAAACGATTCTTTTTCTAGAAATGCCCCATTAAGATATTTAAAAGAAAGAAATGTTGATCTAATTTGGATACTAGATCAAGATGAGTTTTATTCAGCAAAAGAAATTGAAGATACCATACAACTTGTTAATAATTCAAAAGATAATGTTGTATTCAGAATAGAATTTAAAAATTGTGTTGGTGATAAAAATCATTATATAGAAGGTTTTAACCCACCAAGAATATTTAGAACCAAGCCAAGTGAAAGATACTTGATGCACGAATTTTATTACGAAAACGATATAAATTATGTAGACGTTGTTCGTAAGGAATTAATTACTTACAAGTCCTTTTCTGAAAAAAATATATCAAAAGATATATGCAATCCTATCCATTATAGTTGGTGCGGAACCGAAGAGTATTTAAAAGCAAAGATTGAATATCAGAAAAAGAGATATGGAGGAATATGTTCTTACAAATGGGAAGACGATAAATTACAATTTAATCAATCTTATTACGAAATGATTAAAGAAGAACCTCCAGAACTTCTTGAAATAGAAAAATGCGAACCAGATTTTCCAGCATACGAACAAACAAGATGATATTTCTTCAAATTATCCTATTGACAGATTAGATGAACCCAACTATAATGGTCGAAAAGATTACATATTAGATTGGTGGAAATGACTCAAGAATATCTTAAATCTTTATTGGATTATAATCCCGAAACCGGAAAGTTTATTTGGAGGGTAAATAACAAGAATTATGTTAAATCTGGATCAGAAGCGGGATGGATTGACTCCTATGGGTATAGGGTTATTGGAATTGATAAAAAAGGTTATAAAGGGCATAGGCTGGCTTGGTTATGGTATTATGGAAGGTGGCCCGAAAATGAGATCGACCATATTAACCACAACCGTGGTGATAATAGAATAAAAAATTTAAGAGAAGTATCTCATCAAGAAAATGTAAAAAATCGAAGCCGCCCTCGCAATAATACTTCTGGTCACGTAGGGGTTCATTGGTATAAGGGACAGAAAAAGTGGTGTGCAAACATAGAATCCAACGGAAAAAAGATTTACTTGGGGTCTTTTAAAGAAAAAGAAGATGCGGTAAAGGCGAGGAAAGAGGCAGAAGCCAAATATAAATTTCATCAAAATCATGGAAGATAGGAAAAAAGTTTTAATAACAGGTGTGACAGGTCAAGATGGTTCGTTGATGGCAGACTATCTTTTGAATAATACTGATAATATAGTTGTTGGCGGCATTCGACGCTTGAGCGTTAAGAATCATAAGAATATTGAACATCTTGCAGATAATGATAGATTCAAACTTATTGACCTCGATGTAGCAGATCAAATTAACGTAGAAAACGTTATACAAGAAGAAAAGCCTGATTATTTTATTAACTTCGCTGCAAATTCTTTTGTAGGTAATAGTTGGGATATGCCAGTTAATCATATGATGACTAACGCTATGGCTGTATTATATCAGTTAGATGCAATTAGAAAATATGTTCCTCATTGTAGATATTACAATGCTGGATCTAGTGAGCAATTTGGTGATGTAGATTACTCGCCTCAAGATATAGAGCATCCATTCAAACCACGTTCTCCATATGGGGTTTCTAAATGCGCGGCTCATCATTTGATAAAAGTCTGGAGGGAAAGTTATAACCTTTATGCTGTTCAAGGCATTCTTTTTAATCACGAAGGAGTTCGTCGTGGAGAAGAGTTTGTAACACGTAAAATATCCAAAGCCGTAGCAGAGATGTCTAAAGCTTTACAAAAAGGATATCCAATCAAAAGATTGGAGCTTGGAAATCTCGATGCAAAACGTGATTGGTCTGATGCAGAGGATTTCATGGAAGGTGTTTGGAAAATGTTAAATCAAAACCAAACAGAAGGCTTACCAAAAGATTATGTTTTAGCTTCTGGAAAAACAAATAGTATTCGATCTTTTGTAGAAGAAGCTTTTTGGTCTGCGGGTCTGAAATATTGCGCTTGGCGCGGAGAAGGTATTGGGGAAACTTATTGTCATATTAAAGACGATGGCGAGGAAATGGTTGTGGTCAGTATCAATCCAAAATTTTATAGACCAGCAGAGGTAGAATTACTACTTGGAGATTCTACGCCAGCAAGAAAAGAATTAGGTTGGGAACCAAAAACAAACTTTAAAAATTTAGTTCGTAAAATGGTAGAAAGCGATCTAAGTGGCTAAAGAACCTACATATTTTCAAGAGAGGAGAGATTTCATTGCCCGTATGCTTGCGGAGCAACCCAAGGGTGCATACGCTAGGGAGATGAAGTTTACTAAAGAAATCTTTTCTTCTTACAATATTGATTTTCTCAAAGTGGTATCGCCACCTTTTGAGCTTAATTCTTTGGCTTACTTAATAAGTCAGGACGGTAAGAAATATCTTTCATTACAAGAGAAGATTTGGCTTTACAAGCCAGAAAAACATCTTATAATAGAGCAGAAGGATAAGGTCGGTGAAGACTGGAACGGTAAAAGAAAGAAAGGATTTAGAGAGTTTTTAAATGAGTAAGGTAAAGGAAGCAGAAGTTAGCCTGTCTAAAGATCAGGAGTTTACAGAAAAGTATTTTAATTCTAACAAAGAATTGCATACAAATTTTGAAGAGTTTAGGGGCAACTATAAAATTTCAACAGGCTCTAAGATTTTTGATCTAGCTGTTGATGGTGGTTTGCAATCTGGATTGGTTCGTTTTGTAGGCCCAACAGAAGGCGGTAAAACCTCTGAGGCTCTTGAGATTCAAGCTAACTACCTTGAAACTTTGGAAAACTCCAAAGGTATATTTGTCTTGGCAGAAGGGCGGCTTTCAGATAAGATGAAAGAAAGATGTCGATCAACATTTGTTTATCATCCAAAAGATTGGGTGGATGGAACAGTTTTGGTTTTTGAGTGCAATATTTATGAGACAGTTTTTGATTGGTTGCGTGAGTTAGTTACGAAACACTCTGATAAAACTCGTTATTGTGTTATCATTGACAGCATGGATGGGCTTCTACCAGAAGCGGCTTTGAAAAAGTCAACTTCAGATGCAGCTAAGATCGCTGCTGGTGCAGTTATGACGGGCGACTTTCTTAGAAGAACAAATGGCTACATGGCTAAACGTGGACATTTGTGCATTATGATGGGCCAAGTTCGTGCTGAGATTAAAGGGCAATACGAAGCTAAAGACAAAAATAAATTAGGAGGAGCTTCTGGCGGCAATGCTGCCGTCCATTATCCAGATTGGGTTTTTGAATTTCAGCGACCAAGACCTACAGAAAAAATTCTACCCAAAGGCGCGGGAGAAGGCGAGTTGACTCTTGCAAAAAAACCTATAGGTCAATTGGCAAAAGTAAAAATCTGGAAGTCAACAAATGAAACTTCCATGATTGTTATCCAGTATCCAGTTAAGTTCGGAAGAGTAGGAAAGTCTTCAGTGTGGGTAGAGAGGGAAATCGTAGACCTTCTTCTTCAGTGGGGCTTCTTTGAAAAGAAAGGATCTTGGTTTTCTTCTAGCGAAGAGCTAACTGATAGTCTAAAACTAGATGAACCGATAAAGCTTCAAGGCATTGAATCTATTTATGATCTCTTAGAGAAAGATTCAGAGCTAACAGATAAGCTTAATGACTTTTGCGATAAGAACATTTTAAATGTATGACCTTTAAAAGCTTGGCTGGTCGAGAAGTTAAAGTCAAAAAAAGTTATGTCTATAAAATAGACTGGCAAGGTAATTCTCTTTCCAAACTACAGAGGTCTGTAAAGAAAGAGCTTGCAAAATATTGGGAAGCTGATATAGTTTATGAAGAGTTTCCTGTAGCTGGAACAAGATTGAATTTTGATTTTTACAATGCTACAAAAAATATTGTATTAGAAGTTGATGGGCATCAGCATTACAGATATAACAAATTTTTTCATGGGCAAAACAGGTTCAATTTTTTACAGCAACTCAAACGAGATAACGATAAAGAAAAATTTTGTGACCTTAATGGGATCAAACTACATAGGGTAAGAGAGGGAGAAGATTATAAACACATTTTGTCTGAATTAGATTTATGAAAGATGATATTGATAACATCAAGAATGATGCAAACACAATTCCAGAAGTGCAGCTTACTAAATTGTTCGACAGAACAGGAAGCACTTACGGAGGTAATAAAGGCTTTGTTCTTTTCTATATCAATGAACAGGGTAATCCATTTGCGGTTATGAAGTTTGAAAATAATGCTGTAAGATTTGCCTTGGAAAAATCTATTGATATGTTTAAATTATCTATGGAGCAATCAGAGTGGATGGGTAGTATTGGAATTGACATTGACGAAGAAGGAGATTCAAACAAATGATAAAAAGTTTTGAATTAGAAAAAAAAGTAATATCTGGTATATTACAACATCAAGAGGCTTGGGGTCAGGTTTCTAACATCTTAACAGATGAAGACTTTTACTTTGAGGACTCAAAAGTAAACGTAACGATCTTTAGAATGCTTAAATCTGCATTAGACAATGCAGAGTCTATTGACGAAACAATTTTAATTTATCGGGTTAAACAGTTAGGGATGACATTCCCTGATTCAATTGACATAACTGATTATATTCAAAACCTTACCTTTATGAAGGTAACAGCCGATAACTTTTTATCCTCTGTTAGAGAACTAAAGAAAGTGTCTATCAGGAGAGAAGGTTTCAATATCTCTGAAAAGCTTCAAAGGTATGTCAAGAAGGCAGACCCATCAATGCCATATAATCAATTGGTTGACGGTATGGATAAAATTTACAATGATGGAGTATCTGCTTTTGAAATGGGTGATGAAAAACTTGTCAACTTAGCCGACATTGCAGAACAGATTGTCGAAGATAGGGGAGATAACCCTCCAGAGGAAGTTGGGCTTATGGGTCCATATCAGACCCTAAATAAAATTTACGGCTCTCTAGTTAGAGCGGGAAACATTACTTGTGTAGCGGCGAGAGCAAAGGTCGGAAAAACATCTCTATTGATAGATATGTTGTTAAAAATCTCATACGAACATGGTGTTCCAATTCTACATTTTGATAATGGAGAAATGAGCGAAGAAGAACTTGTGTTCCGAATGGTTTCTGGAGCGTCTGGAATCCCTGTTCACTTGCTTGAAAGCGGTAAGTGGAGACACACTGCATATAAAGATTGGACAGCGCAAGAGGTCGTAGAGCGGGTCCGTAATGTTTGGGATAAAATGAAGAAGATTAAGATTCTTTACCACAATGTTGCCGGTATGAGTTCTGATGAAATGTGTTCGCTTCTGAAGAGATATTATTACAGCGATGTAGGTAGAGGCAATCCTCTAATCTTTTCTTTTGATTACTTGAAAACAGATTTTGGAAATCTTGATAAAGGAGCGGGTTGGGCCTTTGTAGGTAAGACTCTGCACGATTTCAAACAGCTTATTAGTAGAGAATTAAAATTCGACGGCAATCCATGTGTTGCTATGGTGACTTCTGTTCAAACAAATAGATTAGGTATTACAAATAACAGGGACTCTGACTCTATTGTGGAAGATGAATCTGTCATTGGGTTGTCAGATAATATTATTCAGTTTGTCTCGCATCTTTTCCTTCTTAGGAAGAAAACAATAGATGAAAGGGTTACAGAGGGAGATCATTTTGGCACTCACAAACTAATTTGTTTGGCCGCAAGACACTTGGGAGAAGATGCTTTCGGACATTTAGAGCCTGTAGAGGATGTAGAGGGAAATAATAGAAATAACTTTGTAAACTTACATTTTTCCAATTTCAATGTAGAAGACAGGGGTGATCTAAGGGATATCGTCAGAAACTCAAGGGGAGAAGATATTTTTGTTAACGATGAAGCGCAAGACTCTGGATTGCCAGCAGGTTTTAATTAGAAGTTTTAATTTATGATTGATAGAGCGTCTATTTTAAGAGAAATAGGATACAATCTTGAGGATAGAGGAACCTATTGGCAGACAAGTGCTATCTTTCGAGATGGAGACAATAAAACCGCTCTTAGAATTTATAAAGACTCTGGAGTATGGAGCGATTTTGTGGAAGGTAACAAGCCTTTGCCATTTGAAATACTGCTAAAAAAAACTTTAAATACCAACGATGTTTCTAAATATCTAAGTGGCACTACCTCATTTTCAACAAATAACAAAAAGGAATTTTTGAAAGAAGAAAAGACATTCCCAAACTCAAGTCTGCAAAAACTATTGCCAGATTATTCTTTTTACATAAACAGGGGCATTTCTACCGAAGTTCTAAAAGAGTATAAATCAGGTCTTGCAAGTAGCGGAAAGTTTTACCAGAGGGTCGTTTTTCCTATTCACAGAGAAGATGGGCGCATTCATGGCTTCTCTGGTCGATTGGGCTATGAACCAGCAAACGATGACGCTAGACCGAAGTGGTTGCACTACGGTAAAAGCGCAGACTGGTTTTACCCATTCTTTTCTTTAGAAGGTGTTGCCGATCAAATAATTAAAGAAAATTCAATTTTTGTTATTGAAAGCATTGGTGATTCTTTGGCTATGACCCAACAGGGCATGAGGAATCATATGGTTGCTTTTACAAACGTCTTAAACACAAGACAAGTATCTCGCCTAGCTACTTTAAATACTAATATTATATTAGCGTTTAACAATGATGAAGGGCAGAACAGGGGTTTTGACGGTGCGTTGTCTTCTTGCTTGAAGCTTATGGATCAAGTCGATCTAGAAAAAATTTGGTTTTACCCACCTCCAGCAGAGGATTTTGGAGAAATAATTAAAAATGGAGGTAATTTAAAAGAATACCAACAAAACTTAAATTTAAATTCAGATTTTCATAAAGACTGTATAAAGAGGTTGATAGACTACGCACCTAACGCTAAGATACCGAAAGGATTACGGACAAAAGTTAGCAAGCTTAAAAAAGAATGGGCATTTTTATATGGCTGATACAACAAGACCCATCAAAGCCTTATCTGCGAGTAGAATAAAAACACTAGACTCTTGCAGTTGGATTTATTGGTGCAATTATCATTTAAACCTTCCCGATCAGCAGAACAGCGGTTCGATCATGGGAAGCGCATTGCATAATGTTTATGAGTGTTTAGGCAACCCTAGACACAAAAAGTTATATAATCAGCTAGTCAAAGGGCAATGTATGGAATCATGCCCTGTTGTGCATAGATACCTTTCTTCTTACATTACAAATAGAGGTTTAACATTAGAAGAGTTTGGTTCGATCTTGGACAAGATGTTAATTGAAGGAATTAACTATGATTTTTTCGGAGAGCAAAAGTTAAACGCAAAGCCAAGCGAGTCTTTTTCTGAAATAGATTTCAATATTGAAAAAGTAGAAGGAGATATCTCTTATCGAATCAGAGGCTTTATTGATAAATTATTCTTGTTTAAAGAGAAGAAAGAGTCAATTATCCGTGACTTTAAAAGCTCTAAAAGAAAATTTGAAGGCAAGGAGTTTATTGATAATGTTCAAGATTTAATGTATAGGCTTGCTCAGTGGCATTTATATCCAGAATATTTAGTTAAGAGAATGGAGTTTGTTTTTATGCAATACGACTGTTCGGGTGAAGAATATGGAAGAACAGAGCAAGAAGAGAAAAGGAGACTAAAAGAAAAAGGTAGCTCTCTTAACATTGATTACAGTGATGCAGGTGTTATTATTACACCTGATGTAACAGCAGCAGAATTAAAAGGGTTTGAGTATTATTTAACAGATGTTCAAAAAGTTATTGATAACTTTAACGAAGACCTAGCAAGAGACAACTTTGCAAAAGACAAAGGCTATCCTGATAAATATTATGGCTTTTCGGGTCAATTAATTTGTGGTCGAGCAGACTCTCCAACACACAAGAAAAAAGACGGCTCTATCATGTGGGGTTGTCAATATAAGTTTGCTAAATTCTATTGGGCGATTTGTGATGAAGACGGTTCTGTTATCAAAACTTCTGATTTAAAAAAGGAGCTTCCTAAGCCGACAAAGGGACAGAAAATAGAAAGAAAATTTTATGAAGGCTGTCCTAAGTATCAGTTCCTTGATTATAATAAAGATATAGCGAAAAAAGCTGCCGACAAAGGACTATCAGAAAAAAAACAACTAAAGGATATTGACTTTAGCGAAGACCTATGGTAACATCATTATAATGATTCCATTATTTAAATCGCATTTTTCAATGGACGGGCGTTCAAGCCTTTCTTTCGAAAAAATTTTTGAGATTGGCAAAGATTTAGACGAGATCGTTCTTGTGGAGGATTCTATGGCTGGCTTTAGAAAAGCCAAACAAAAGTCTTTTGAATTAGAAAAGCCATTACGTTTTGGCCTTAGAGTCGAGACAAAGCTCTGTGGCGATTCTAGTAAGCTTATTTTCTTTGCAAAAGACAATCAAGGAATTGATACTTTAAGAAGAATTTATACAAACGCTTTTACTGGAGAAGATAAAGCTTTTAAGATTGGAGAGGTTGAGTTAAACGGTGTGCAGGTAGCTGTTCCATTTTATGATTCCTTTATACATAGAAGTCTACATAATTTTGGAGACTTCAGTATCAACCTGCCTGATGATGCAGTATTCTTTGAAGAAAGCAATAGACACCCCTTCGACTATCAAATTTCAAGGGCTATAAAAAAATGGACAGATAAAGCTGTGTCAGTCAAATCTATTTTCTACCAAAACAAGGAAGACTTTCCTTCTTTTCAATGGTATAAGTCTGTGTGCAACAGAAGACAAGGTAAGTCTCCAGAATTTCATAATCCTAATCTAGAAGATTTTTGTAGCGATGAATTTTGTTGGGAAAGCTACCAAAAACAAAATAAGATATGCTAAAATTTGATCAACTGTATTTCCTTTTTGATACTGAAACTGAAGGATTAAATCACAAGTCTTCACGACCTTGGGAGGTATCTTTTGTTATCGGCAAAGGTAATTACATAGTCGAGAAAAAACAGATTTATATTGATTGGCCTGACTTGGAGTTATCTAGTAAGATTAAAAAACTCACTGGTTTCGATCAAGGTAAATACGACAGAGAAAAAGTATCACCTAAACAAGCATTTGAAATAGTAAAAAAGTATCTATATAACCCTAAGTATATGATCGTAGGCCAAAACATTATTGGATTCGATGTATATATTACAGCTATTCTTTCTGAACTATGTGGTGAACCCATTACTGATTTTTCATTTATGGATAGACTGCTTGACACTCGTTGTCTTTCCACTGCTCACAAAGAAGGTTTGGAGAAACCTAGAAATGGAGAGTTGCTTAGTTGGCAATATAAGTTAAGAAATGACCGGACTCTAAAGGCTAAAGTTAGCCAAGGCGTTATGTTGAAATATTTTGGTATCGAACACGATGCTACCAAGCTTCACGATGGACTTTATGATAGCGAAAAATGTTGGGAGTTATTTAAGTGCCTAAGAAAAGCTTTAGAATTATAAATACATGTTTGACGATTTTAAAATATACGATGATTGTGAACCCGCTGGTCTTGAGCTTCCTACAATTCAGTTAGAACCAGATTTGCTTTCTGATCTAGAACTCACAAAAGAATGCGGATCTAAAGAAGTCTTATCGGCTTTGTCAGAAAAGGGCTTCAAGGATAGAGGGATCGGCGATCTTCCTAATAAAGAAGAATACAGGGATAGACTTGAGTATGAGCTAAATACTTTTGAAGAGCTTGGCTTTACAGATTACATTCTTTTGAATTGGGAGGTCATTGGAAGAGCTAGAGAAAGCGGATACCCCGTGGGTGACGGGCGGGGCAGTGGAGCGGGTAGTCTCGTTCTTTTTCTTTTGGGAGTAACAAACCAAGACCCGATAGAACACAATTTGTTCTTTGAGAGATTTGTTTCTAAAAACAGAGCTAAAAAAATTACAGACAAACATGGCAAAGAGTTTCTTGTTGGATCTCTAGCTCCAGATGTTGATTCGGATATTTCTCACGATACCAGAGGTAAAGTGGTTGAGTTTATCGAAAAAAAACACAAGGGCCGCACTTCTAAAATCCTTACATTTAACACTTTTTCATCTAAGCTCTGTATCAAAGAAGCGGCAAAATATTTTTATTCTATTGAAGAAGAGGAGGCTACTAAGATTAGCGATATGATACCAAAAGAACATGGTATCGTTATGTCTTTGAAGAGAGCGCGTGAAGAAAGCGAGCCTTTCGACAACTGGTGTTCAGACCACCCAAAGGCTATTCAAGCCGCTCTCAAGATAGAAGGATTAAATAAAAATACTGGTGTTCACCCATCTGGCATAGCTATTTGTTCTCAAGCTATTGATAATGTTGTCCCATTGCAGCGAACTAAGGACGGTGATCTGGTTTCGGGATATGACATGAATGATGTAGCAGACTTAATGGTTAAGTTTGACATATTGGGTTTGAGAACTTTGTCTATTGCTGATAGAACTTGTAAGAAAATAGGTATTAGCTTTGACGATATTGATCCTAACGACCCTTTTATTTATCAAGTATTGCAAGACTTCAATCATCCTTGTGGGCTGTTTCAAATTTCCGCTGACACAAACTTTGAAGTAGCAAGGAAAGTAAAGCCGATGAACTTGCAAGAGTTGTCAGATGTTGTGGCGTTAGCGCGACCCGCTGCATTGCAATTTGTAGCAGATTACGTCCAACAAAAACATATACCAGAGAAGCTTGGGTATAATGAACAGTTGGATGAAATTTTAGCTTCGTCAAAAAATGTCATGCTTTACCAAGAGCAAACAATGAAAGCTTGTCACGAAGTTTTTGGCATGAGTTTGGATGATGCAGAAACTCTTAGAAGAGACATCGGCAAAAAGAAAGTTGAAGAAATACCGAAGTGGCAGAATAGAATTTTTGAAGCAGCAGAAAAGAATGGTATTAGCGAAGAAGCCGCACAATACTTTTGGGACGTTGTTGAAGCTGGAGCATCTTATCAGTTCAACTTGTCTCACAGTATTTGTTACGGTGCGCTTGCAGCGAAGACAGTTTGGTTGAAATACAAATACCCACAAGAATTCTTTACTTCTATTCTAGAAATATCTGAATTTGAGCAAGACCCATTGGAGGTAGTTGCAGAAGTTAACAGGGAACTTCCTTCTTTTAATATCAAACTACTACCCCCTAATTTAGAGCAGTCTTCTATCAATTTTACAATTGAAGACGGAAATATTCGTTATGGGCTTAAATCAATTAAAGGTGTTTCTGATAATACAAAAAAGGCATTAGAAGAATTTGTGACTCTGCAACCTAGAAATAAATACGATGTTTTTGCTTACGCCAAGCAGTGTGGAATTAACATAGGCGTTCTTAGCTCTCTAATTTACGCTGGTGCATTAGGAAATGACAATAGGGCTAAGAAAGCTTTGGAGGCTCAAGCTTATAACAAGCTGACAGAGGCGCAGCAGAGAAACTTATATAAACTTGGAGAGAAGTATAAATATGATTTACTGTTTTCGATTAAAGATGCAGTAGAGAGAGAAACCAAGGGCGATAACAATCGTGTTATCATGTCTCAAAAGAACTTTGATAACTTCAAGAAAAAGTTTGAGCCTTATAAAGAGCTTTATATTTTAAATAGAGAACAAGGTAGACTTTCCTTGTGGTGGTTTGAAAAAGAATTACTAGGATATAGCTTTTCATTCGACTTGATAGATTGTTTTAATCAGTCGGGCGACTTAATTACTGTAGAAGAATTTAAAAAAGAAACTCCAGATAGTTGGCGCATGGTTTGTCAGGTAGATGACTTTTTTATTAAAATCAGTCAGAATGGTAATAGATACATGAGGATGTCCCTTTCTGATGATAGCGCAAAAGTTGATATGATTTTTTGCGACTCTGCTAGAGAAGAGAAGTTGACAAATTTCTTAAATGAGCATAAAATAGATAAGAAGGATATTGTTGTTATTCAAGGTAGTGGCAAATGGATAAGTAGGATAAATCCTATTGATGCCAAAGTTTATACCAAGACGCGACAGCTAAAAGGATAGTATGCAGAACTCAAAAGACTTAGAGTATATTCTGAATCGTTGCTCAGAAAGAGCCAAAGTCTTAAATAGACCATATGTTTGTCTAGACATAGTTTTCAATGAATTAATAAATAGTAGGTGCGCCTCCGTAGAGTCTATTTTTAGAGCCTTGAGCTTGGATGTTTTGGAGATAGCTTTAGTTTCCGTATTGTATTGTGCAGAGAAGAAGACTTCCAAAAACCCTTCTGGAAAATTTAACCGTGACTGTAAAGATTTGTTTGACCGTATGGAAGAACTTAGGGTTGAATTAGAGCAAGAAGATAATACTCCAGAATTACTTTTATTAGCTTTTTTCTGTTTTGACAAAAAAAGCAATGTCATTAAATTCTTCGATGAAGCTGGATTAAATTTCGAGACAGTAAGATCGCAAACACAATCTTTCATAACGGATTGTCCATTTACAAAAACAAACTTTTTTGAGCATAAAGAGCTTTCTGATTTAGATATAGAAGAAAGCGAGGAAGAAAAAGAAGAAAAAAGTATTCTCGATCCGCTGAAGCCTAATCCGATTTTGGATAAAGTGGCAACTAATTTAAATCAAAAAGCTTTCGTGGGAGAGTTTGATTCTTTGATACCGTTTGAGGAAAAAATCAATGAAGTCATAGTAACTTTATGTAGACAGAAAAAACCTAATGCAATCCTTGTGGGCGCTGCTGGTGGAGGGAAAACTAGCATTGTAGAATCTCTGGCGAAACAGATTGTGGACAAAGAGGTTCCAGAGATATTGGAAGATATGGTTATCTTTGAGCTACAATTGTCTAGTATTGTTGCGGGGACAAAATACAGGGGAGAATTTGAAGCGAAACTAGAAGCTTTCTTAAAAGAAGTTACAAAGTATGATAACGTAATTATTTTTATTGATGAGATACATACTTTAGTTGGTGCTGGTGGAACTGGAACACAAAACGATTTAGATGCGTCTAATATTCTGAAGCCTATGCTGGCAAGAGGTGATATCAAATGTATTGGTGCGACCACTCATTACGAATATGAACAAAAAATCAAAACTGATCCAGCTTTGGACAGGCGTTTTGAGAAAGTTGTTGTAGTTCCACCTACAAGATCAAGGGTAGAGAAAATTCTTCCTGATTTGATATCTTTTTACACAAAATTTCACAAGGTAAAATATACAGATGTCTTTACTACAAAGGTTTTAGACTATTGCGATAAGTTTTTACCTAACAGGGTATATCCTGATAAGCTGATTGATGCTTTAGATCATTGTGCGGCATCTGCTAAAATAAAAGGTGCAAAATCGGTATCACAGCCTGAGTTAAAAGCTTTTTTTGGCAAGAAGCGCGGGATTATTTCAGATAAAGACACTATTAATGATTTGATCAAAGATTTGAATGAAAATCTTATAGGTCATACTGAGGATTTTAAAACCTTTAAGAACTCGCTACGTAGCCTATCGTCAAGACCGTCAGAATTCAAGAATGCACATCCACCATTCTTTCTTTTTTATGGCTCTGGTCAAACTGGAAAAACTTCTCTAATTAATATTATAGAGCAATACGCTAAAGGACAAGACGTAGCCACGTTTAGAACAAACGGCAGAAATCTGACAGAGACGCAATGGGTAACAGGATTTCACGATAAAGCTTATTCTATTAGTCAAAATGTAGCATTATTGAACGTTTCGTTGGTTCTCATTGATGATTTTGATAAAGCAGCTACAAAAGCACAAGAAGCTGTATTACAAATTGCAAGAGAGAATGAGATAACAATGACTAATGGTGAAACAGTGGATTTTTCAAATACTATTTTTGTATTAACGACAAATCAGAAGTCTCAACCCAAACGACTTGGATTTAATGAGGGCGGGGAGGACAAAGCTCTGCCAGTTTTAGATGATGCTCTAAAAAATTTCTGCTTTGAACAAATTAATTTAAAAACAATTTCTAAGCGAGATTTGAAGATTTTATTAACCAAAAGGTTAAAAATATCGCCATTTATAAAGGATTTTGATAAAGTTAATAAAATTATCAAAGATAATTTTGATAAAAAAGATTTTATTCGTATTTCTAAAAAAGAGCTAGAAAAAATTATTTTTAAATAGATTACCGTGTAAAATCTGATACATGGTTTCAAAAAAAGAGAACAAAGGGCTAAAATCTTGGAAGGCTATTTTTCTCGCAATTTCACTTGCTATAATTTCTAGTGGAATAGTTCCCGCTTTTATAGGTTTTTTGACCAAGGTTTACGAGATAGAAAAAAGTGCAGAGCCTGTTTCTCACTTAAATCTAAAAACAACCGCACTTATCTATAACTCTATGGTTGAAATGCAGACCTCAGTTGGAGCAGATAGCGTTGTTTTGCTGAAAGCACACAATTCTGGTAGTCCTATTCCAAATAAATCTACTATTGTTGCGGAAGTTTTTGATGCCAACGAAACATCTTCGATCTTTAATCTTTGGCAATCTCAACCTTTAGACAGGCATTATGTAACTTTATTAGAAGACCTCCTTGCCTCAAGAAGAACAAAGATTACCACAGGAGAGATTGAAGGCTCTTCTATACTTAAAAATATTTACTTGAGTTCTGAAATAGTGGAATCAGATATACATTATCTTGGAGCGGACGAGGATAATATTTATTACTTGTCGATTGGTTTTACAAGCGATATTAATTTTGACCCCAAATACGAAACTGTGACTAGGGCTGCGACAGAGAGAATCAAGGGATACATGAGAGACATGGGGGCTTTTAAATGACCTTGGCAAGCTGCATACTTATGGCGTTACTTAGCTTTGTGGCGGCGAGCCAAGCGATTGCAGAGACTTACAAAAGAGATTCTTTCTTTAGAATATTCTTAATATGGAACCTTGCTTGTTTGGTATCTGTTTTGATGTCTTTTAAGATATATCAGAGGGTAAATGAAGATGCTGCAACAATATTGGATGTAGGATCAGAATCTTTGTTTCTTATTTTAGCAATTTCATATTTATATCATACTATTGTTGACAATTTCTGCAAAGACATAAAAAAAGGGTGACGAATAATCGCCACCCCTTTATTTTGTAACCTTCGTTTTATTATTTTTAAATTACTTAAAACGGAGAGTTTTTCCTCCAACTGAGAGAGAACCAATCGACGCTTTCGCAAATTTGCGGTTGACCCTTGCGTTGCGATCAAGGACGGTAATATACTCGTTAGAGCAGCTTACAAGTTGAGCATTGATAGTCTCTCCCTGCTTTGTGACAAGTCCGAAGAATCGTCCCTTCAGATTTGACAGACTATTATCTAGACGTTTGTTTGATGTAGTATTCATACGGGATGATTATATCGTATTTGTATCAAAAATCAAGTAATTTTTTCTTAAAAAAAAGATGGATTTTCCGGTTGTAGTTCTCAAAAAATGTGTCATAATATGTTAATGAGTGGAAAGACCGCAAAACGGATCAGAAAGAAAGCAGGGCTGAACGATCAACCAGAAAGCCCTGTCCTTAGAAGGATTTATAGACGTTTAAAAAAACAATACAACAAACTTCCTTCACCACAAAAAGCCAATTTTTTTAAAGTATGAGTGATACAAACGACTGGAAAGAAAGAGAGGCGGGAGCATTTTGGTCCCGCGAAAAGAACGGTGGCGAAAAATACCTCACGGGGTATGTTGAAGTCAACGGAGAAAGAGTTCAACTTGTTGCATTCCGCAATAAGTTCAAGCAAGATGGTGAGAATACTCCCGATCTTCGTGTTTATCTAGATAACCGCGATACGGAAGCTTCAAATTCATCGAGCGCAAAGAAGGTGCAAGAAGACCCTCTTCCCATCTAATTCGGAAGGCGACCCCTTTTTCGGAGGGGGTCGCTTTAAAACATGAGTATTCTAAAGTTGATTCAGACTGTCTTACGGTTACTTACAGGTTATTTTGAGCTTAAAAACAAGTCGATTTCCTTTGATTTGGTTCGCGACTCTGAAAATCGTCAAGACGACTTGATTCAACAGATTGAATATTTAAGAGAAAAAGCAACAGAGGAATCCACTTCTAAAGCTGATTTTCTGAGGGGTAGACTGCAAAGAGAAAAGAAATATTATGAAGACATTCTTGTTAGTAATGCTGCTGATGATGGCAGCGACACTGGTGGCTTGTAAAACCAAGCAGCCTGATATTTTAAATCTAAATATCTATCAGCCCAGTATCTTAAAATTACAGGGCGGTAAATCTATCCAAACAGCGCGTGGTATTTATACCCCACAGCTAGATGAAATCTGGCATAGTGACAAGCGTTTTAGAGAATTAGAAAGAAGTTCCTATTAAAACAAGCAAGTGTAATATTAGATATGACATGGTTAACTGAAAACTGGACAGATATTGTCAACGCAGTTACGGCTTTAGTCGCCGCCGCAGCAGCGGTAACGGCACTTACGCCATCTCCTAAAGACGATAATATATTGAAGAAAATCCGTGACGTTCTCAACGTCATTGGTTTCAATGTTGGTAACGCGAGAAACCAAGAAGACTAATTTTAATTAAATAGTCCTTATACACAGAATCCGTTCGATTCTAAAGAATCGTGCGGATTTTTTTTGTATATAGGTGTAATTCTACATAAAATAAGATATGGCGGGTGGAGTTTACAATTTAGTCCTTGGAGCAGATGAGATAAATGAAGCTGTTTCTGGAGCTTATCAGGCTTTGATAAGTGCAGATGGATATACTGGTGATTCAAAAGTCATTGGGGGTGGTTATTTTGATTTTTTAAATAGTGAATCCTTAGCAGTAAACGGAAATGTTGATGTTACTGGTCATCTAATCGTAAATGATAATATCACAGGGTATGGCTCATCAGAATTTGCAAATCTGATTGCAACAGGGAACTCTTTTTTGTCTAATGTAACAGGAAGCGTAAGTTTTGATCAGATAAGCGCGACAGGAATCTCAGAACTCACTTCTTTAATCAACGGAATTAATATTTCTGGTGGAGCGAATATAGCTGGTGGATTAGATGTAGGTGGAGGCATAAGAAATACTGGTGACTTCAAAAACTTTGGTCAATTTCATATTAACGATGAACTTTTTATTACTGGTGATACAAATATCACTGGAAGCCTATTTATAAATGGATTTGAAATAACAGGCGAAAATAATTTAAGCATTACAATTACAGGTAATGGAACAGGCGGCTTTAACTTTTTTACAGAAGAATTTGCAAACACAACTAATACCCATTATGGATCATGGGGAACTTCTTTAATCTCAAGCACAGGCGTGGGAGCAGACGGAACTACAGCTAATCCAGCCCACATTGACTACGCAATGAGTTCAAAGGGCAATGGGGGATATGTAATAAATCCACAAAACACTGCCAACAAAAGAGGAAAGTTGGTAATTGATTTTCAACCCGAAAGGGGTGACCCTCTTTTTGAAAATACAACTGGTGATATGTCTATAACTATAGGTTCTAGAAACATGCACCATACAGAAGAAGGTGTTATTATAGGCAACAGAAACAGAGTTAGGCACAGCCCTTCTTTCGATGCAGATAATTATAATTTTATTGGTGGAAGAGCCAACAGATTTTTAAATGCACAGCGTTCTAACGCCATTGGTCAAGCTAACGGAGCTTTTTTCACCACAGATTCTAGTATTATTGGTCAAAACAATATTGTAACTGGTGCAAGTGCTATTAACAGCATAGTTGTAGCGGGTAGTTCAAACCAGATAAGTGGAAGTTTTAGTTCTTCATTTGGTCATAGAAACTCTTCCGCAAAAGCAAAGTCTACAAACATTGGAGTCGATTCTCAAGCGAATAGGTTCGGAGAGATAGCTTTTGGTAACGGAAAATTTGCTCAAAACGGAGACTCACAAACTTCATTATTCATCTCTAGATGTTCTACCTCTAACGCTGTTCAAACAGAAGTTTTCTTGGATAATGCTGGCGAAAGAATCACTGTTGCTACAGATTCAGCAATTGCCTTTGAAACACTAATCATAGGAAAACAATCATCAAGCTCAAATGCTGCTGGATATAAAATCTCAGGTGTTATCGCAAATAACGGAGGCACAACGGCTTTGGTTGGTTCAATTACAAAAACTGTTTTGGGCGAAAGTGTTGCAAGTTGGGACGCTACAATTGAGGCAGATAATACTAATGATGCACTTGTAATTAAGGTTACTGGAACTTCATCTAACAATATTCGATGGGTCGCTACAACTCATACTTCTGAGGTTGTTTTTTAGATCAAGGCTGATATAATTAGTTGATGAATTATGTTTTCTTAGGAGATTCTCCTACGTTAGAGACGGGCTTTGCTCGCGTTACTAAAAATATTATTCCAAACTTGGAGCTTCCAAACAAACATGTTTGGGGTATAGGTTATAGAGGTCTTCCTCACGACTATAACTTTAATATTTATCCTGCAAACATAAATTCTAGTTGGCTCGATCAACAAAATAAAGAAAGATTTGAGCAGTTTTTAATGGCACTTGAAGGGCCAATTGTTCTTTGGTGTATTCACGATGCTTTTAGATTGGCTTACTTCAAAGGAGTGCTTGAAAGAGTGAAGCAACAGAAAGAATTAACAATTGTAGCTTACATGCCTGTTGATTCTTATCTTGATGAAAAGGACGGCGAATTTATTCCTATTGTAGATATTCCAGTAGCTTATACAGAGTTTGGAGCGGAAAATATAAGAAGGTTTACAGATAAAGAAGTAAAAGTAATCCCACACGGTAACGATCAAGATTTTGTAAAAATAGAAGGCTTTGACAGAACTAATTATTTTCCTCAGTTACATCAAGGTTTAAAACTTATGGGTGTGGTTAATTCTAATTCTGAAAGAAAGAATCTATTCCGCTCAATGCAAATCTTTAGAGAACTTGTTATCAAAGATGATTCTTGGAGACTGTATTTACACTGCGATCCAAATGGCTTTTTTCGTCTTAAAAAAATTGCAGAAGAAATGGGGATACAGCAATTTGTAGTTTACGGCGATCCTTATTTTAATTCAAATATTATAGGAGACACGGCTTGTGATAAGCAAGAATTAATAAATATCTACAATTGCTTTGATCTTTTTCTTTCAACATCGCATGGAGAAGGTTGGGGCTTGACGGCTACAGAAGCCGCAAGCTGCGGAGTTCCTTTGGCTCTTCACAGAACTACAGCACATGAGGAGATTTTCAATGACGATTCATGTATCTTTTTGCCTTCCAGCCATAAGGCTTACTATGATGATAAAATATTAGGTGATTTAGACCCGATTGAATCAGCAGACATCATTCACAGAGAGTTTCAAACAAGAAATTTAGATCATCAGATTAAAAAAGCTAAAGAAATAGTTGATTCTTATTGTTGGGATGAAATCAATGAAACTTGGGAAGATACGCTCTTGGAAGCGGGTGGTCTTAAATTAGTAACACAGCAGAAATATCTAGTTTCATCTGGCATGAGAGTTGGATCTACAATGCTTGGAAGTTTGGTGGCAGACATTACAAAAAAACCTAATTGTGAATATATTTTTGTGGACAAACTTGGATTAGATAATTTCTTTAGATATTTCCACGACCTATCTGCTGATAAATGGTATAAAAGTCATTCTATCTTACCACAAGATTTTAACAATGTGTTGAGTAAATGCGAAGGTCTGAAAATTCTGAATATCACCAGAAACACACAAGACGCTCTAGCTAGTAGATTTTATTACTCATATAAACATTCTCCAAACAGGGGTTCTGATAGCGATATTTTAAGAGAAATTAAAGAGTGGGGAGATTCTGCCCCCATGTTAGAAAAAGATATTATCTTACGCTCTGTTAAGGAGAGGGGTGCTGTTCACAGGTGGTATAATGAATTAATGGTTTTTACAGAAGAGGTGAACAATCAAAGGGTCATTACTTTGAATTATGACAAACTAATTTCTGGCGATGAAGAAGAAATAAACAGGCTTTTGAATTTTTGTGGTTCATCACAGAGTGTTGACTCAATTAAGAATTGGTTTCCAGCTACTTTTGAAAAATCTCAAAAATATGAAATTGAGACGAGCAATAGGTCTGGAGACGCATTGTTCTTTAGAAAAGGCGCTGACTCAAATGGTTCTGACTTGTTCGATGAAAATATTATGGAAGAGCTAGAGAAAAGTGTAAACTAAGTATATGATTATAGATAATAATACTAATAATTTTATAATTTTAAATTCTTCGTTTATTGCTTCACTCAACGAAGAAGATGAAGATGATATTAAATTTTCTGTAGAAGAAGGGGCTGTATTGTCCAATGTTACTGAAGAAGGGTTTGCCTCTTCTAAAACAACAGGACCATTTGAAGAACAACCCGTTTATATAGGTATAACCACACCGAAAAGTGGTAAAACACATTATCCAACTCGTGTTGCAATATATACTGAGGAAGAGAAAAACGAAAAGAATACAGATGATGAAGATCATTGGACTTGGATAGAAATAATTGATGCAGAAGGTGGCGTTTTACAACTTGGATCTGATATCATATCGACTGAACCACAAGTTGTCGTAGTTGGAAGACATAAGATTAGTTTTGAAAGTTATAAAAACGAAAATTTTGTTAGGGCTTCAACTCACTCATTGAAGTTTTCAGACGACAACAGTGTGTCAAGATTGATTCCTTTACCAACAAAACCTTTTATTAGCCCTTTTACGGGGGCCGAGTCCGATTTCTCAGTATTAGCGAGTAGCGAATTTATTTTAACTATACATCGAAGGCAAAGGTCTAAAGAAGAAGAAGATGTGCTTGATGACGAATTTGAATTAATTGCAGTTGAAGATTATCCTTCTAGTGATTTAGGTAGAGAAAAAATTGCCTTAGCTTTAATAAAACCTTTAGCAAGAACAATTACCAAACTATAAATTATGATAAAAATTTTTGGGCAAAGGAGGGGCGATAATTTTCATTGTGCTGGACCATTTATCCCTTTTATCAGAGATGGTAAAATGGGGATCAGAGGGGGCAAGGTTATATCTATTTCTCCTCAAAATTTAGTAGAGGTAGAAACCAAAAAAGAAATAGACAAAGATGAAGATGGATCAATAGAGGCGTATTTACATATAAAATCAGTGCCAGCTTCTTGTCAAATAAGAGAAGTAAATATTTTAAGTAAAGAAGAAGTTAGATTAGAAAAAGAAAAAAGTGATAACTTACTGAATATATACATTCCAATAGCTGTTGCTCAAGAAGGAAGGGGCGAAGCAGTTGGAATTGAAGAATCAGATAATATAAATACAGATTTTTTGTTTCTTAAAGAGAATAAAGATTTACCCTTTGCTTGTTACTTTGATTCTGGTAAAGTTCATATTACAGGATATCTGTTATCGGAAACCCTTGGGCAAACTATAGCTCGCAGGGGTAGTTCGACACCCATAAAAGAAAACGAAGATGGTGATCCAATGTTTCTTGTCGCTTCTCTCACTTTAGACGTTGACACTCAGGGAGGGCTTTCAATTTTTAATGCTACAAAATTCTCCTTTGACTTTGTAAAAAAAGATGAAATTACTGCTAATGCAGTCGAAGTTGATTATGACAGTGAGGAAATTTTAAAATATGCAAGTGGAGAAACTGATGTGCAACCTTGGAGGTTAAAGGGTTCTCTTAATTTTAATATGCCAATAGGTTATATTCAACAATCAAATTTTATACATTGTAGACCACCTAGTAATGTTTCATTTTCAGTGGGTTATACTACAACGATGGATTATAGCGGAGAATTCTCAGATGGTGGATGTATAAGACCAAAATACAAATATACTCGCAAATATTTTATAAACGCATTTTAACTCAATTATTATTGTCATGTTTCTTAGATCGCGCCCAACTAAAGATTTGGATCATAAAATGCCACCTTTTCTTGCATCAGTTTCTTCATCATTTGATGAAAAAGAGGAGGAAGAAAAAGAAGTTTCTTTTGGAAAAGGTAAAATCTTTCAATGTTATAATAACTCTTATCAATCATTAGACGGCAAAGAAGAGGAGAAAGAGGAGGGGGAAGAAAAAGAAGTATTGGTTGAAGGCTCAAAGTGGCATTATCCAAAAAATATTTCTGAAAAATTTACTTTTGAAGATAAGGATAAATTTTATATTAGACCTGATAAATTTTTTGATCAAAGTGAAATAATTAAAGTTACAGAAGGTGACAATACAGAAGACGGTGATATCTTGATTTGGGAAGCGGGAGATGAGGAAGAAGAAATAAGCCCAAAGCAATACCTTTCTTCTCATGTCTATTTACAAAACATTGATGAATATAGACAACAATCATTTACTAGAGTCTTATTAGAAAAAAATAAAGACGGTTCTAAACGTTATAGATTTAATGGTGGATGGTTTATAATGAAAGACATGGGTATCTATGAATTTATCCCAAGTTTTGAATATACTTTAGAAGAAGATCAAGAAAGATATTTTTATATTCAAACTGAAGCTGCAATAACAGCGGGAAAGCCAGAAAATTGGGCAAACAGTGATAGAAAATTTATTAAAAAAATCAAAGCATTAAGAGTAAAGAACTTTCCAGATGGCGCTAAAGTTCAGCATTCAAGAAAAAAAGTAGCATTAATATATTTCGATAATAATGTAGAAATAACACAACAATTTTCTCAAACAGTTAATAATGCATATATAGGAAAAGACTGCGCCCGAACTCCAGCGCAAAGATCAGGGGCAGAATTTGGAAGTCTACTTTTCGGTAGTGTTGACGCTAGGGAATTACATAGAATTAGTGATACGAAAAAACGTGGTGTTTACTTGACACCTGTTGCTATTTTGGATTCAACAACAGAAAGTGGTAGACAAGGTGGCGACATATATAGAAATTATGCTGTTTTAAATCAAACAAACACTCGTATTGGACGGATAGTTGGTTATCAAATTAGCATAGCAACTGTCCCACCTAGAGTATCTCATGTATTTGTTTCATCTTCTAATCCGTTTAATACTAATTGTAAAATACCAACCGCAAAATATTATATAGAAGTATTGGCTTTCGATGAAGAAAAAGAAATCGGTGATTTCGAATATGAACCCGAAGTAACAGTGGGGGGAATACCACTCAGCGACAGTGAAATTCCAGATAATAGTTTAAGCCCTGATAAAATATTCAGTGAAGAAGAAATAAAAGAATTTAATCGTCTAGCCCAAGAACAAAGCGAAGAAGGAAGCGGTGGAGGAGAAAGCGGTGATGAGGATGATGAAGAAGAAATCGAAAAAGGAGATACGACTATCTGGACTATACACGGTGAACTCAAACCATTGGGCAAGGCATATGAAGTATTAAAAGTAGAGGTTCCATCTCAATATTATCTTTTCGTAAAAAATGAAGATACAGTCGAAAACGAAATCGGAAAGGAATGTGATTGGCAACAGGCATCATTTGGGGGAACTAATACATTTTATGAATTTGTGGAGGCGAGATTCCATCAAGTAACATCTGAATTAGTAATTGTTGGAGAAGATTTGGGATATAATCAAGCTTCCTTACATGACGGAGACATTGTTTTGGGTCTGGAAGGACTTTAACGATACTGTCAATTGTCTTTTTTGTTAAAGATCCTATCGTAATTTTTTCTATATTTATCGCCTTTTACTTTTCTAGGCTTATCACCTTTTCCTGCGCTCATGCAGTCCACTCCCAATAAGTGCCAGAATCATTCGTATGAAGAGATGGGAAGTATCCATCTTCTCTCAAATCTGTATAAGCCTCATACAAAGCATTCTTATCTTCTTTAAGCTTCTCTTCGCTCAAATAAGCCCTGCAAATCCACGTAGGGTTCTCTGCATACTGGTTCTCATCAGAGCATCTAGAGACGCTTACAGAACGAACAGAGCTATACTCTGCCATTTTGTTCTCTAGATTCTTTTCTACAATTTTTTCTTCAACCAATTCCATGTTATTATCTAAATTCTGAGCGGAAAAATCTCCACCTATCTGAGTCTATTTTTATTTCGTTAGAGTTTATCTTTTTTAATTTTTCTATAATTTCTTCAACTGAGTTGTAAAAATAAGAGGGGTTCAATAAACCAGTGAGCCACAAGGGAGCTTCCTTGATTCCACCCTCAATGGCGACAAATATAGGCTTTTTTGCCTGATTAGCAACCACTATTTCGTGAGTAGTGCCGTAAGTTGGGATCTTTGGATTAATTACACAAATAATAAAGTCTGATCTATCAACCATAGCCAAATCAAAAGCGATCACTTCCTTCATGTGGTCATGGACTTCTTTTAGATTCGATTCTCTTTGTGATTTTAAATACGCTTGAGTCTCAGGATCTTCTTTGATCTGACTCTCAAAAGGTTTTTTATAAGGATCAAAACAAGTGACCCCAAGTGGGCTTAGTTCTTTAGCGACTGTTTCTCTCCATTGAGAGCCGTCGCCGTATTCCATGTATCCTATTAAATACGATTTTGTTTTATCAAGTAAATTACTCTGCATAATCCCAAGGATGACCCTTTTCTTTATTCTTATACCACTTAATCAAATCCCTTTTTTTAATCCCAAAAACCATCAATGCGTAGTCAGTAGAAGAAATGATTTTATATTTTTTTCTAAAAGCGGTATCTGCTTCAGAGAATGTAGAGCAGCTTACCAAGAAGGTCAAGGAAAAACACAAGAACCAAATGAGTTTTATTTTTATTTGTTTTGCCATAACGAACTACCAAATAAAACGATGCACACTATGCCCCCCAAAAATAGTAATTCCCAAAAGTAAGGCATCGTAAAAAGAATTAAAATTAAATAATTTACTCTGAATCGTTTATAGGCCAAACTCCATGATGTCCGAAAAATGGGTCTAGTTCTGTATTCAAAACAACTTCAAGATTATGATGACCAAGTATTTTGTTAATTCTTTCTAACTGAATTTGATTAGGCTGAACGACATCAATAATTTCAGACACCAATATTTGTAGTTCTTCTTCTTTCATCTTTTTAATAACATAGTTTTCATATTACTGCTACACCTTTTTTAGTTACAGCTTTTCCCGCACATTCTTGAGCAAATAATATACTTTTTATAATATCTAAATCATCAATATAGTTTGTGACTAATCCCGCTAAAAACGTATCTCCCGCACCAGAAAGGTCTAAAGCGTCCACCACTTCATCAGGGGTATATGTTATATCATCATGCTTAACCCCTCTCTCTCCTAAAGTAACTATTAGCTGAGAATTAAGTAAAGAGTCTAGATAAGTAGAATTTTTTTTATATTCAGTTTCATTAATCTTTATAAAAGATGCCCCTCTAATCCAATCACCTATTTGTTTTTTAGTATCTATAAAAGTCAAAGGGTATGCTTCTATAATAAATTGAATATCTTCTTGAGTTAAAAAACCTTTATCGTAATCACTAATAACTACTGCATCGTAATCTTTTAAATTAAACAAATCGACTCCAATAGAATCAGCTTTGTCATTATCATCTATTCTTAAAAGCATTTGATTAGTCTTATAATCTACATATCTAGTTTTACTCATAAGATTAGAATTAGTAACTAGAAATACTTCTACATTTTCATTAACTAGACTTTTGATGTTATTATAAACATTTCTAGCCATTCCCCCATTTTTTTTTGTTTCTTTCGGGGTAAATACAGGCACAGGGGCTTCGGGGCATATTCTATCGCATTTACCATATACAAAAATATCGTCACAACTATCTCCTATAACTAATATCTTCATATCTCTTCTATTATCGTTCCATCTATATCTACAAAAATTCTCATTGTTTTAATATATTTGTAGTTGAATAACCTTCTATTCTATTAAAATATACGATTTCTTTTGCAAAATAACCACCAACTACATCTTTATCTTTCCAATCACTACCTACTACTAAATAATCTGGTTGATAGTTTTTTATCAAATTTTCTAATTCTTTTCTAGAGTTAAATACATAAACTTCATTGACAGCTTTTAAACTCTCTAAAGCATAAACTCTATCATCAATATTATTGAATGGTCTATTAGCACCTTTATCTAAACAAACTTTTTCATCTGAGTCTATGCCTACAGCTAACTTATCTCCTAAATCTTTTGCAAAATTAAATAACTCATAATGCCCTCTATGTAGGACATCAAAGCATCCATTAACCCAAACTTTCATCTTTTAAACAAGATATATCCAATATACATTAACACTATAAATAAAATTCCTATCCAGTGAGGTGGAACAGGTGGACTTAGTTTAAACCAACCGCAAGCCGCTCCTATTAAAAAAGCTAATATTAAACTTAATACTTCCTTCAATCCCCTTTCTCCGATCTATATGAATCTTCATCAAAATGTTGGGTAGAAAATTCAATAATATCAGTATCTACAATGGCTTGAACTCGATGATAAAGTCCTACTGGTATATGAAAAACACTACCTTCTTCTAAAACAACAGTAGAAGCTTCTTTTATATCATCAGATTTGCCAAAATAGACAAGCACACTACCCCTAGAAACAAAAAAAGTTTCTTCTTTTATCTTATGACAGTGGTAAGAAAACTTTCTGCCCTTTACCATGTGCAGTATTTTGCCGCAATACTCTGGTTTATTTACCAGCCACTTTTCGTAACCCCATTTTTTAGGAACGAACTTGTAATTTTTTATTCCTTTGGTTATATGATTTACATCAACCATGTCTAATATTCTTCTTACATTTAAAATAACAGTGCATATTAATTTTAATGCATCATTAAGAAAAAGTCAACTTTTTTCTTGTTTTTTTTTGGCATAGATATTATCATTTGAGTATGAAGCTAACTAATTGGAAAATAGCAAAAGCAATTTCCCTATTGCCAGAAGAGGACCGCAAGATGGTTAAAGAAGAAATGGCTAGTCCAGAAGGAATTAGTCCAGAAAATATGTCTCGAATTCAAAAGATGGTAAACTCCCTTTCATCCAGCAAAGGAAAGAACAATGGCGCTTTTGGAAAGCGTGGATCAGATCGAAAATCCTTAGTCGCTTCTCGTAGAAAAGATTTTATTGAGAAACTGAAGAAGGCTCAAGAAGAGTCTAAATTAGAAAAGGAAGGAGAGTAGTATGAATATTGCAAAAAGAGAATTTCCAGATATAGGATTGATCGCATTTGATTTAGAGAGTTCTCATACAGCTTACGGTGGTGCTGTTTCTATTAAAAACAACACTTATAAATTTGATGAGGTAGATTTTAAAAAGGGAGATGTATTTGTCGATCTTGGTGCTAACATCGGATTAGTTTCGATGTATGTAGCGGGTCACTTCTCAGCGGAAGTTCACGCTTTTGAGTGTTGCCCAACTAATTTTCGTTTGTTAAATCTTAACTCCTTCGCAAATAATGTAACAATAATTACAAATAGCTTTGGAGTTAGCGACGAAACTAAAGTCGCTCAAATGAATATTGACTCCACTAATACTGGAGGGACTTCTTTATATGCAACTGAAGAAGGGGAGAGTCGAATAAGAGAAAGTGCTTACCTTTTGGATTTTGAGGTTGCTATGGAACCATTTAAAAAAATTAAATATTTGAAAATGGATATCGAAGGTGCTGAATTTGCTATTTTTCAAAAATTAATAAAAAATAAATCCCGTTTCTTTGAAAAGGTTGAGTTTTTTCATTTAGAAGTTCACAATCAATACCTAATAGACAACTTTGAGGAACGAGAGTCTGAAATAATTAATTATTTAGATACTTTCTCAAATTTAAAAACTTTTATTTTACGATAGGTGTAAAAATCGCAAGTTTTTTTGGTGTTAGCCCAAATATAGCGAAGCTTTTTTGGGTTTTGATGTGTAATAAAAGAAGACATGGACAAGAATCGTAAGCTCAACAAGCCATTTAGAACCCCTAGTGGTCCAAAGAAATTTGCTGTGTATGTAAAAGATCCAGATACTAATAATATCAAGATCGTGCGCTTTGGCGATCCAGATATGGAAATCAAGAGAGACGATCCTAAAAGAAGAAAAGCATTTAGGGATAGGCATAATTGCGATGAAAGGAAGGACAAGACCAAGCCTTCGTATTGGTCATGTAAATTCTGGTCTGGTAAGAGTGTCACCGAACTGTTGAGTGGAGCTTCCAAAGTATATAATGTGGATTTAACACAATGGGACGGAAGAACATTTTGGCCTAGAGAAGAAATCGAACCAGCCTTCAAGGGCATGGATGTATCAGAAGCAGACGATTCACACGACTATCATCTAGAAATGACTTCTGAAATGATGGCTGAGTTGCACAATAACGGCGAGTTAGAAGTAACTGTTCGCGAAGGCGGCAGGGACATGGTAATTAAGTTTACTTACGATGCAAAGGCTTATTTTCACTACGACGAGGACGAAGCATATCATTGTGGAGATAAAGAAAGCAAAGCCGCCAAGATCAGCGCAAGAGTTGAGAAGTCTCTAAAAAATAAAGTTAAAGAGCATAATGAGAAACATGGCGACAAAAAAGGAAAGCGCGTTACCCTGAGAATGCTTAAAGCTGTTTTTCGACGGGGCGTAGGTGCTTACAACACCAACCCTCAGAGCGTCCGACCAAATGTAAAAAGCTCTGATCAATGGGCTATGGCGCGCGTCAATGTATTTTTAAAAGCTGTTAGAACCAACAAATTCAATTCTGGTAAGTTCGACACTGATCTTCTTCCGAAGGGACATCCCCTTAGTTCTAAGAAGTAATAAAAAAGTCGCAAGTTTTTTTCGAAAATTTGCAAATAAGCACCCTGTTTTTTTTACAGTAAAAATTTTTTTTGTTGTTTAGGACGAAATTCTAGCCTAACCACTTAATCGCAAAATTATTTTTGTGTGTTAATAAAATTCATTTTTTATTCGCAAAGGGCTTGACATTTAAATTCATATGCGGTATAATGTTGCCGTTATGATTGAAAATTATTTACCCGACATCATTGGGCAAGATAGTGTAAAACAGAAACTCGCCATGTATAAGCTCTCTTATCAGGGCGGCGACAAACTTCCATTCCTACTCTTTACTGGTAGTAGGGGAAGCGGTAAAAGTAATCTTGCTCGTCAATTCAGAGAAACGCTCGTAAACAAGAATGGAGATACACCGCCTATCCTTGAGGTGAACGCATCTGCCATTAGAAGCGTCGATAGCTTCTACGATCAAATTTACAGCAAGTGGCATGAGCATAACGCGACTTTGTTTATTGATGAATCTCATATGCTCATTGACAAACTCCAAGCAATCTTCTTAACAGCACTTGAAGTCAAAGATGATCCAGTGAGGAGAGTTACATTTGAACACAAGGAGATGGGACAACAAGAATTTGTTTTTGATTTTAGAAAAATGTCAATCATCTTCGCTACTACAAATCAAGAGAAGATGGAAGCTCCGCTTGTTAATCGCTTTGAAAAGATTGCTTTGCAACCTTACACCGAACACGAATTACTTCAAATCTTTTTGAAGAATATAGGAGACGTAAGGTTCTCACCTGAATCGTTAACAAACATTCTTAATGTTTTCCGAACTTGTCCACGCGATGTCGTAAAGCTCGCTAATAACATTGTTTCTTTTACAAAGGCAATCGGCAACCTCTTTATAAACGAAGAAAAACTTGCTCGTTTTTGTAAAATGATGGGCCTTTACAAGTATGGTCTTTGCGAAGCGGAAATGCAAATCATAAAACTGCTTGGCGAAAGGGGAGCCTGTTCATTGAACGCAATCGCAGCAGCGACGAGCTTCTCAAAGACAGTCGTTCAGCAAGACTATGAGTTCATGCTGCTGAATAAAGGTCTTATGGACATAGACGGCAAGCGAAGATTGACCAGCAGAGGCATGGAGCTATATGCCGCATCCTTTAAATAGTTTCTTCATAACAACTACTGACAGGTGAAATCGAAAGAAAGTAACCTGTCAGTTAAGTTATTAATTAAAATATAAACTATGAAATCACAGATAAACCAAATAAAAATATTTGGCGAAAGAAATAGTGGAACGACCTTTCTAGCACAATTAATAATGAAAAACATTAAAGGTGTTAATGTGTATGCTAAGAAAGATGAAAAGGAAACTGGTTGGAAGCATGGTTTTCCAAAAGTAAATTTATTAAATAAATTAGATTCGACACTATTTATATTTGTTATTAGAGATTTCGAGAGTTGGATAAAATCAATGTATTTCAATAGATACCATTACAAAAAGCCAAAAGATATTAATGAGTTTTTGACTGAAGATTTAGTGGTAAAAGATAAGGACAAGAATCACGATGTTTGGAAATACGAATCTGAGCGACAAAACATTGTAAAATTAAGAACCGCTAAGATAAAAAGTTATTTAGATTTTTATGAAAATGTCGATAACGCTGCGATCATTCACCTTCAAGACTTGCAAGATAACACTGAAAGATTTTTAACGTTTTTAAAAGATGTATATGATTTGGATACTCAAGAGTATGTTCCAATACTAAAACACACTAAATCCAAAACAAAACAAAAAAATAGAGATTACGACTTAACTTTGCCAGAAATCATCAATAAAGATATTGAAATAGAAAGATTTGTAGACAGTTTAAAAGTAAATTGTGTTTACAAATCAGCAATTTAAATACAAAATAGACTTGACTTTTCAATTAAAATACAATAAAATACGGCATGAAGTTCAAATTCATTATTGAAGATACAGAAAACAAAACAGAGGACATGGTATGGTCAAATGACTTGTGCCTTGTGGTTGAAGAGATGAATGAGTTATTGAAAGAAAAAGGACACATGGAGAACAACTACACAATCACATTCCTGAGTGACGAAGAATCCGCAACACTAAGCTACGCATACTAATGGAAGATACAAACAAACCAAAGCGCGGTAGAGGTCGCCCTGCAAATAGCAACAGCTTCGTTGTTGTCAACCTTGACTACCTTTCTTCTTTAGAAGGCTTAGAGAACATTCCAGTGAGTAAAAAATGGCTAGAAAGTTGTGGCGTTGATACATCTAAGCTACCAGCAGTAAATACTCAAGGGCTAAACAACAAAAAATTAAATGGCAAGAAAGCGATAAATCATCACGCGCCGACTAACTTAGCAGAAGAAATTATTCCTGTTCAAGAAGTCAGCGAGGAAGATGACAAGATCGAGTTTACCCTAACAATTTAAAACATGGATTTAATTGTAGACAAAACCATACGATATAGAACATATCAAAAAGATTTTGATAATGGCATTATCTTTATTCAACACTTGGAAAATGTGACGATCAAGGACGAATACTTCGCTCTAGCTGGAGATGTATATCCAGATGGCACACTTCGCCCTTTTTGCCCAAAACTTTTTTATTCACCTTTACCAGAAGAAGAAGCCAAGAAAGAGTTGGGACTTGTTAAGCCAGAAACTTTTAAGTGGTTCGATAAGCTCTATTATATTGATGGAGATGGTCTAGTGGCAAAATTCAATTTATAAATAATTATGTTTAATATTTCTATAGAAAATATAGTTGAAGGATGCGTTAATACTATCTTGGAAGAAAACTCCGAACTTTTAAAATACGCTCAGAATAATGCGCCGCTTTCAAAATCAGAATCTAAGGCTATCAATGACAGACTAGATCGACTAGAAGAGGTTCTTGATGGAGTCAAGTTATTAGTTGAAGATTGTAAGCATGAGAACCAGACCCTCTTTGAAGACAAAAATGAGGGAGATACGATTAGCCAAGAAGAGTATAATGCTTTCTTCAAAAGGATAAATATGGATTTATAATTATCAAACTACTTTTCTTCTTTTCTAAGAATTATGCGGGGCAATTAAATAATTATCAGAGAACTACTTCTTGCCTTCCACGCTGCTCCTCTACGCGCTTTGAGCCTTGCTCCTAAACTAGACCAGCAGACAGAGCTAAAAGCCCTTAGAATCCAATAGAGAGAGTAGCATAAAATAGATCAGAATACAGTAATTTTTATTGAATAGAGTTGACTTTATTCCAATACCATTCATATTACCCAAATACAATGGAAACCCATATGAAATCTATTACGACCAGATTTAAAGAGTATATCGTATCAAGTGATTTTACATACAAACAAAAGAGAATACTATTAGAACATTTATTAGAGTTACATAGTAGTATGGAGATGGCAGATAACCAACATAGAATAGATAAGAGAACACTTGAAAAAGATGTGGATAGATTAAAACAATCTGAGGAAGAGTATCTTGACCTATGGACGCGCGTCCTTTAAAAATACAAATATATTTATTCGATTAAACAGGGGAATATAAATAAAATGGAAAATATCACATCAGCACATATTGTATCCTTAGTAGTATGGGGCTTGGTCGTTCTAATTATTAAGGTAATACATAAGGAGTTTAAATAAATATGTTTACGTTTAGTCTTATTATATTAACCATCATAGCTTTTACTCTCAGGGAATGGTGTAATAATTGATATGGGGAAAGGACAAATCTTTATCTTTATTGAGTATAAGAAGAACAAGGTATATCAAAATACATATAACAGCATTGCAATGGCAAAGGGTATTGTCGATGCTACAGTAAATAATAATAGAGATAATATTAAGTGGGCTTGTGTATGGGATGCAAATAAAGTATATTATGAACTAATATGCGACGATTATTGTGAGATATTGCAAATACTACATGATCTAAACCTTGGAGGCAAGGTAACTAAAGCAATACCAAAGAAAGAGTTGGCTAAGATAGCTGAAGACAATCCAAAGCTATTTGATAAATACCTAGATTATATAGCAGAAACGCAAAAAAACAAGAAATTCTTTTCGATTAGAAGCAAATTTAGCTAATATGTCGAAATAATACAAAATCTGAGGCTCCTTAGAGGCGACACCCCCATGTCGCATTTATACAAAAACCGCCCACTTTTTTGGCGCGCGCCAAATAATAAGACCCGCGCTAATCGCATAAAAAAATCCCCGCTTTTTAGATTTGGGCCAAATAAGTATTGACTTATACATTAGACCTGATATAATAGCAACTGTTATGAATATCTTTTGTCTCTCCGAAGACCCAACAGAAGCCGCCCAAATGCAATGTGATAAACATGTCGCCAAGATGTGTGTAGAGTATAGCCAACTACTAGCCACTTGTTTTTCTTTAAGTCGTTTGGCAGAGGACGATTGCCCAAGAACACAATCAGGTAATCCAAGAAAACATTTTAATCCAAAGCATCCAAGTTCTATATGGACAAGGCTATCTAAAAGTAATATGCGTTGGTTGATTAGACACGCTACCGCGCTATTCGATGAATTTGAATTAAGGTTTAATAAAAAGCATTTCTGCCGCGACTTCCTTAGTTGGGTAATTCTAAATATCTATGATGCTGATGTAGAAGAAGGAAAGCTTACTGACTTCTCAATAGCTATTAGCCAAGATTCTTTGTGTAGGCAAGACTTCAGATTCGATTTTGCATCCTCAGTGGACAAATATAGATTGTATTATATACATGATAAGAAGGCATTTGCCAAGTGGAATAAAGGTCGCTCTGCTCCACAATGGTATTATAATATGAATGTTAAGGCTTGACTTTAATTATAATTCATTTAGAATAGGGAATGGACTTACCAACACACCGCCCTTACTACAAATACGAGCAAAAAAGAAAAGAGCATAATGAACAAGCGGATTGCTGCGTTTGCTCTATATCTCATGCCTGTGGAGTCTCTTATGAAGAAGCACACGCTGCGTGTAAGAAAGCAGGGAGGAAGCATAGAGTGGGAATGTATGACAACCAAATAATAAGGGCTGTTAGGATATTAGGTTTTAAACTAACAAAAGTAAAGTGCAAATCTAAAACGATGAGAACTTTACATAGGAACATTAAGTCTAATAAATCTTTTCTTGTGTTTGTCAATCAGCATCTTAGTTCTATTGTAAATAAAGAAACATGGGATGTGGGTATTAAGAACAAATGCAGTAGGATACAACAGGTTTATCTTGTAGAGAAGCTTGGAAATTCGCCCACTTTTTAGAGGCGCGCCAAATAAGTAATACCTGATTAGTTTTCTTCTTTATCTTTGTTTACTCACTTGCGAAAACAGAACTATACAGGAAAACCCCTTGACTTTCAAATAGAATAGTATAGAATAGTAGTGTTATGAGTATTTCATCCGTTTCAACCCTTGCTGACAAATGCGGGGCAGATTCATTAGCTAAGTTAGGTAAACATTTTTATGATATTACAGAGTGTGGTGCAGGGACAGAGTTCGTCACAATGGACGAGTCCTATCTATACACAGATGATTATTATGGTATAACCAGACCTTTGCCGAACATATGGGCAGGGAAAGTGGTAGGCATCAAATTCTATACTATAGTAGAAGGGTCAGATGCAGAGTTCTCTTGTGACCTAGTTACATTCCCATGTGAGTATAGCGAAATACAAGAGTGCTTGGACTATTTAGAAGATCAAGCTACTGCCGCTTTTGAAGAGGACTTTAAATAAAGACATTCATATATTAATCTTAATCATGGTAGGAACAATCCTTTTCTTCTTAAATAAATAATTTGTGTTAGTTCACCCTCTATGAAGGGTGTGTTGGTTGAACACGACGGGCGCGGGACTCATCTCCTGCGCCCGTTTTTTTGTATATACGCAAATAACCAATATTAGATTATAGCCATTATTGTTTTATGTGATTAGTATATTATGTGTTGTTGTAAGTCGTTGATACTTAGGGAGTTACGAAGGGCGGGGGGGCGCGCGCTCGCAACTCGTTGAGTTACAAGCAGTTACGCATCTTCTGTCATATTTTATTAGTTAAAGTTTTTTCTTCGATACCAAAACCAGTTAGGTCTTCATTCCTGACGCAATCCCTTAGATATTCAAGTATTTTATCAAATGCTTCATCCTCTGTTTCTGCTTGGAACCAATCGTGGAATGTAACAACGAAAGTTTTTTCTTCTGTCATATTATTATCCGCTGAAGTCTACCAGAGAAACATCTGTAGAAATGAATCCGTCCTCTAGCCTGTGATTCATAAGAGCGAAGAACTCAAAAAGATATTGGATCTCCTTCTCTTCTGTCATTTCATATAGCGAGTTGTTGACTATCATAATTTAAACCTTTTCAATGATTTCTTGTATTGTATTGAACGTAACAAGGGCTTTCACCTCGTCAAGTGTCATCTTGACATCTGTTGAATCTCCAGTTTCGATGTCGCACCCTGCGATGAAACCATTGCCAGCAAAAGGTTGATGCACTCGATGGACTCCTTTAATCTCAAAAAAGAATTGCTGTTCTTTAAGTAGACCCTCCTCATCCACAAAAAGAGTGTCGTTTGTTTCGTAGTTTGTCCATCCACATTCGATCCAATCGCACCCCATCAGCACATTAGCCTCTGGATAAACGGTATCGACCTCTTCGACGGTGATTTCTTTAGTTTTGGCGTTGATTAAGTATCCTTTGATCATGGCTTATATTATAACATACAAAAAAGAAAAGTCAAGGTATTTTTGAATTAAAATTAACATCTCTCATAGGAATCGAACCTATAACCTTCGGATTAGAAATCCGATGCTCTATCCAGTTGAGCTAGAGAGACTTTTCGAATAATTCTTTTCTCTGCTCTGCTTTGGTTTGAAGTCTCAGAAAATCTTCAGCATATCTCCAAACTGAAACAGTTTCGGGGCATTCTTCAATCGCAGTTAGGAGCCTATCAGCAACAGCTTCTATATTATATCCGTCGCGTAATTTATCGAAGAAGGCTAGATAAATGCAGTAGTTGGAATCGGAGGACGGCATATTAGTTTTCCTCCACCTAATCAGCGAGTAAGTATCATTGCGGGAGGACTCGCTCTTGAATTCAATATCTCCTATTCTGTAGTTGTCCATAGCGTTATTATACCATTTTCCAAAACAAAGTCAAGTTTTCTTTTCTTTTATCATTACGCCATAAGTCGTTGATTATTAAGGAGTTACGCCAGCGCGGGGGGCGCGCCGCCGTAACCCGTTGACGCTCAACGAGTTACGAGGCTTACTGATCAATCACCACAACTACAATTTTTATTTAAGTTACAGACCAACGTTTGCAGTTTTCTCTCGATGCTTTTCGCGCCGTCCTCTCCCCAAAACCAACTTAATTCTCTAGCCCAATCGAATTTTTCATTTTCATCTGTTACGTGTGCGCTTGTTAGTAAGATTTCGCAAGTGTTAGGATCGTATCGCGTATCTATCAACGCAGTGCTTTCATCTGGACAAGGCAAAAGAACTCTCAGTATATATTGCATTTGTTCTTATGAAAAGCTTTGGTGAATAAAGAATACGATGCAGCCGACGACGATAAGGTAAAGTGTATAGAAGTCCATTACCCTATGACAAAACCAGTATTGTCTTTTTTTGCAAGTCCTTTCTCGACTAGCCCAACGACAACGTTGTTGGGATCAAGGAAGCGTAGGTCATCTTCATCTCCATCCACAACTGCTCTGCCCTTCCAGCTTTTAGGAAGTTGATTGCGAAAGACTGCCGCGACATTGCCTCCACTGGCAAAAAGAGAATCGCAAAGGGATTCATTATCTTCCTTACGAGAGAATGTAAGGTGATAGTTTGACGGTAGCTCGCCAGCAAGGTAAGAAGTAAACCTCTGCGGGTCTGGAGTATAATCATAAAACTGAACTCCCTTGAACGCATCTAGAACAGTCTCGCCAGCGTTCTTGATTTTGTGGAATGGCAAATCGCTTGTGAGATTCAAGCGGAAGCACGGTGACATCGCCTTACGTGCCGCACTTTTGATAGAGCTTTCAATTTCCTTCCAAAGCATATCAAGGAAGGTCTGCCGCTCTTTAAAGAACAAAAGAGTTTTATTGATTCTGGCGGTTTGCACGTTGGACATTGCGCCCCGTCCAGCCGTATTAAGGCAAGCCGCAGCACAGCCAGCACTAGCATTAGCGCAGACATTATAACCAGAGATTTTTTCGGGCGCAAGGTGCATACCATAGGTGATATAACCTTTTGCCTCGCCTTTCTTCGTTTTGGTATTGCCAGAGTTAAGTAACTTCATGTATTAGGTGGTTGAGATTGTATTATACAGTAATTTAAATTAAAGTCAAGCCATGATTTAGGAATCGTAATCTCTTCTTTTATTTGCTTCGACTACAAGCTTTTCCATGCAATCATTATTATGCTTACAGGTCACAGGATACTTACAGGTAGATTCAACGCACAATTTGTCCGCTAAGATTTTACCCTTGCCAGAATCAATAGCCAATGAGACAAGCCCCGCGCTTAATACCTTTTCTTCTTTTGTTGTATAAAAGTGGGCAAACTTATATGGGTTATAAGATATTCTTGTGGGCGTTTCAATAGATGCCTCCGATACAAAGCCCTCCACAAATGCGTGGACGTTCTTTCGCTTCTCTCTTAGAACCCTAGCCCTGCCAGCTTGAGACACCTTAAACTTTGCGTCCTTTAAGATTATGTTAGAAGAATATCCCCTAACAATCCAACTACCCTTCTCATTCTTCTGCTGAACAGAAAAAACTTTTTTATGCAAGTTAAAGTAAACTCTAACAGGCTTTTGATTGTCGATATTCATTAGTAAGATAAAACCTCAAAAGAATTTGTCTCTTCTAAGAAAGCACCAGACTTATCTGGCATAGGATAACCACCAACGGTAGCATCTGGAAATCTACCGAAACAATATGTTCTGTAAACGCCCGTAATGCCTTTCATCTTACCCTTATCATCTTGGTCAAAAATTTCTGTTACCCTGACAATATAATAGGATTCCTTGGAACCCGTAGGAGTAACCTTCACAATAGAACCAGTTCTGAGATGCTCGATCATGTCCAGATTATACCATAAAATAGAAATAGCGCAATATATTTTTATTAGTAATATATCACGCAATCGCGCCATGCCAGTTGGCATCTATTTTTTTCTTGACAAGTCATAACTCGTTGATTATCAAGCAGTTACGACGGCGGGGGGGGCGCGCGCTCGTAACTCGTTGAACCTCAACGACTTACGAACACTAGCGTTTAGACAATAAAACAGGGCGCGAGTTGCCCCGCGCCCTATCATATGCCCATTTGTGTGTGAGTGTTAGTCGATCACTGCGACCTCTTCTGTCTGCGCGACCTCTTCGGCCTCTGTTTCTGCGAAGCTCTCTTCGAAGTTTGCTTGGCCCTCTTCGCTGGAAGGATCACCCTCTTGAGCGATTTCCTCACCAACAACGCGAACGTGTCCAGCGACCGCATCCATGAGAGACTGCATATTCATTGTGCGCGTCGGCAACTTGGAAAGATCGGAGCCTTTGAGGATTTCGGTGACGGCATTGTAAAGCCCCCACAGGTTTTCACCCTGACCAAACTCCAAAGCGAGTTCCGCTTCTTTCGCACCTACAGCAACGTCGAACGCCTCTTGATCGAGATCATCCACGAAACCTTGCTCGCCTTGAGTGGTCACGATGAAGTCATCTTCCTCGATCATATTCTTGGCGGCAAGCTCTGGTTTTTCCCAAAGCTGGATAACGTCGTAAAGCTTTTGCTTCATCAACGCACCACCGTCTACAAGTCTTACAGCCAGTTCAGCAGCTTCGGCGCGCGTCAATTCGCAATCCTTGTAGGATTCGATGCGCTTTGACATATCAAGCCATTCAGTCACAAGCGAGGCGATCACCTTAGTGATTACGCTAGGCAAGTCGCGCAAGATTTGCGTGGTGTGGCGGCGACCGATTACTTTCTCGGAAGAGAAGCAAAGGTTGTCGCACACCATCATGCGGTTGCCAATGCAAATGCCAGCAGCGAAAGCCTTGTCGTGAGAGTTGCGAAGACCGCAAACAATCTGGCGATCTTCGCCAGCAAGGTCTTCGCGAGTGAGAGCAAACCCGCCAAAGTAGCGCAAGCCGCCACGGTCGAGTTTGTGAGCTTCTTCGACAATCTCAAAACCAGCAGCCTCAAGAGCTTTTTTGGTTTCGTCGATTAGCGTAGTGTGGGGAATCGGAGTGTGGCGACCAGTGGAGTCAGGAGTGACAACAGCGGCGACTTCTTCAATTGAGCAGGTTCTGTTTCCGTAGATTAGTGACATGATATTTTAATTAGGTTTTAGGTTAACAACAAGGAGAGTATAAACTATTTTCTTTTATTAGTCAAGAGAATATCCGAAATTATTTTCAATTTCTTCATCCTCACATTCGGTTCCGATGGAGCAAATCCCGCGAGTCAGCGAAATCTCATCGTAAACATCTTGAAGGCGTTCGCGCAATAACGGGTTACCATCAAGCGCGGATTGTGTTAGGTCATCAAGGCCAAAGTCGGCTATCAGTTGGGCATCTGTTTTATCAGGCATAGAAATAATTTAGCGTATTAAGTGGTTTACCTCAAGACTTTTTTTATTAGCTTAGATCACGTAATCGCGTAACATGGGTTGGCATGGTTACTGAAACGCAATCTGCGTAAGTCGTTGAGTATCAGTGACTTACGACGGCGGGGGGGGCGCGCCGTCATAACTCGCTGGCGCTCAACGGGTTAGACATCATACCCCATTGATCGCCCGTAAGCTAAGAGCCGGTCATGTTCGCGCTCGTATTCGCGAAACTCTACCGTCCCTAACGGGTAGGGGTTGAACTCCTCGGTTTCGGGATTCCAATCGCACCCGCACTCAGCGTTCGCGGACTGATGCGCCCTCTGCTTGGGCGACAGGCTTGGGTTGGTATGAGGGTTTTCGGTGGTAGCGTAATCGTTGTTGTTCATAGATGTAATTTACCACATTATCAGAATAAATCAAATTCTTTTTGTGTGTTTTATATAGCGCGATTGCGTATTATATAACTCCTTAACAATCAAGCAGTTACAACGGCGCGCCCCCCGCGCAGCCGTAACTCGTTGACGCTCAACCAGTTACACGCACTAACATATAGGCACGACATAGGGCGCGAGTCTCCCCGCGCCCTAGCCATGAACAAGAACCGCAAACCGTATGCGATGTTAAGAAAAAATGTTATGTTCTCTCAGATGCCAGCGGGAATTTATGTCCAAAGGGTATCTCCTTGTCACCCGCCCATAATGGCAAGACCTTTTTTATCTTATGACATCTGGGAAAACACAATATTTATTTTTTTGGTATTAGGGCGGGGGCTGCTAGTGGCATACCCCCGCCCATTCTTTTATTCACCAACAAGGTTGAAGTCAGTGATTCGGATGCCCTTGAAGGAACGGATGCCTCCGTTAGTCCTATCACTAGCATAATTGTAGAACGTCCAGTTACCGTTATCATCTGGAGTGCCAGTGTCAAGTCGCACCCTGCGCTGACTCGCTCTACCTTTACCGTCCACATAGCTGAACGTAGCAATTGCAGGTTCTCCGTTAAGGATTTTCTTTGCTATTTCAACTTTGACTTCTGCGTTTAGTTCTTTTAACATTTTGGATTTACCTTTCTGTTTTTTGTTTTGATGAAGCGGATTTTCCGCTGAGAGTATTATAAACTATGTTTTGATTAAAGTCAAGACTTTTTTTGCATTAAGCGTGGCAGCAATAGTAAACCCACTTATCTCCTTCTTCATATCCATAGACATTACTGAGATTCATCATGCAAAGGTATTCAGCTACCTCTTCACCGAAGCCTTTTGTGCAAGGGTCATTATCACAGATCACCACGTAATCACAGTCATCGTAAAGACCATGATGCTCCTTGTCATATTGTTCTACAGTAACTTTTAATTTGTCCATGAGGTAGTATAGCA